GTATCCGTGGCAGGTGTTGGCCCAAAAGGGCTGTCTCCTTTCGAGGTGCAGCACAAAGGCAGGCGCAGTTGCGCAGGTCAGGCGGCTGGACATTGATCGGCCTAGTACCGCACCTCATCGGGTGGCTCAACTCATCGAGCACACGCCGGACACGATCCCTGTGCTGCTGCCGCAAGCAGTAGTGGAGGTCATGGCGGCAAATGTCGGGGTTACCGGGTTCCCTGACTCCACGGTCGTGCGGGAAGCGTGTGCAGCAGCACTCAACCAGGAGGAGGCGACATGAACGATGAGGAATCTGTCGAGAACGCCCCGATCTGGGCGGTCATCAACTGGGACACGGGTATACCGCGGACTGCTGGGATGACGGTCGCTGAGGCGAGGACATGGGTTGCATCTGCTTTACCCGACCCCCCTCTGCGGGTGGCCTGTTGGGTAGACGGGACGTGGATCGAACCTGAACCGGTTCACCTGCCTTGGGCCGTCGTAGGTCGTCATGGACTGGTGCGCTGCAAATACGATACTGCTGTTGATGCAACAGACTCGTTGCCCAGGTGGGACACAGAGTATGCCTCATACAGTCCGCATCGGGTCTGCCGTATCGCCAAATCGAGTACGTTCCCTGTACGATGCCAGTGCTCCTATCACAAAAGTGGTGGAACGCGTGCCAAAGGTCGTCAATACTTTTTCTCCTAATTGCTCTAATGATGGAGACCGTCGCAGAATATGACAACAGTCAAGGAGAAGATGATATGGGATATGACAACGGCGCCCTATTGAAAGATCTGGGGACTGACGCCACGAAATGGGCACACTTATTCATGTTGCGCTGTGGCGCTGATTTGCCCGATGAAGGCACGATGCTGATTCCTTGTGGGGGTGACCTGCCTGATGAGGGGACGATGGTTGTCTGGTTTGCAAACGCTATCGAAGCGGGAAGGTTGGCGGAGTGTCCCCGGGGTAGGGTCGCCCATAAAGTGGGTGGTGACGTGTTTCGAGATGCCACAGTAGGATAAAGTAATCCTGGTAACGGAATAGGACTGAACATGCAGAATTGTCAATATGGTGATCCCATCGAGGCCGCCCACGCTGATGGACATGCATCAGGAGTTGAGGATGAACGCATTAGATGCATCGGGATTGTTAAAGATGCTATGCATATACACGAGAATGAGTCAGAGATGCTAAACGATCTCATATCTACTATGGATAATGCAGGAGACAGGATCGGCTATGACCTGGATTAGTGATGATGTTGTGGAGATGGTGACCCTAGTCACGTCGCGGATAGCGGGAATGGAGGCATCAGATGACCCAGATGGTTACAAATCTGATTTAGATGATGTCATGCATGTCATTCTCGACGAACTGTTGATAGACCCCAATCGGCTATGCGGAATGCTGATACAGCTATCGATACTTGCCAATGCTGCAATAAGCGCTATCCCTGGGATCACAGAGGACTGTGACGACGACTTGAACGAGGACGCATAATGATAGATGAATACGATAGTGACAACATCTACTATGGGCTCACACGTAGAGGGTATATGAGCCTTTGGGATCTGGAGTCCCGTTCTGATCCCCCTGGGGATGAGCCCGACAGGAACTTTGCGATCCTTGCAGATATCATGGTTCGGGATGAGCCCGACAGGTACTTTGCGATCCTTGCAGATATCATGGTTCGGTTGGACAGGTTAGAACAGATGCTGCGGTCTGTGACTGCACCAATCGATTCCCCTTAGATACACATATCCTCCCACAGTCTGGTCGCCTCATGGGGACATCTTCCCTCTCACCGATTAACGCCCGTTTAAGAAAAGGGGTGCCGCCGGGCATGATCAGCATTCCACTCGGGTGGATACCCCTTGTCCTGGAATACGATAGGCGCCTTAACGAAATCGACTCCGGTTACATTATCGACCAGGTCAAGGAGAAGTTTGGTGGGCTCTGCTATTACGCACACCCATCTGCTGGATACGATGTTGCAGAGGACAGGTCTAGGGACCCGTTTTGGGAGACCGTTTCTGATCTAGAGGAACACAGCCTTTCCATTTGTGAAGACTGTGGGGAACCTGGGGAACTCCGCGGTGGGGCATGGACAATTTGTTTATGTAGCGAATGCTTATCTGTGCGCGGTGACGACCGGAGAATAAAGAGGCTTTGATCACATCTATGCAGATGCAATCAACATCGGAGATGGATGATGGCAACACTATCTGAGAATCACGCAAACAGGGTTTATGACATCCTGGTAGAGTACGCAGGGGCGCTACCAGATCAGAGAATAGATTTCATCTGGTACATGACTGTCGACGACACAGATTACCACCAGTTCCGTTTCGATGGATCACTTGAACCGAGCAGCGCCCTGTGCTTTCAACCCCGTACTTTCGGCGCCAACCTATGGGTTTCGTGCTACGACGACGATATGACAGATACCTGTAGGGGCATAATCAAAGAGACCAACAGGCATCTTGGGGGTATCGAATACCTGATTCGTGTGGCAGAGGAACGAGACGTGACAGAGGAAGACGAAGAGACTGCTGCGTACATAATGAACGCCCGCTACGAAAGCGACGATGACTGATGCATGAAATAGACGTAGCATCCCTCTTTTGGGTTAAACCTCATATTTCATCAGGCACTAATCAGCATATCGCGTTGACCTATATCCCGCGATGTGACCAAGATTTGACAGGATACGCTAAAACGTTGTGCATGGATTCGATGCAATGCAATTCCAATCCATTCAGCCACACGTGGGATAAGGAATCACCATCATTGTTGTGCTCGAAATGTTTGAGGCGCGTGGGCCACTACATCCGGATGGGTCAGATAGATCGTTTGCATACTGCTAGCAAGATGCTTCATGAAATGTTTCCCATAGAATGATGAGTCTCCCGGGTAGACGCTCAACCCTGTCTGTCATGTCTACCTGTTAGGGTGCACACATGACTGATACCAACGCCATCAAGACGTGTCGAGGCTGCCAGAAACCGTTAACAGTCGACAACGCACGTATGTGGGGAGGCCGTTTCATCGGGGCCTGCCGTAGCTGCGAGGCAACAGAGGCACGTGAACGCTATGTGCGAGCGAACCCTGACGCCAAGTATTACAACGATAGTCGCCGCAAATACACCCTGGCCTGATGAGAGCCAGAACAGTCGGGGCGTTCATCGCAGGGCTAGCAGCGGTTCCTGTACTAGCAGTGGTGGCGGCGACTATCGATGATCTAGTCAGCTTCGGTGCAGCATCATTACGTGTAAAACCACGGCCTGTACGGTGCCCCTTCCCTTCTTGTGAAGGTCGCACCCCTATGTGTTCATCAGACGCCCCGTGTTCCACCATGATGTCTGTTTGCGGGTCCGCAGTCAGGCAAGTGTATGAAACCCCATGACGGTGGCAGCGGGCTAACGGTGCCTAAACCCAAGAAACGGTATGGGAATCGGCGCTTCATGGGTAAACCGCACCAGGTGCGCGTATCGAAGAATCCGTTGCACTACACATCTAAACTAGAGAGGCTCCAAAGATGCACCGGGGAGTGCGGCGAGTTGCTTGATAAGTGCGCTTTTGTGCGCCCCAACGGAGATGCTGTGGACCTATGCCCTACTTGTTACGCTAAGAAATGGGCTGGTTCCAGGGCATGATTAGCGGCATCGATTCGGCAGGGAACTCCTATGTGCCCGGTGGAGCACTTTTGCATCAGAGTGCAAGAATCGTTACACGAAACATCCGATTTGTTACCTAACCCTTGAGGAGAGTTTAATGGATATCGTCAGAACCGCGGCCCATGATGTAGCCAAGAGTTTCGAGCACCTATGGGAGCATCATCAGAGTTTAGGGCAGGACACACTCCGTGACTTGCTTCTCCTAAAGGTAGATGTTGGTATTCTGAGATCTACTATTGCTTTAGTTCCTCCTGGGACGAACATACTAGGGTCCTACCACACAGATGGGACAGATACAGAGAAGGCATCTGCCAGTTTCGTGATGCCGCGGACAGGGACACAGCGGGCATCTGTCCTAGCAGAATTGTCGAATGCGTACCCGGGCGGGTTAACAGATGACGAGATAGGGGAACGTCTTCCTCTGTATGTCAACACGGGGGCTAAGCGCCGTAACGATTTGAAGAATCAGGGGTGGGTGCAAGACTCGGGGGTGCGTAGGTTGACGCAAACGGGTGCCCCTGCTGTGGTTTGGGAACTCACGCCACAGGGGGCAGATTCCTTGCAGTGTCATCCCCGTATGGTACAGTAGAGACGCAATGTGGTCCATAGATGGACGCATTGCCGTGTTACCTCCTAAGGTGACTAGCTGACAGGCATTGGCCGCCCTTCGGGGCGGCCTTTGCTGTTCTCAGCGAAGGTTGATAGTGACATTCCCAAGACTGTCTCTTGCAGAACTCCTGACTCGTATACGTCGTTTGATCAGCGTGTCATTCAGGTCCGCCCACGACCAGTATGAGTTATGGACAGCTACCCCTCCCGCTAAATATTCATGTTCTCCTGCAACCTCAAGGTTCCATACATCTTTTCTTTGACTAACAGGTTGTACAGTTAGGACAAGCGACGCGACAGTGTCGAGCATCTTCCCGTTCCCAGGTTGCGGGTGGCCTGTTGCTGCCTGAGGCCCGGTTGTCCTGACGTGCAGCCCTTGTGTCATGGCCAGAGGCATCCACGCACATTCTTCGGTCCATACGGGATGATGCCAGGTCCCTTCTATACTCATCCCGTTTGCTGTAGCAAGGACCCAGGTTTGGGCATGCCGCTGTGTCACCCCTACATCTGCAACTCGGTCGAGCCCCTGGCGTGTCCAAATGGGGTCGCCACGTGATATGTTTTGCAGGTGCACCCAGCCGTCAGGGGTGGCTACAGGGGTCTCTCCTATGAGGCATGCGTCGACTAAGTCATATGGTTTGACCCTCGGGAAGCGTTTAAGTGCCTGTTCTAGAACATGATGGGTTCCCTCTAGGTGCACGAATTTGCCGCGTTCGTAGTCAACTAGCATTCGTTCTGCCCTAGCGATTTTGGACCCGTGACCTGTTGATGCCTTTGCATGTTTGAATCTAGGGGCGCTGCCATCGAGTAGCCCCTCTTTCCTCATATTTTCGCATGCCTGGTGATACACCACTTCCCAAGTATCTCCACCTTGGTCTGTTTCTACTCCGACAGTGTCTGCCCCCCACCGTAACGCTACCTTTAGAGCCTTCTCTATGGCTGTTAGGGGCGTGGCACGGGTTTCCCATGAGTACAGGCGGTAGAACCGCCCGTTAGTACCTAAGGCGTCGCATTGGATACCCATAGAGTCACTTCGATCGGTTGTGGTGACAGCGGGGTCAACCCAAACGGTTACGCGCTTGAACACAGGTAGTTCTGCGTGGGTGCAGCGAGCGAAGGCAATGTGGTTGAAGATGTCTCCCTCAGGGGGCTGTGTCTGATGTTGGAACTCTGCCAGGAATGCTGTAAGCCCAATGTCGTTCATGACTTGTTGACATGACCCTACAGACATAGAATTTTCCCATGATGCAGTCCCCCCCACTATTACGAATTTCCCGTCACGTTCTTCATATTTCATGCCGAATATGGCGGGGATGGGGCCAGATATGATGCGGTCCATCAGGAAGTCTGCCCGTCCGTCAACCAACCTCGCGAAAATTGAATCTTCGTGTACTAGGTTTTGTATCATCAGGACTGCACAGTCTTGGGAGCCCGCAGGGAGAAGCTTGCGTGTAATGGTCTTTATCTTCTTATGTGTCGATAAGTCAGAATCTAGTTCGGAGTCGAGATCGTCGAATACCATGAAGTCTGGTCGCTGGTTCTCTAGCTTGACTCCACGCGCAGCAGAGTCAAGTCCCATAGCGTCGATTGTGAACCCTGTAGAAGCGCGGATACGGTTGCGTCTCCAACCTTTGGCTGATCCGAATTTGCTTACTAGCCTTTGCCCGAGTTCAGGGTAGGCGATGTTGACCAAATCTGATTCTAAGAGCCCTGCGATGTTCGTGATATGGTCGTCTGCCTGCTCCTGCGTTTCGCAGTTGTGTGAGCGCCCAAATGCAGTTATGTAGTCCTGTGTTGATGTCTGGATTGGGACAAACACACGGTTCTGTACCGCTTCCCTAGAGCACAATTTGCTCCACAAGTAGCCATCGCGGATCAAAACATTGAGGTTAGCAAAGTCACTTTCGTCTCCGGATGGGGAACTCTTAGATACGGTGTCTTGCCGGAAGCGTAGAACACAGGAAGATTGTTCCCTGTCTACGTTTACGCAGACAGCGTCTTGGCAGGTGCTGCTGCCCGTTTCTATCGTGGCGGCAACCCCCAATCGTGCAAGGATGCGCCGTGCGGTCAGCAAAGTGGTGGCGGGGACGTTTGTAATCAGGGTTTCGTGGTCTGTCACCTGCCCTGTGGCGTGTACCAGCCCGTCAATGAGCTGTGTCAGGTGCTGCGCAGGTAGTTTCTCGACCCACGGGGGTGGGACTCTATAGCCCCCTTCATCCAGATGCCAGGCCGCTAAGAACTCGTCAAGCACCTTAGACTGCACCTGTGCTTTAGCACCCCTGTCGAATGCCCCGTTTCCCCACCATGACCCTATATGCCACCACAAGCCAGGGGATGTAAGCCAGTTGGGGCAAGTCTCAACAGATGTATCGATGGGGAGACCTATCCATGTATGCGAATCAAGGTCCTTAGCTTCCACCCACCTAGGGTCCGCGAACCTGGCCTGCCCCGCGTTTCCGTATTGCACGTCCTGTTCCGTGATGCGCCGCGTCCAATAACGATGCTCTGCCGTCACCACCTCTGTAAACGGAAGACCCCACAGCATCACCTCGTAGCCGTCGCAAAAGCGTTCCTGGGCCGTGGGGTGTTCTTCTACCGCTATCCATGAGCCACCATCAGGGTCTAGAATCGGTGTGCCCTTCTCGTGGCAAACATACAGACCATAATTGCGCTTGCGTCTACACCCTAAAGCCAGCACTGCCATCTCTGCGCTGCTGCTCTTGCCATGCCCACGTGACCATATCGCTATGAACGGTTTCGGACGTTCACCTGGCTCAACCCCCCATAGCCACTCCCAGAAATCTTTATGGTGCTTAGCAAATTCTTTGTTGGCTGCCTTCGGGACCATTACCTGTAGCCAAGGTTCCCACTGATCCAATTCGATAGCAGTGAACATCAGGTATTGCTGATACGCCTCCCGTTCTTCTGCCGTAGCATGCAAGAGAAGCTCAGGGTCAATTACTACCGGTCCTTCTGTGTCAGGCATCCCCAACGTCCCTTGATGTATCTGAATCCCCTTGTTCCGCAGTGCCTGGTTCAACGACTTCCGCATCTACAATGTCTTGCTCTGCCCCTTCGATAGCGCGGGCATGTAAGCGGCGCGCCAATGCAGCCATAGCTCCTGGGTCCAATTCGATACCTGACACCACCTTTATGGGGCCTCCGTCTCCCCCCGTCACCTCAAGTTGTGTCTTATCTTTCTTGGCCCAGCGGTCAGGCATCGATCTCTCCAGGAACCAAGCAGCAGCTTGCCACTGGCCTTCGTTGGCCGCCTTCTGAATCTTAGCGACTGACGCCACCTCTGCATCCGCCCGAGCCTTCTCCATCGCGTCCCTGAAGTCACGGTATTCTTGAGGGGCATCGGGTTCATCTGCTTTGTGAATCCACCTACGCATAGTCCCATAGTTGATTCCTGCGAACGCACACGCAGTCTGTAGGTAGTTTCCCCCCCTTACTGCTTGCAGCAGCCGTTCAGCGCGTTCCTCGCTGAACTTAGAAGGCGCCCCGGGAGCCTTGAAATCTGGTAGTTTGTCTGGCACTTTTCCCATGCCTCACAGAATACACTACTGGCAGGTCAGATTACGCGATTAGTCATCTTGCACAATGTAATCGATGACGCGTCCAAACGGAATGCGCTCCTTCACAGTACCCCCCAGCACAGGAACCGCAAGGCGACAATGATCTTCTGCGACGCTAATCAGCACACCCTTGAACGCAGCAATCTCTTCTACGCCCCCGACCCCCTTTGACCACTTCGATATAGTCAGCGTACGCCCCACGTAGGGGGAAAGTACACGAAGTGAAATTGCCCTATTGGACATGATCACTAAACCCATTGGACAACGGGGGTTGGTTAAGCTGCCTAGCCATTAGATCATTCAGGTACTCCGCGGCAATAAACAAATCAAAGTACGCGCATCGCATCAACCCATTCCCTGCATGGTCGATCTCATAGTTGGCTTTCGCTGCCAACGCCTGGAGTTCTATACGGGAGAAGGACATGGGGCACCTCCGTTAGATGGCTCAGTGGATTGTATCACCAGGAACCCTGTTCACAAGGATGCCTAACTACGCTTGTAGCTGCCGCTGCGGTGTGCGTTGCGGCGCGCTAACGCAGCATCGATAGCCTCAGAAACTTGACCTTTCGTCCATTCCTCACCAACAGGAATATGGAGCTTCTTAGCGAACAACAGTTGTTTGTCAGACGGAGGGCTCTTCCGCCAAGGGGCATCACGACTCACCAATGCTGAATGGCCGTGCTTCCGTACATAGTCTTCACCTACCCCCTGCGCCATTTCAAGGTCAACGTTTGACATTAGCGGGCGTTTCAGGTATTCGTCATTACCATCTTTCTCACGTACACATACACGCCACAGGCTTAAAGGAGCGCTGCTATCAGCACCATCAGCACCATCGCTGTCACCGCTATCCACGCGGCGACTGCTGTCATCTTGTCGCTGCAACTCTTCGAGTATGACTGTCGTATTCGTATCCCCCCCAATGGAGATTGTGTATCCCCGCACCCCTCGCGCTGAGACATACCCTGTCCACGCGAGTGGGGAGTCAACGACTTTACGAAACAGCTCGACCTCTTGGATTTTGAGTTCCCCAAGCTTTACTTGCCGTTCCACCTGCTCCTGGATCGCTTCCGCGACTGTCATCTCTTTGTGCTCGAACTCATCACCTCGCTCAATTCCAAAGAGACTAGGGATAGTGACCAGGCTGTGTTCTTCAGAAGCCCCTACAACATCTAGGACTAAACAGTTATCTTTCCCAGGGTGGCGACGTGTCCCCCGTCCTATACAGTTACCAAGGATGGCGACCCTGCCGTTACGACGTGTTACAAGAGTTCCTGTTTCTGTCTCAACGCACCAGACACGTTCACCTTGGTTTGTAGGCGAGTGAACGAACATGGGGCGGTCATTGACAGATCCCCCACCCACCGTCACCGTCTGCTGATCCCTAACATGCACAATAAGGTTGCCGCCATGATCTTCAGTGACAGCAGCACGATATCCTCTGCGGACACACAAAGATTGGAGTCGATCTGCCAGTACCCGATTGTGCCTTAACGACAGGTGATAACTGCTACGCGTGGACTTCTGCCTATCCTGGTCTGTCCCTTTACCGCGGTGAATGGCATCAAGCAGAATCCCCATCTGTTCACGGGTTATGGCCTCAGAAACAGAGGAGAAAGATTCGTTAAAAACAGGATCTACTGCCGCATTTGACATCCCCCAACCTATGGAACGGATCGCATTATTAGACAAGGGGACACCCTCTGTATCCTGCAAGCCCGATACAGGAAGTTTCCACGGATCTGGGATAACAGCGGCATCCTGTGCTTCTATGAGCTGCCACTCACCCCACTCATGGGGGTGTCCCCCCGTGAGGGAACAGACCATGCGGTGTCCGCCTGTAACCCGGATCGATTGATGGGGGGACTCAATTTCATACATGGCCTCATCTGCACCAAGTTCGCGGTCGACACGCGACAGGATGGGACTCCACCCCATCGCCCCCGATTCGACATCGAAAGTTGCGACAACATCATCATCCATAATCTTGCCGCGTGAACGCCACCCAGAAGAAGTAAGGATCTCGGTTGCATCATCAAGACACTGTGTGTAAAGAGCACGACTCCTAGTAGGTCTTGCTAAAACGATACAGTCAACAGACGGCTCATCAAACCCTTCACACAGAACTTGACAGTTAACCATCACCATTATGTCCCCACTGGTGAAATCTTTCAACATCTGGCGTCGTTCATCAATAGGTGTTTCCCCAGACACCATTGCGGCAGAGACCCCGCGGTTACGTAGAGCAATAGACACCGCATCTGCAACAGATACCGTCGGGGTGAACACAATAGTTTTACGGTCAGGAGCAAACCGCACATAGGCGTCAGCTATCTGGTTCGGGGCGTCAGCATCCTCTAAAGCCCTACCAACGTCACCCTCTGCATAGTCTCCACGGCTTATCCTGACCTTCGATAGGTCAAGCCCGGACATTGTGATACGGCGCCCTTTAATGTCAGACAGGAAGCCCCTACGGATACCCCACAGTATGTCATAGTTGAACACGACTTCATCGAAAACTTCGTCAAGTCCCTTCCCGTCACCGCGATCAGGGGTTGCTGTAACCCCCAAGATCAGAGGATCGCTGTCTGCAAAGTATTCGATCGTACTCGTGTAGCTATCTGCTGTGGCGTGGTGACAGTTATGTACGACATACCCGTTAGCCGTATAGGTGTGGGTGTCCTCTACTTCTATGTTGTAGACAAAACCATCTGGGCACAGCCCTCCGTATTGTCCATCACTCTCTGGTTCGAGAACCTCAACACGGTCCACCCTTGGGCCAACAAGAACTTGTCCTTGCGGCGATCCGCTTCCTTCCTCCGAATAACCGCATGGCTTGAACCGTCCACCTCTACAGCGATCCCCAGTTCGGGATGAGATATGTCGATCTTGTAGTGTGTCGGAAGCCCCCCTTTGGTCGGAGGCTGACCCGTGGGAACGATATATTCTGCTGTCCACCCAGGGCCAAGTGCCAAGAGAAGTTTCTTCTGAGGTTCGGTCATCCCTTGGCCGTTCCCACCCCTCCATCGTGGCTGATGTCCAATCCGACGCAACGTCTCCGCCATTTTCTGGCGTGCTTCTTTCTTTGCCATCGGATTGTGCTCCCGCATACGCTTCGACGCATACTTGCGGTTCGTGGCGCTCATAGTTTTCGAGGAAAGGCGACTCGTCCATATGCCGCGACACTTGTCGGAGCAATACGCCCGACCCTTGGAGTTCCAAAGACTCCGACGGCTTCGCTGATCCCTCGGGATCGAGACCATGACCCCACACTCCGTGCACGTTGCCTTGATGGGTTTGGATCGAGGTTTTCGTTTCTGACCACGCTGAGACTGTGCCGCGAGACGATAGCGGCACTTCTTCGAACATGTCTTTCGTGTCCCCACTGTTCCCTGCCCGCAGATTGTACATGTCATGAACGCTAAGGTTAGCACCTTCACATGATGCGGCGGAAAGCCATCCGTCATTTGTCCACATAGGATGCTCGGGGGTGCACACGAGGTGATCCCCATTAGCCATGTGAAGGCGCACCAAAGATGAGGGCCGTTTGGACATTGTACGAACGATGCGACGAGGAACCATCACCCCCGTGCGTTCATCGAAACTTGAAACGACATCACCTTCGACAAGCGTTTCTATTGGGTGACCGTCGACGAGTGTACCGGCAGGGAAACACTCATCTACGATTATTAGTTTGAACCAATCACGTGGGATCTGTTCACGGCGCGATTGCCTCGACAAAGTTTGGATCGACCCTACTATGATCTGATGCTCGATCTCATTCCGCTTCGCCTTGATTACCCCTACATCCGCTTCGGGCCACATCATGAGGAGTTTGTCTACCGCTTGTGAAATCAGCTCGTCTCTATGGGCTAGAATTAAGGTACGGACCCCTTTACGTTGTGCCAGGGAGTTAAACACAATAGTGTTATGTGTTACGACGTGTCCTTCTGATATGAATAGGCCGTCTTCTGCGGAGACCTTGATACACACTGTTTCGCGGGGGGACACAGCGTCTATAGACACGATCTTGCGTACAGTGTGGGGACGACTTGTGTCTCCGAATACCAGTTTGTGTATGCTCACGTTAGTTCCCGGAGCATCACTTGTGATTGTGGTAATAATCCCCAACGACCCCGCAAGTTCTTTTACGTCATTCGCAAGATGGGCAGACGATGTGAAACATTTGATAGTCCCGTTACCGTCTTGTTTGGTGTCATTTAGTAGCCCTGCAAGGAGTAGACGGCGGGTTTCTATTGGCGCACACAAGTACGGGGTTGGGATGAACCTGTCTAAAGGTCCCAACCCCCATGTTCCCAAGTAGGACAGGGCATCGTTTATGTTGCTACGGGCAGTTGTCCCCTGCTGTGCCCTATAGGGTCTGTCAGCAGTCCATAGCGGGCCAGGGCATACATCTGTCGGATGTTGGACGATAGTCCCGTCCGCTATGACTGCGCCAAGGGTGTGGGCATCCACAGGAAGCTCGGGTTGAGCGTCGAAAGTGATAGGGGCAACAACAGGGAGTCGCCAGCGGGGAAACCCCGTAGAGGACACAACCCCAATTTTGTGTAGACGCTGTGTCTCTAGCGTGTCCCATGGGGCGTCTCGCTTAACGCCATCATCTGTAGCTACTGTCCACAGGTGGTCTGCATCAACAACAATGGATACCCCATCGTCTGTCGTCACCACAAAACATGGTTGGATTCCTCTAGGGAATACGCCATCTACTTTAGTTGGGTATCCGTCTGCCCCCACTACGAAGTCCCCAACTTCTAGTTCTTGGACAGGACGCCATGATCCGTCAGATTTTAGTACAGTTGTTCCTACTGCAAGCCCTTTGCCGAGGCCTGTCGCTGCGACCCCAAGTTGCTTTCGGACGCCGCGTTGCTCTGCCTCCAGGATGCAATCGATGGCATCCTGTTGGTAGTCACGGAGTTGGATTATCTGGGTGGGAGGGCTGTCAGCAGCATCGAATAGGGTTGTCTGCATAGGGTGGGTAGGCTAACAGGTCGGGATGACACATGCCCTTGTCAAGAGTGCCATGTTTCTGGACCATCCGTCTCGAATGGTCTTATCGATTCGGGGGTCAGGCCAATGGACTCTAGATAGTCGCACGTCACAGAAAACGGGTCTGTATCGTCACATGCTGTACGCCAAGCATCGTATTCGTCTTTCATGACTTTGGCCTTCAGATCCCCAAACCTGAAAAGAACAAACTCCGGGACAGGGGGGGCAGGTTCGTTGATTACTGTGGGTTGGATCTCATGCAGCATATCTGCGTCAGGGGTCAGGGGGGGTGCTCCCGTTGCTGCTTCCGCTTCCACTTCCGCTTTTGTCGAAGGGTGCAGGTTAGGTTGCCCACTGTCTAGAGACGCCTCCTGCTGATTTGTTACAGGAAACAGGCGGTCTATAGCTGCCCGTGTAGCTTCACGCTCGCTACCGTCCACATCTACAGGTATGTCAATATCTGTGACAGTCGCGTCTAGCAGCCCATCCACGTCATCTTTCTCATATCCTGTGCCTTGGAGAAGCGATGCGTCATCGTCTACCAACTCCTGAAGCAAGTTGGCTAACATTGCGTCGTTGTAGCTGCCTAAGTCTGCGATACGATTAGATGCTAGGACGATACGTTTCGCTTCGGTGTCCCCAACGTCTACATATACAACGTCTATTTGTTCCCAACCCAACAGTTTAGCAGCAGCGTAAGTGTGGTTGCCTTGCAATATGTACCCTGTTGAGCGTTGCACCACAAGCGGAGAGAACTGCTTGTTCGCTTCCAGCGAGGCGCGCAAAGCGCTGATATTCCCGATGCGCGGGTTGTCTGGGTACGACCCAATTTCTTCAACAGCAACCCGTTCTACTCTGTTTAGCAGAGATTCCATATAGATCAAACCTCACTAGGGACGTCGACAACCCCATCATCTAAGTCGTCGGCCTGCATATCACTTAAGTCTACAGAAACCACTGGCCCACAATTCACAGTAGCTGCCTTCCAATCACCCTTAACGAAGACCAATACGGATTGATGTGTCTTCCCTAATTTCCTTGCAGCATCGAACTGTCTACCAACCCGGAGAGGCAAAGAGTTGGCACGAGTCACAAGGACTGCATCGTTGTAAAGCCTCCACCCCGCGGCATCACATGCAGATATGGCATCCGATGGGAACCCGTGATAGAAACCGTCATCAGATCGGAAATCTCCAACAACAACGCAAGCAAACGTGTTGTCCTTCATCAAGGGAAAACTGCTTTTCATGATCTTGGAAAACGTGTTGATGAAATCCGTATATCCCATAGTGGACAGGTCGGACGGGTCATCAGAGTAGACCTCTAAATCCCCATAGGGGGGACAGGTTACGAGCAAATCTGCTTGTGTCCCGGCACACAACGTCCCTATGTTGGCCGCATCCCCCAAGATCCATTGAGGGTCTGGTCCTTCTGCCATCACAGCAGATGGACGAATCGCAGAAACCCAAAGGCAATCATGCTCCTTTAGAAACGGGATAGTCTTTGCCTCATAGTACGGGTCAAGCGTTACCCCTGCATAGACACAGTTTTGGGCTGCGACATTGTAATCACTTGGTGACTGCTGTAAATCAACGCGGTCCCTCCAACCATCCGGAGCCCATTTATCCAAGTTGGCGGTCGGGTCGCCCCCACAACAAACAGCCAGAACAGGGATGTCGTTGTCGTATTCTTGTAGCCCCCACAAAATACCTGCCAGTGTCATTCCGGACCCGGCACAGTTAACCAATCGTTTCGCATCCTTGGGGAGGTTGGAGACCTGCGGGATGGTGAAGTCAATAGATTCTTGCGACTCCATGCCGTAGGGGATCATTACCCAGCCCCGTTCCTCTGCGTCTTCCCGTGCCCGCGCAAAGATGACCGTGTTGTATCCATACTCATGTTGGATCACTTTCGCTCCTGTAGAGCGGGATGCCAACAATTCAGGGGTAAGGGGACCTGTGGGGACGTGGACACGGCACTTGACCCCCATCCTATGTGCGATCTGTGCAACGAAGTTAACTTGTGGAGAATGACGTCCGCCAGCAGTGACAACCCCTACCCCGGCCTTGCGTGCCTCCTCCACCATAAATATGCATGCGCGAACCTTTGCCCCCCTTACCCCTGCGAATATGTAACTGTCCTCACGTTTCATCCAAATACTTACACTTTCGTGGAACTCCACGGGGGTGTAATCAGGCATATTGTCATCTGGGACGTCAGGGACAAGAGACATCCCATTGCAGATTTCCAAGCTTTGGCGTTCGTTCGCTCGCACCTGCACTTCTCTAAGTTCAACCCCAACGTAGGCGCGTCCAAGTTTGTTGGCAACAATCCCCCGTACAGAACCCCCCGCAAACGGGTCGAGGATAACGCCACCTGGTGGAGAGAACCAGCGATAGATCAGCTCGCACAGGACAGGATCAAAGATAGATGTGGCCCCATCCCCATATAGAAGCCCTTTTGTAGTCTCCTGTATTTGCTCTACTATGTCACCCATTGCTTAACCTATTCCACCTAATCATCTAGTGGCCTCTACTCGTCACTCGCTGCGGCGCTCATCAGCCGCATGCTCATCGACCATCAACTCTCCCGTGTAAGACCCAGGCTCCGCTATGTACCACGTGTGTGGTTTGTCGTCACGCCCGAGTTCTCCCTCTATTCCAAGGGCAATCCACGCACGTTTACGGTCCTGCCACCAGCCTCCACGTGCGTCAAGGACGGAGAATGGGGGAACCATGAACCTGTCGAACAAATTTAGGTTACTCTTTAGATGGGGGTCAGGGACTTCTTCGTCAGCGTCTTGTCCCGTTTCGCTAGTTGACTCGTTCAGTAGGGCATCAAGGTCGCTTTGTGTATATGATGCAGCATTTAGTAGTTGCTCATCAGCATCCAGGACGCTTTGCATCATTGCGGCGAGATCGTCGTTGTCGTATGCCCCCAGATCAGAAACACGGTTATCTGCTAGTGACCTGGCAAGCGCTTTTGCGTCAGGGTCATCACTCCAGATAACTGCGACATCATCCCACCCGAGTTCACGTGCAGCCATAAGGGTATGATTGCCTATCAACACTTCCCCTATAACTGTCCCCTCGTCTGCCTCCACGCGTCTAGCTACGAGCGGTTTATGCTGACCGAACTCAACAAGGGATTTCCTTACCGCCTTTACGCTTCCTCTACGCGGATTCCCAGGGAGCAGTTTGAGGTTATCTATGGGGACAAGAAACGGTTCAAGATCAGGTAAAACGTTTGATTTCATGGCCCCCCCCTACATTGTTGTAAAGGCATTAGGGGTGGTTCCATTTCTTCCACTCAGGATTATGGGTGTCCCCCGATGGGTTCTTAGACCTAGGTGTTCCCCTAGGGTGTGGGGCAGGGTGCTGGGATGCGGGACGTTTGCGTCTCACTGCGTCCACTGTTTTCCTTAGCGCCACAGGGGCGTCCTGCGGGGTCTCCACTACGTCTGTAGGGGATGCTGCACTTTCCTTGCGGTGGGGCACGTCCACGCTAAGGATTGGGTCAACAGGGTTTGGGGGATGAGCAGCAACATCGTCTAACAGTGGACAGTGCGCATCGTCTGGTGGGGATACAGGCTCTGCCGATAGGTGGCTCTGCGGGGGGGACACCGTATCGTCAGGTGGTGTTTTGTTCCGTGTTGCCACCATGGCTATGGTTGTGATGACGGCTATAGCCAGTAGAACGCTGATCAAAATGATCATTACGAGACCTCGTCTATCGTCATCAGATTATCGAGGGAACTCAGCACCGTGTGTGCATAATGGCGTGCTGCTTCGTCTAAACTTTCTTTGTCGAACGGGTCATAAGCTTTCCCGAACACCATGCATCTACTACCGGAAATGTAGGCTGCGATAGCATCCTCAAGTTCAGATACGTTTACAGATACACAGGAAACCCATCCGTCTTGTGTGCGACGTACTTTCATAATGTCATAGGATGAAGTCATGTCGACTGTGCCCCCATAGGCTCAATACTGTTAAACATTTCGCTGTAGATACGGAATTCAGCGAGATGGTCCCTGATGTCATTTAACCCGCGGTGAGGTTTGTCGTCTGTATCAAATGTTGTTCCAAACGCGTCAAGGTCAGAACGCCCTGCAAACGATAAGGCCCGCCTGATGACCCCAACGTCAAGGTTAGGGTATTGCAACCATTTCTCAAGGACAGGCATTTGCTGCTTGATGAAGGCGCGGTCGAAGTGCCCGACGCCGGAACCTGCAAGCATAAAGTTGTGGGGTCGTCCGATTCCTTCAAGTAGCAGAACCGTTTGTTCCTGTGCCGCCACCATCGAGGTAGCAATATCAGGGTCGCTGATATCGGCCAGCAGTCCATTGTCCGTATGCATCTTCCCCACGTAGTCCCCGAGGCGATCTTTCCACAAGTGATGTCCTGCCACGGACGGGTCAATTACCCAACTTCCGTAGGTTAATTCTTCAAAGGGGCGCTTCGATTCTGTTACGACCATCCCTATCTCAAGAATAGGATCTTGTATAGGATCAACCCCTGTCGTTTCAAGATCAATCCAAGCTAAGAACTTAGCACGTGCCATGGTTTCCCTTACCTAACGAATGCAGAAATATTCTAGTTATTTGAGCGGTGCTCTGCCAGTTTATGCAACCCATTTTGCCAGAACACAAATGGCTCTACCCCCTGTTGATGCGCCAAGTGTGACATCGCATGGCAGTTCAAGTGTGCAAGAGACATTATCAGCGGCAAATGGTTCTCTTCCCCGTTGACCAGATGTTCGATTGCTTCCAAATCCCCTAAGAACGAGGCAGTAACGACACATCGTGCTGTGTCCATAGCGTGTTGCGGGGGTTGTAGATCCATGTGTCACAGGTTACACGATGGGGATGACACCATCACCTGCACACCTTCACTGTGCCCCTTCAGGATGATCGACACTTTGGCTGTCCAACCATTTCAGGAATACGTGGCGAATCAGATCTGCTGCCCCTATATCCCGTTCCGCCGCGATCACTTCTGCACGTTCATAGACGACAGGGGCTAAATCGATCCTGATGGTTCGTAGACGTGACATGCCCACACCCTACTCCACCTGGCCCGCTATGACACGAAGCCCACCCTGAAGGGTTCTTATGCGTTGCAAAGGGTCAGGGGCTTCTAGTTTCCCTATCTCACTTGATGTATGCATTGCATGGTGGAATCTGCCGTTTACGTAAATGAATTTAACGGCTCTCATGACTTTACTGGTGGTAACACGTACATACACATTCGTTTCGTTCCTCCCCCTATGACCGGTTACTCCATAGACAGAAATGGTGTAGTCGGAGCTTGTATCTCCTGCGGTGTCACATATCCGGTTGAAAGACCGCGGGGGGATTACGGGTGATCCTAGTACCTGTGTATCTTTACCTAAATAGACGTGTCCCGATATTTCTTCAATCCCCCACGTGCGCAGTCCGTTTGTTACCCCTGGGGAATCGTCTAGTATCCACTTCGAGAAAGTGGCCATTTCGTCTTCAGTCCCTACAAACTCAATTTCTATAGTCCAAACCCGTTTTTCGCATTCACCCATTTCACATATCCTTCTGCTCATCCCGCCTGATAGCCCTGAGGCTATCAAACACTGTTGGGCGATTCCACAGTGCTGTGCAACGTGCATGCGTTATCTGCAAATGTATGCCAGAAATATCTGAGGACGTCTCTATGGGCATGCATCAAACCTGGTTTTATGGAACAAACTCAGTGTATTCTGGGCAGAAAGCGGACAAGGCTGCGCCAACTGTGAAACCGTAAAACTCTGCTTGGTTTGGGTCCACATCGAATACAATCGAAACGGTTGTCTCCCAGAATACTTCTCCCGTTACAGACACGGATGCGATGTCACACCAACCTTTACCAATGGCTACAAGCGAATCGTCATCTACTCCAAAGGTTTGCAAAGGGTACTCTTCGCGTATCACCTTAATGTATAAATCTGTACGTGTTACTACAGGTAACTGTGGTTGAGATGTTACAGGCTTCTGTATGGGTCTGGTGTCTGTACTTCTCTCTATAGGCGGAGGATTGTTGTCGTCCGTGTTCGGGACACACGCTGCCGCAACCAGGGTTATGGCTACGGCCCATTTCCATACTCTTTGTCTATTCATAGATCACCCCTTATAGGTGTTTTTGTAGTAGTGGACGTGTCGCAGCCCCAGATGGGTAGATCAAAACAAGGTTGGCCCCGAAGTCCCCTTTTGTTCATGTTTGAGTCTTGCGTTGGCCGTCTCAACTGACTCAGCATCATTGTCGATGCCAACGAAATCAAACCCCTCACGGATAGCCGCGACTCCTGTCGTGCCTGACCCCATGAACGGATCGAGCACCGTGCCGCCCGGTGGAGTCACCATACGAACGAGGTAGCGCATGAGGGCAATCGGCTTCACAGTCGGATGCTTGTTGACCATGCCTTCTGGCAAACCTTCGTTGCGTTCCTTCTTCGACGCCTTGGCTGTGTAAAAAAAGCGGGAAGCCCCACCCGAATCCCCAAACCCTGTCATCGGGCCACCTGCCTTACGGGACTCTGCTCCATACGCTGCTGACGAGTTGATCTCCCCTTTCTTTCCACGTTTGCCTGGCTTGCCGCTCGTGAGAGTACCTGTCTGTTCGTCCAACTGGCGTACCGGGCACTCAGGCGAGCATTCCCACACCACGGTCTCGACCGATCGGCCCTCGAAGCCATCACCCTTCTCATAGCCACCCCCGCCAAGCAACGCCGATGCTTCACCCGTGTCACTCATCCCAGCCCCGCCACCGACGACCTCCGATGATGTGCCGACATCTCGACACTCAGGCGTATGACTCAGCACAAGGTTCGCAGGGAAACGACCCGTTTGCGATGGGCCAGCGTCACGATCTTTCCAGCTTTGATGGAACGTGTCTCCGCTACCCGCAGCGTATCCAGCACTCGAAGATCCCCCGCCGGACCGACGCTTCACCGCATCCATCTCCGACTCTGACACATACCCGATCCGGCTGGCGTCGATGTTGATAGCACCTGTGCCGTGCTCCAACACATTCGCCGCCACGGTGCCCGAGAATGGCTTGCGAGCCACGATGATCGGCTCCCAAGCGGGACTGTCAACGCCCTCTGCCGGGAGTGGCGTGCGCTCCGGCGATGTAGCAGGACCGCGAACAGAAAGCGTGAGGATGGCGCTCAGCCTCATAGCCACGTCGCTGAAAGCGAGAGCCACAGTTGAGACAGAAGACCTCGACCCACCGCGACTCGTTACGGCCTGGATGATGCTCTCGGGTGTGATCTCCTCGATCAAGGACCACAAGGTTGCCCAGTCGATTGTCTGACTTGTCTCCGTTGCGATGGTGGACGTGCTCATCAGTTCGGAGAGAGCGGCCAACGTGATCCTCCATGACCGCACGGTGTTCCAGCATATAGCCGTCACATCGTCGTACGAAAACGTACCCATCTGATCGAACGAACCGACCTGTGTATTGGTCGGCTGCTCTGCACTCCATCGAGCACCATCGAACATTCCCTCGCCTGAGACGGGAGGGCTTGACGGCGAAGGAAGTTCCACACCGCTCGCAGACAACATCGACCACAACTCAGCCTCCAAAGCAGTTAGGCTCCCATCTACCTTAGACCAGTCCCCTGGCTTCTGCGCTGCAATCACGATTTCCCAGGCGGGCTTCAGCGCAGTCCCCCAGCCGTCCCACTGATGTGCCTCAGGGGTGGCCGGTGCAGTTATCTCAGCACTCCGGTTCCCTGCTGCCCATCCAGCCGCCGTCGCATACTCGCCCGTCTGATTCACTAGCCGAGCGGCCCTAGATTCATCGACCCCAACGACTTCACGCTCAGCCCCAGTAGCCTTATCGATCGCCTTGCTCACGTTGTGCGACTTCGGGAATCCCTGACCGTACAGCCACATCATGCAGTCACGGATCTCCCATCCAGAGTCTTCGATCGCCACCATGAGCCTATGGTGGGTCCGGGTGCCGCCGAAGGCGAGCAGGTGAGCACCGGGCTTGGCGACCCGCAGGATCTCGGTCCAGAACTCCTCACCGGGCACCCCGTGGTCCCATCCCTTCCCCATGAACGAGATTCCGTATGGCGGATCGGTGACGATCGAGTCGTAGGTGTCGTCGGCCACTTCAGCCAGCGCTTTCAAGCAATCACCTATTTCTGTTGTGGTGCTCATGGAGTGGGGTCCTTGTCTGCTGTAACCCAACTGCGGATACGGATTACCCGTATCCGCGCCTCCGCAGATAACGCTTCTGCCCGCACATCAGGGTCAAGGCGACCCCAACACCACACTGCGTCGCGTCGCGCCTCATCGCGTTGAGTTTGCAACCACTTCGCAACATTCTCCCCATACCCAGATGCCTCAGCGAAACCGGAATGGAATTCACAGGGCCAGCGGTCGTCTTTACAGACACAATCAGTGTGTATCGCGTGTGGACGCCACGGATGATCATGACTAAAGTCACTCATGTCGTCGTCTCATCCTGGTCGGGTCCTGTTGCGACGATAACAAGCGGATACTCGTCTTGGTCAAAGTCAATATGGTCTACAACTGGCAGCACCCCGTAGCCCCAGAACAGCCGGATCGCGGCCACGACGAACAGCGGCCCCGGTATCACCGTTCCCTCAGGCGTCGTAGAGATCCCGCAGGCGTCGCAGAGCCGCCAGTATCCGGCGGAGTCAGCAAGGCGACGAAGATACACGGACCACACGTCGTCATTGTCTGGCAGAGCGTCCGCGATTGCTCTCGCCTCGTCTGGATGGAGGGTGACGTACCGGTTCACGTCGCAGCATCCTTCCCATCATCCCCACAACCGGTGAGACTTGCGTAGCCGAGCATTGTCGCTTCCATCGCAAGGCCAAGCCGCCTGATATCCATGGCAGCCTGCTGCAACAGGGCCGCGGTTGCACTGTGTCTCGTTTCTGGAGAGTCGCCACCTCCGCTCAGTCGCTTCGACCACTTGCTGTCGAAATCGCACATCGCATCTCGCGGCGAACTACCGAACCCGGCCACCCCGCCCTGCACGCCGCTGCCATACAGGGCACACCATTGGTTCCCGTCGATGAACAAACGCGGGCGCATCAAAACATGGGGCAACGTCGCGTCCTCTGCGATCCACCGACTGTGGTCGTAGCGAATCATGCCGTCACTCATCGTCACCACCCCCGGCGATGTCCCGCGCTTCGGCCAGCGCAGCGTCGTATTGTGGGTCGGCCCGCCGTGACCACAGATCCCGCTCACCGCCTGACATGCAGGACGGCACTGATCGCACGAGTGCCCGGAGCCGCTCGATCTCGTCGGCGGCCCACCACCTCATGCAGACCCCGTGGCCGGGGTCGATGCAGTCATCGTCGCCACACGTCTCATCAACACGCAGAGAGTCGATTAGGTCACTCATCGTCGTTGCCTCCTGAGCGCTTGTAGAGCGGTGTCATCGTGTCGTGCTGTCGTGCGCAGTCATCCCACGAACCGTGATTGCAGATCACCGTGCCGTCGACCACCAGCCCGCACCAGTACTCATTGGTCTTGGTCCACTCGGTGTACCTCATTCGTTCTGCGGCGTATTCGATTCTGTGCCTGATGTCTCGTTGAGTGGTAGCCCGGTTGCTTCCAAACGCTGCCAAGAGACGCTTCCACGACCATCCGTGTTCGTGTCGGAGGTGTGCAGCCAACAGCCATTCGTCACTCATCGTCGTTGCCTCCCAGCGACCGCTCTACGTTGAGTAGACGGTCGTGATACTTCGCGTGTCTGACTTGATCGCCGTGCCTGATCGCTGCTCGGCACTCAGGGCAGACCCTCAGGTCGGGAGCGATCCGATTCCGCAGCCATGTCCAGATCCGTTCACTCATCGTCGCCACCTCGGTCCAACGCTGCCTCAACCTTCTCTGTCACTTCCACAGAGTGGTAATACATATCTGTTCCGATCTCATCCACCAACGCTGTGAGTGCCGCACGCAACTGCTCGATCTGGGCGACCTGGTCGTCGATCAGGTCTGCGCCCGCATCGAGCAGACGGCCGATGGGGTGTGCGACGTCGGGGTGGTGCCGGAGGTCTAGCGCCACTTGGTGCATCTTCTCCGGCAGGTCACCCGTTTCCATCACGTCACTCATCGTCGTCGTCCTCTTCCTCGAAGTAGCAGTCAGCCAACATCTGCACAGCCGCCACAGGCATCCCGTAGTCCTCAGCCACGTCATCTGCGCCGTCGCCGCCACGCACCCGTGACGCGATCGCGTCAGCGAACCGGTGCCGGGCGTCAGGGCCACCGCAGATGCCGCATGGCCCGCGATGCGGCCCGACAAGGTCCAGCAGTTCGGTGTCATTGCTGGTGTCATTCATGTCTGCATCTCCTGGTAGGTGAGTTTCCACACGTCGTGGCCGTCCCTCGGTTCGCCGATGACGATGCGCCACAGCTGCTCCAGGTCATCTACGAGCCGCACCCGGATGGTGCCGGTGTCGCTGCATGGCTCGCAAGGCCCCGGTAGTGGGCGCTCGCCACCGTCACACTCGTCGCATGGCACGTCGATCACGTCACCCTCGTGGGCAGGGCGGATTTCTTCGGGACCGGGGGCTGGGACAGGTGCGGGTGGGCCAGCCTCGCCTAGCCATGCCAGCCTCATGTTGCGGGCGACCGTGTTGACTCGTACGATCTGCTGCCCGGTCCACACCTCTACCATTGGCTGTTCTGTGACGAACATCGTGCTACTCATCGCCGCCACCTCCACCAGGTCGGCTCTGCGGCCACCGCAACGGGATCGACTGCTCACCGTCCGTGAGCGTGACCGGCCCAGCGTCGTGGTCATCGTCGTGCAGTGTGTCTAGACGGCACGCCATTATCGAGCCAGGGAACACGCAGCGGCACTCGCCCGACGGATGGGGCAGCAAGGCGTCTGCAATCATCGCTGTCAGGATGTCACTCATCGTCGTTGCCTCCTGCGTCCCACTCGATGAGCCAGCCATCAAGGTCGCCAGGGGGCAGTACGCCACCATGGGACCACCTGTCGAGGGCAGTGGGGTCGGTGCAGCGTCGCACCTCCATCGGGTCGGCGGTGAGGGTGCGCAGGACCGTGCCCATGCCGCTACATGGCGGGCAGCGCAATGCGTAGAAGGTGCCATCGGGGAATGACCATCCCTCCCCTCCGGTGCCGCCGCACTCGTCGCACGGCACCTCGCACACGTCGCCCTTGCATGCAGGGCGGCACTCTTGTGGTGCGTCATGATCGCAGTCGTATCCTGGGGGAGCGGCGCACGACACCATCGGCTGCTCGGGGACCACTGCGCTAGGCATCGTCGCCACCTCCTGCGATCGCTTCGAGTGCGAACAGTGCCCGTCCGCGACGCTTCGACTCACTCATGTAATCCGCCTCACCCTGCCAGTGGTACTCATGGATCTTCTCCTCGACCACAGACACAAGGTCCGGGCGATCATCCACACTCGCACTCCGCACCGGGACGCGTAATAACATCACTGCCTCAACCATCGCTGCACGGGTCGCGTCTGCTCCCTCGTTCCACCCGTAGTGCCACGCCCACATTGCTAGCGCGTGCATGTCGTGGTACTTGCAGCCGGTTGCTTCTAGCTCCTCAGACAGTTCTGCGATCTGCTGGTCCTTCGCAGCGCACGAAACACAGTCACTCATCGTCGCTACCTCCGGGGTTCGTCTCATCCCGATCGCTGCAACACGACCGGCACGGCCGGGCAAACCCCGCAGCGTGCCGCTCCGGGATACTAACGGCCTGTGTGTGCGCGACTTGTCGCCCACACAGGGTCCGCGTGATCCGATTCTGCCAGTCGTATAAGCGCCACTCTGCATGACGGTGGTAGACGGGCACAGCGCTGTCGCTGTCCACGATCAGGACGCGGTTGAGCCAGTCGCGTTCACTCATCGTCGACACCGGCGATCTTGACATGAACTCGGCTCGCCAACGTCGTCACCTCGTCCATCGAAAACCCCTGTTCTGTCGTCGTATCTGGTCTTGTCGTCGTATCCGACTACGCCGTTCCCGGCGTAGCTCGTATTCCGACCGTGGGTCAGGGCAGATGATCGGCTTGCACGTACAAACTGTAACGCCTGGTTCATCATGAAAGCATCCGAACTCGTGTCTCACACCCTTCCTGTTAGGAGCCTTATGTGTACCGTTCATGTTGCAGGTCCCTGTGTGGCTTCCGTGATCGACGCAGCCACTTCCGTGCAAATCCACCCGATTTCGTCAAGCAACACCGTGTACCTGTCACATTCTTCACGCAACTCCCCAATCCTGTCGAAGAGCGCCGGACCGACATCTACGAACGTGCCGTCATAGTCGAATGGACTTGGCGTGTCACCTCTAGCGATTTCACCCCTAGATGTGTCAATGATGGTTTTTGCCGCTACAGCAGCATCCGGGTATCGTCCAGCGACCTTGTGAACCATTTTGTCTAACGTGTTATCCATTTTTGTACGCAAATGCAGGGGGGCCATTACCCACATGCGTACACACGCATTTAGATCGGCTGCATCAAACGGGTATCTCCGTAGTGGGACTTCCGGGCCACCAGACGCAAATAGTAGCAACGCGTCAGATGACATGCCCCAGCAGCGGTCCATGTCACGGTCTGTTTTAGCTGCAATGCGTGCCAAGTGAAAATCAAGTTCGCTTTGTAGCCTTCCGATTTTTCCTGTCTGTGTCTGTTCTGCCCTGCCACTCATGTTGCGCCCTCCTGATAGGGGTGTCCTAATTCTGCACAGTCACAGTGACGCCACCACGTGCCGCTGCCCCGGGGATGCGGCTCAATCAGCTCGATGCCTGCCCTGCTGATGCAAGGGGTGTGATCACCGTCAATACACTCATCGCACGTGGCTCCCGGAAACGGTCCCGGATGATCAGACGGGGAAACGAACATGATACTCATGTCGTTGCCTCCCTGTCGTCGGGGTGAACTTTGCCAACCACTGTCGCCCACGGCCTAACAAGCGTGTCGTAATGGGTTTGTGTGAACCCATGTTGACCGATCAAGTCACGTACAACAAGCATTGTTGCTGCATCCCCAGAGGCATCCCAGGCTTTCCCCCAGGCTACTTCTCTAGTTGTGCACCTTGCAGCATCCCAGGCAGCATCCCAGGCAGCATCCCATACCCCGCATTCAGTTGCGTGTCTAACAGCATTCATTTGCTTCACTTGGTCTTCTGTGATGGTGGCGGCGCGGGCAATAAGCGCTTCAACTTGTTCAGTCTCCGGACCGTAGATGCCACCTGCGTTGTCCCATTCGATGCGCCAGCCGTCACGGAAGTTGCCTGCCGAGTCCAACCTCTTGCCACGCTCCGGGTCCTTGGTGAGTCGCACCCTGATCGTGCCAGCGCTGATCAGCACTTCCCCGTATTCGGTGTCTGTCGGGACACCGCACGTTTCGCATCCGGTGTCGCCGGGCTGGCAGTCGGGGCACGGCATCACGATCACGTCGCCTTTGCGGGCGTGGCGATAGGCGGGTTCGTCCGGGAAGCGATCACAGAATAGGACTGTCACCATCGGCCACTTGGGGACCACTATGCTAGGCATCGTCGCCACCTGCGGGGTCGGCTCGGATCTCGTCGACAGTCATACCGGGGTCGCTGATCCCGTCGTCCATGTCGTGGATCGGGTCACCCATGGTCGCGCCGCAGACACAGATGTCCGATCCTGTCTGTGAAATACCCTTGTGGATGTCACTCATCGTAGTTGCCTCCGTTCAATACTGGGATCACGACGATTCGGGTACCGTCGTGTTGGCACCTGCAACATGACTCGTGGTATCCCCATACAGGTCTGTGTATGCGGTGCAAATCTCTTCACATGCTGTGATAGCACCCGATTCATAAGGATCGATTTCCCCCGGGGGGGACATCGTGTACTGTGCCTCCACATACCCGAATCGCACATCGTCGAGGATCTTTTCCCATCGTGCCCGCTCATCAGCGATACCGCGCTCGTACTCCATGCGTCGCTCCTGCGCTTCATTATTCCCCCTACATATTATTGTTTTGTCACTCACCGTCACAATCTCCTTCGATGTAGTTTGCGATGGACTCTCAATCGGAGCCACGCCACGATCCTCGCCCGCGGGCCCACGCAGCGAACCTCATCCGCTCATGTTCATCAGCGGTATTTTGGGCGTGAGCATCATGTTGCGTTTTGCAGACACAATGCATCCTCGGTCCGATACATCCTTCCGGGCATGCCGCTGTATCCACGCTCATACCCGACCACGGTTGGGTTGGATGCTGTTCACACACCCACTCGGCACCTTTACACGTTCCACACTCGTCGTTCATGTCGTCACCTCCCGTAGCTCTGCTGCCAAATGGTCACCGGCCATGCTTGCCGCCTGAGACGAAACGACACGCCACGTCTCAATGCCCATACCGTCGATGTCCAGCATGTAATCGGCTTGACGTGCCCACCGCACAGCTTCGTGATATTCGGTGCGTACACGACGTGACGCTGAGAACGCGTTGGCGACTGCCGCCAACGCGTCCTCACTGTGACCTGTCGCGATCGCGACGACTCTGATCCATGCGACGAGAGGGAGATGGGTGTCGAAACTCATGGGGTGTCCTCTTGGTAGGTGATGCCGGATGCAGACTGTGCAGTAGATGCCATGTTTGGGGATGGGGCACACGCAACCCGTAGTCGTGCGAGTGTTACTTCAGCGTTCAAGGCCCGTGCCCGCCAATCCACTGGCTCACAGACAACCCCGAACTTTGACCAGCACAGCCAATCACCACCACCTTCTGCGATGGTGTCGTAATCATCCTGGGTGGCAACAGGGAGGTCGCATCTGACACACTTGTCACTCGTCACGGCGTGTCCCCTAAAGCAGCGACCCATGTTAATACCCTGTCCCGTTCCTCGTTGGTGAGCAGGCGGCGAAACAAGACGTTGTGGATCGCGGTCATCGCCTGGATCTCACGGGGCACATCTTCCGGGACTCCGATGTCCCACACAAGGGGCTCCATACCGGCATCACGTGTGTCACTCATCGTCGCCACCTTCTGCGAGTGCGGCAGCGAAGGTGGAACCGGCCAACCGGTAGCGGTCCGGGTAGGCGCGCGCCGCCGCTTGCGCCATGACGGCGTTCTGTAAGTCGTGGATGTGGGATGCGAACTCAGCAGCGTCGCCCTGTACGTCGCCACCAGCGGTGCGAAGGATCGCTGCGTAGCGGTTCCAACACGATCCGAGCAGCCCAAGCAGTTCGTGTTCTGCATTAGTCAGTAGGTCAGCGTGAGCCATACCACCCATCTCCGTGCGTTCACTCATCGTCGCCACCTCCTGCGCTCCTGCGGAACTCACGGCGCTGCGCTGCCCACGACCGCTTGAGTGCTGGGTCGTGTAAGTCACAGCGGGCATCGCTGAGCAGGTCAGCACCCTTCACTATGAGCGCCCGTAGCCGTTCGATCTCGGCCTCCGCCTTCTCCGCTGCGTGGGCGAAGCCTTCGTGGTACGGGCACGGCTTCCGATCGTCTATACAGGCGCAGCCCTGCTTAGCGGCCATCGGACGCCACAGCCGGTCGTACCCAGGGTTACTCACGTTGTCGCCTCATCGTCGGGATGAACTTTGCCAATCACGGTTGCCCACGGCCCGGTGAGCAAATCGTAGTGGGCTTGCGTAACCCCGTCAGGGGTGATGAGATCCCGAACAATCAATGCCCGGACAGCATCTACGGCTACGCCCCGAGTTGCATCTACTGCTGTGTTCATGCCTATGTGGCGGTTGTGCTTTACGGCTACGGCCAATGTTGTTCTTACAGCGACAGCCCATGCCGTGTACCACGCTGTATCCCAGGCTAGAGCTATGGTTGCATCTAGTCGTTTTGTTTCGTCAGCAGTTAGAGCCGCCACGCGTGTGATCAGCGTCTCAACAGCGTCATGCTGCGGCCCGTACATTTCTTCTACAGTGCTCATGTCGTGCCTCCTACCACCGCGGGAATGATCGACAGCGTCTCACCATCGGGCACAGGTGTGTCGAGGCCCTGCTGGAAGCGCACATCGTCATCATCGACGAAGACGTTGACGAAGCGATGCAGCTTGCAGTCATCGTCGAAGAGCTTGTCGGTGAAGCCTGGGTGCGCCGCATCCAGGGCGGCTAGCACCTCGGCGACGGTCGTGCCATCGACGCTGACCTCTGGTTCACCGGCGGTGAGGGTGCGGAGGGTGGTGGGGACTCTGACAGTGATACTCATGTCGTCACCCCTTCGTCATTGCAGTTCGGGCACAAGTCATGACCTCCTGGCCGATTGACCGACCACCCACTATTCTTGAGCCATTCCCGCTTGCCTTGCGCTGTACCCCATCCGAGCGACAGATCATCAGCGGCGTCGCACCCATCACATAGGATCGTCCACGACCTAATAGCGCTCATGTCGTTGCCTCCTCGTCAAATGCATCTCGGCACGCTGTCGTCAGGCGGTGTATTGCGGTTCCGGGATAGTCCGGACGGTGATTGGCCCAGAGAGCCACGTCCTCGTCACTGAGGGACACGACTATCGTGCCCGGCGTGTGCTCCATGATCCGAGCGAGCCGATGAGGTGCGTTGGCGGGGTGCAGGCTGTCCCAACTCTCGATCACGGGCCTGGCGAATGTCTCCATCTCCCACGCTGTTCCCACCTGGACGCCGCGGCGATCCACGAGCAGCCACGGATACCGGATCGGCTCCGGCTCGGGTTCCGGCTCGGGTTCGATCCACTGGCCGTCCACCCAACGGGCGACACGCAAGTCGTCGCGTCCTCCACGACCGATGATCCACTGTCGTACCCTAGTGAGAGAACGACCCCAAAATTCCGTTACTCCTGTCTGCCAGTCAACAGCCGCCCACATCCGAGCATTCTCAATAGTTTCGTCTGCATTCATGTTGCTGCATCATCCTGGTCGAGTGCAGCACGGCACGCCCCGACAAGACGCCGCTGTATAGCGGCCCCGGGGTAGGTAAAGTGATCGACCCAAAGGGCCACATCGTTGTCATCGAGGAACACGGCCGTCTTGCCCGGCGTGTGCTCCACGAGGTGACAGACACGGTGCGGTGCGGTACTAGGCCGGTCAATGTCCAGCCGCCTGACCTCCGCAACCGCGTCTGCCTTAGTGGCGCATTCCAAAAGGAGACAGCCCTTTTGGGCCAACACCTGCCACGGATACGGGGTCGGCTCGGGCTCCGGTTCGGGCTCGGTCCACTTGTGCGCGGCGGTGTCCCAGCGGGCCACCGACCAATCGCCAGCGGGGTCTACGGTCGCTGTCTGACTCCGCAGCCATTGCCGAGCGTTAGCGACGGTCATCGGGGCAGTCCGCCGCTGCCCTGTTGCCATGTTCACCACACACCACACCTCATCGATACTCACGTCGTTGCTCATGTCGTTGCCTCCCGCGATGATCGACTGTGCAGCCCTGACATCGCCAACAGTGCATCTCGTATCCCATTCGGTCGGACCGATTTCGACGTCAGCATCGTGGTCCTTGCATATGTCCACCAACGCAGCAAACGGGGCGAGTGCTGCCTGTAACTGCTCGATTTCGTTGGCGGCGCTGTCGAGTAGTGTGTCGATGTTGTGTGATGCAATGTTGTGGTTTGTCCGCCACGCTTCTGCTCCTAACCGCAGTTTGTCTGTGACGGCGGATCTGGGGTTGTCTGTCATGTTGTGGTTTCTCCTGTCGCGACGTTACCGATTACATGTGCATTCTTGCATATCCGGGCGTCGCCGAACACTTGTGCGTTTCCGTACACCACAGCACTGTCGTACACCCGAGCGTCTCCAAACACCCGGGCGTTGCCGGACACCCAAGCGCTGCCGTCTACCGTAGCGTTGTTGTACACCTGAGCGTTGCAGTACACTTGAGCGTCACCCAGCACCTGTGCGTGGTCGAATACCCGGGCGTTGTCAGATATTTGGGCGTTGGGGCCGATTGTCGCTGTGTCGGCCACATTCGCGGTGTCCGCGACCCAACCGCCCTCGGTCCCACCGGGGTTGATGTGGCGGTGGGCATGCACCTGTCCTTCACCGAAGTCGTGTACAGGTGGGGTGCTCCTGTTGTTGCATGCTTGGTCTGCTGTACGTGTGGCTTCGATAGTGTTGGTGAACCAGGCCGTTAGTGACCTGATGTCAGGGGTGGCGTTTGGGAATTGTGCCATGTATTCGTCTGCCCACATTCGGGCGTCGGTTTCCATTTGGGTTAGTGTTTCTTCGGCCAGTTTTTCTGTGGGTTCTGTTGTTTCGCCGCACGTTTCGGGGGGTGGGGGGTCAGGGGTTGTGATGTGCAGGTCGATGTCGTGGGTGACACAAATCATGATTTGTTCATCACCTGGGGTATTATCGTGGCGGGTGGGGGATGGGGAATCGTGGTCCGTTAACTCCCATGAACGTTTGGGTGCGTCTACCCACTGTTGGGTGTTGATGTCCCAGCGTCGTATTGTGAATAGGTGTGGGCGGGAGTCTACTGCGAGTCTGTCCTGTGCGTCTTCTAGAGTGGTGCAGCAGCTGGAGGGGGCTCCTGTTTCTTTGTACACGAGGCGCCATATGTGTTGGGGGGTTGAGTTCATTGGGTTGTCCGTCCGGGTTGTGTCTTGTTGTGGTGGGGTATTGTAGCGGCAGGGGGTGACACCCGTTGACGTACGGCTGCTGTAACGTTGTCCGGGCGGGGGAGTGGGGGTCCACCAGCCGCCACACGTGGCACCCCCATGGGGTACTATCGGCCCGGGGAGGGGGAGACGACCAGACACGACACCCGTCGACACTTCCACACCCATCTAGACACATGCGTCACATGTCTCCTGAGGTCACATGGACACACGGTTTCCCCTATAGGGGCAGAACCCTTTGGGGGGTGTCACTGTGGTAGGTAACGTCACAGGGGTCGGGGGACACAAAAACACCCCCCCACCAGCACAAACAAACAACAATACCCCAACCATACCCCCTGTGGCAACCAAAACAGGCTCCACAAACAAAAAAAAGACCCAAAACCCCACAAAACCAGGCAAACACCAGCTATCGTTTGTGTTTATCTGGGGTTTGTGGGGTTTGGGGTGGTTTTGGTCTGGGGTTTGGGTTGGTTGTTTGGTGTGGTTTGGTGTTGTTTGGTGTCGTTTGGGGTCGGGTGGGGTGGTGGGGGGTGGTGTATGCTGGGGTTATGGGTGATGTTGGGGTTTGTGGCGGGTTGTGTGGTTGTTGTGGGGGACTGGATGCTCGTGTTGTGGAGTTGGAGGAGCGGGTTGGGGTGTTGTTGGAGGCTCATCGGGTGTTGGTGGGGGTTGTGATGGGGTTGGTGGGTGGTGGGTAGGCGTGGGGGTGTTTGGGGTTGGGTTGGGTTGGGGGTGTATGTGGGGGTTGTGGATTGGTGGTTGATTAGGGGGGGGAGGGCGTCGTTGTCTGAGGTTTTTCGGGGTGTTTTGGGGGTTGGGTGGGGTCGGGTGGTGTTGTTTGGGTTGTGGGGGGTGGTTTCTGGGCATTTGTTTGGTGGGTTGTTGCCTGGTGGGGTTCGTGTTTGGTTGGGTGGTTTGGGTCGTTTGGGGGGTTGGTTTGGTGGTTTGGTGTCCCCCGAGGGGTCTGCTTGATATAGTTTGCGGTCTGTGACCTGGGGAAAGTCACATTCCCCCACGGGCGGGTAACCGCCTTTTCCGCCCCGGTGTTCGCGACAGCTAGCACCCAGGGGGGTCTACTCCCGCAAACCCAACCTCACCGCAGCAACATCATTCAAAACATGGGCATCACAATCAATACCCACAAACCCAAACCCCAACCCCGACACCACCACACCGGTAGATCCAGTCCCACAGAACGGGTCCAACACCACACCGCATCCAGTCCCAGCCCCCACAGCACCACCATCAGATGATCCAGTCCCAACGACCCCAGGGGTGATAAGAGACACCAGCCACTCAATCAACGCAACCGGCTTAACCCCCTTGCAATCATTCACCCCCGGAGCCAACCCCTCATCCCTTTCCCGCTTCGACACTTTCGGACAATAAAAAAATCTGCTCGCATGAGAACGCCCCGACTGCCCATCCAACACATCAGCCGCCCCCCCCACCCCACCATCCTCAAACACTGCGTCCGCAGGCCAACGCCCCAACGTCGTAACCCCCACGGTCAACTGCTTCTTATCCAACCCGTGACCATGAGCCTCCCCCTGCCCCTCAGGGACCCAAGTGGCGATAGCGTCACGCTCCTCCCCGCCGACACGTGTCGCATCAATATTGAGCGCCCCCGTCCCATACGCCGCCACATTCTCCGCGATTGTACCTTCCACAGGTTTACGAAACAACAAAATTGGTTCCCACGACGGACGCAACTCTGTCCCATACCCGTAAAACGGATTCGACCCACCCTGCACATACGCGGCCCGCTGCTCATCAGTCATGGACCCCACTTCACGAAAATATGGGGCGCCGTCCCCACCCAACTTCCGATCCACCGCCTGACCGATATCTAAAGACATCGGCATCCCCTTCCCGTACACCCACATGACAGTGTCACGCAACTCCCACCCGGCGTCTTCCGCGCAAATGGCGACACGATGCCAAGTGCGGCGCCCAGCGAACACACACATGTGCGCCCCAGGTTTCGCTACACGCAACACGTCACCCCAAAACCCCACCCCCGGGACTTTACGCCACCACCCGTCAACGTCTTTACCGTCCTGCCCCCCAGGGTCCGTGATGATCGCGTCGATACAGTCGTCCTCCAAAACGTTTTCCATTACGTCACGGCAGTCCCCCAGGTACAGTTGGCATTGCGCAGGGATCGAGTCCCGTCGCACGTCTTTAGACGCGTCGCCCCTATCAGACACACGTCTCCTATTAGACACACCATGTGTATTAGACACGTTCTCTATATCAAGGGCATCTATATGATTAGACGCGTCATCATTATCAAGGGCATCTTGTGAATCAACGATTGTAGACGAATCGTCTATCCCGACTGTCCCACCAGGACCGTCCACTCCGATGGTGCGGGTTGAACCATCCGCCTCGATCCGCCGCACTGGATCACCTTCGCCCCGTGGGGGAACGTTTGTTCGGTCCACCCCGGGGGTTGCGGCGCGTGGTGGCATGGTGATACCGGATGGTTCGTTTGTACGTATCGGGTCAGGTTCGTCGTTTTGGACCGTGGGGGTGGCGGGTTGGGTGAGTCGTAGCAGCGCCTCCACTTCACCGTCTTGGTAGCCGGTAGCTGCCAGGAGGTCATTGGAGTCTTGTACGATTTCAGCCAGGAGTGCAGCAACCTCAGCGTTGTCTGTACGACCGCGTTCAGATATTTTGTTGTCTGCCAGCAGGCGTGCTTTGGCTGTCGTGGAGTCGTCGTCTGTGTAGGCGACAGCGATTTCTTCCCATCCCAAAGACAACGCGGCCTTGAGGGTGTGGTTCCCGATGATGACTTCACCGTCGCGCGTAGCAACAAGAGGTTTGTGTTGACCGAACTCTGCGAGGGAGCGGGCGATCGCTTCCACGTCGCCGCGCCGCGGATTCTGTGTAGCCAAGCGAAGATCCGAGATGGGTTTCGCGAGGGCCTGTAGGTCTGGGATGATGTTGTCTTTCGCCATGGGGGCGATGCTAGCCGATTCGTCACGTGGGACATTGTAACCCACCCCCACCCCCCTGATAGTATACGACGGTAGTAAATGTGGGGAATGGAAATGTCATGCCCGTGTGATACAGTACCCCTGTCAGATAGTCCACAACCGAAAGGAACCAACATGCTCAACACAACCCTCCGCAACGCGACCCTCCCGGATCTCGCCGCCACCCTCAAGGAGCAGGCAGATTCACGTTTCGACGTGGTCGCCCACTCCGGGAACCTCGCCTTCCGCGACGGCAACCTGATCGTGCAAGGCGCCGACGCCATCATCACAGAGGACGGGGTGACCCGCACCGAAACGGTCCTGCGCCCCACCAGCATCTTCGATGACGGACTCGGACTCCGACTCGACATCCCCCGCAAGTACCTGCGCAAGATGCGCAACTACAGGGGTGGCGACGACATGGACGGTCCAGACCCCACCATCACAGACCTCCTGGACTGCAACGTCAACACGTGGCTCGCGAAGTCCAACAAGTCATGGTTTGTCCGCGGATTCAAGACAGACACCGATTCCGTCGGCATCGCCCGAGCATTCCTGTCTGACCGCTTCAACGTGATCGACAACTACGACGTGCTCCTCGCAGTCCTGTCAGGAGTCAGGGACGCGGGCATCGAAGTGGACATCACCACGTGCGACCTCACCGAGCGTCGCATGCGAGTGCGCATCTCAGCCCCCGGGATCAACGCACTGGCCCCAACACTGCTGCGCAACTACCGTTCACCGTTCACCGGTGAAACGGGAGCAGACAACCCCGTAGTGTTCGCAGGTTTGGACATCGGGAACTCTGAGACCGGTGGGGGAGCGTTCACCATCACCCCGGTCATCACCGTTCTCGTATGCAAGAACGGGATGACCATGACCAAGGATGCGCTGCGCAAGGTTCACCTTGGCTCCCGCATGGATGAAGGCGTGATCCGTTGGTCTGAGGAGACCAAGCGGGCCAACGTGGATCTGGTGAAGGCACAGACGGCTGACGCCGTTACCACGTTCCTGGACATCGGGTACATGACTGCCAAGATCGAAGAGATCGAGCAGAAGGCACAGTGCCCGGTCCCGGAGCCCACCAAGGTCATCGAGAAGGTGTCGAAGCAGTTCTCTTTCACACAGGAAGAGAGCGAAGGTATCCTGGGGCACTTCATCAAAGGCGGGGACGTGACATCAGGCGGAGTGCTGCATGCCATCACGTCGTTCGCTCAGGTGGTCCCTGACCCTGATCGGGCGCAGGAGATGGAGTCTGTTGCGCTTGACGCCCTAGACTTCACCTGTTCTCTGGTGGATGCCTGAATCCAAGGCGCGGGGGCTACGGTCCCCGCGCCACCCCCGGGGGCTATCACCTAGCCCCCCTATGGAAGGAGTCCAACGTGGCTGAAGAAAACGTTCCAGACGGCACAGTAAAGATGAAGGAGAAGAAGCGACCCGGCAAGAACAAGCGCAAGTCCGACATGCGCCTCGAAGCACGCCGCAAAGCATACGACGATGCAGGCGGGGCATCACATGCAGGGGTGAGGCGCCCCGGGTCACAGAAGATCCACTAGCGCCGTCACCCCCACCTGATAGGGTGTCGGTGCGTGGCACCCTCAGGTGACTCGCTGACAGTTGGAACTGCCAGTCGAAACCCGCTCTCCAACGATGGGGGCGGGTTTCGGCGTTCCCCACACAAGGCACTGGATGCAGTAGCGCGGTGGGGCTTTGCGTGGTGCGTTTTTGTGTACGACGTGCGTTATTGTGCACCACGCATTTGACGTGTCACCCCCATGTGGTAGTGTTCTCGTTGTCAGCCGCCACTAGTGAAGGAGCCCCCATATGCGAACAATCAACAGTGATGATGCCCGAGTCTCTGCCACAGGGGTTACAAGCGACAGGACCGTTGTTGTTGAGAAGCCGGACAGCAACGGTGAGCGCATTGTGGAGATAGTCACAAGTATCGGTGCGTACGTCAACAGTCGCACAGGAGTTGAGGTGCCCAGCTGCATCTGCACCGAAGGATTCGTGGCTCCACGACACATCCACATCCTTCATCCTGACGTAGCCCAGGAGGCAGTACAGAACCGCGACGGTTGTGCCCATCTGGCCTACTACGACCGCGAGAACCTGTTCTCCTACATATGGAATGGGCACCAGGACTACATTTCTGTCAGCTACGGCGGCTACGCCGAGCAGGTCGTGGGGATCATCCCGATTGACCCCGACATCGTGCAAGAAGTCACCACCACCATGTACGACGACGGCGACGACCACAGCCGGGACGTTCTCACGATCTTCTTCCAGCATGTCACGCCAGAAGTGTACGGGGACGGTGATGTCGAATCGGCACCACAGATGCACGATTTCGGTGAAGGTCCGGTGGCGGCCCACCGTCACGTCACCCCTGACGGCCCCGAGGGTGGTTGGGTGGCGGATACTGCTTGGGTGGCGGCTACTGCACATATCGGGTACAACGCCCAGGTGTTTGATCATGTTCGGGTGTACGGCAACGCTCGGGTGTCCGGTGACGCCCGGGTGTCTGGCGACGCTCAGGTGTACGGTAACGCTCGGGTGTTCGGTGACGCTCGGGTGTTCGACAACGCCCAGGTGTTTGATCATGTTCGGGTGTACGGCAACGCTCGGGTGTCCGGTGACGCCCGGGTGTCCGGTGACGCCCGGGTGTACGAGAGCGCACAAATAGGCGGTGACGCCCAGGTGCTTGACGATGCCCGGGTGTTTGGGAACGCCCAGGTGCTCGACAGCGCTTGGGTGTCCGGCACCGCCCAGGTGTTCGGTGACGCCGGAGTGTACGGTGACGCCCGGGTGTACGGTGACGATCGGGTGTGTGGACCTGTTGAGGGGTTCTTCCCCTCATGGCGTAACGAAGGAAAGTGGTAGGGCAGAGCCATGTGACTACACCCGCCAAGGGTCCCTACACCGTGACCGGAAGGGCGCAGACCGAGTGTGCTGCGTATACGCCGGGCGGGTTGCGGTGCGTCCACCCGAAGCCTGATGGTGACACCCCTATGTGCTACCATCAGACATGTCAGCAGGTCTACAACCAAAGGAGAACCACATGAAAATCTGGATCGACACAGCAACCGGAACCTACGGAGACATCGACAACCTAGCCATAGCAGATGTCCCTGCCCAAACAGTCTCCCTCATGGACTCCGGGCAGATGAACAACACAGACATCGCAGAAATGGGGCAAGAGATCATCGACAACGGTTTCTCGACAGCAAGCATCGCAGCCCTAACGGAACCCGTGGGGTGGTGACATGAACAGTGAACAGACGACACAAGAAGAATCCACAGTGGACGGACCATGTCCAGAATGCGGATCACAGCCAGGGCACTACCTGGGTTGCGCCGCACAAGTCTGCGCGCCCCTCATAAAGGAAGTTAGCGAACTCCAATACACAGCTAATGTCCAAGCCGCAAGGATTCACGAACTGCGGGCACAAGTACAGGACATACAGCAACGCAACGAACAGTTGGAGGCCGCTCTCGCGCCGTTCGCTGCGTTCACTTCCGAGCCTGTCCTCAATCTCAGACCAGACAACTCTCGTGTGTGGGCATTCAACGACTGTGCCATCACCTTGGGGAACCTCCGCGCAGCAGCAGAAGCCCTAACCCTATAGGGACAAGTTCCCTATCCGATCAAACTCCCATAGGAGGCCACCATGCACCCGTACAGAGAAATCATAGATGTCCCGGAAGTCAAATCCGACTACCGCACAGACGGATGGTACCGCGAAATCCTACAGATATTCGCAGACCACGGAGCCACCCCCGCGTCCATCGCGTCAGGAGTAACCCGACGCACCATACAACGATGGGCACGACGGGCAGGGGTCACGTCAGGCTACAACCCTCGACTCGCACGCACCCCAGACGACACAAACGCAGGGTACCGGCGCGGTGTACGTACAGAGGAAGCCATCGAAGCCCACCAAGAATCCGTACGCGACGCCAAACAGCGACGTGTGCAACGATTCCACGACAAAGAAACAACCCCCGCGTGCGGCAAAGCCAGCACCTACTCCAACTACGACTGCCGCGGGGAAGCATGTCGCACCGCATGGTCCGTGTACCTCAAGCGTAAGCGTGGAACCCTCGACGGCACTCCATCCATGACAGAGCAGATGCTCGTAGACCTAGAAGGCAACCCGCTGCACTGCCCCTGCGGACTAAACCCCTTGGAGAACTGACCACACCCCAACCCCCCACGGCACCCTCACACGTGTTGTGATCCAGTCACGGCCCCAACCCTTTGCGTGTCATCGCTATCTGGTATAGTTGTACACGTCAGTTAGCTCACAACAGGAGGTGTTCCCCCCATGGCGTATAACGATTGCACTCCCGGCCAGGACATGATCGACCTACGGGACGTGTTGGAGGCACGCCGAGACCTGTTTGCCCGTGCCGTTGACTCGAAGGCCCCATCCCTCACCTCCGACGAAATTCGTCTATACGCAGCCATCGTGGCGCTGGTCGTGGGGGAGCTGGGTGGAGACCTGGAAAGCGCCGCCTACATGGAACCAACCCTAGTGCACGACTGCCACTTCACGCGGTACGCACGCACACTCGCGGTAGACCTAGAGGCGATAGACAACCCAGGGTTCTGGCCCGTATGTCACATAAATTGGGATGCGGCAGCAGCATCACTTCGGGAAGAATACACGGAAGTCACCTACGGGGGACACACCTATTGGAGGGGAACCCTATGAGATACACACATGACGGTATCAGGGACGATAGTCGCCGCACATGGAACGATGCGTTAGCCAGCGGAGACAGAAAGAGAATCCAACAGGCACGCCTAGAAATCATGGGGTTACTGTACGAACGCATAATGAACCGCGACCCCAACTATGAGGTGGCAGGGTGGACCGATACCGCCTAAACCCCCTGGGGGTATCGGGACTCGGCGTGACACATCCGGGAACCCCCACGGGCAGGACACTACCGCACAGCCCCATCCCCTCCGACCACATGCCGCCACCATGCCGCATGACCCCCTAGGGGCGATACACTGCCCCGCGTACACCTGCACCCACACAGGAGAGCATCCCCAATGAGCAACACACAGGAAACGCAACAGACAACAACCGATTGGGATTGGGAAGACCTCTGCCGCCGCGCAGACCTCGGCGAATACGACGACGTCATCTACGGACTCGTGGACGATGGGGCCATGTGGCTACCCAACGAACCACCTGCATCAGACACGCCATAGAGAATCCCCCCCCGTTAGACCCATTGTTTCCTATTAGGAACAATGTTACCTATCAGACACAATGTTCCATATCAGGCACAATACCATCACCTGAACCCCATGAGGCGCCTGTTATCCAGTGGCCTTGTCGGGGTCGGTGGGTTGTGGATGGTTCTGTAGGATGGTTCGCATGTGGGCGATTAGGTGTCGAACGTGTGTTCGTTCCTGTGGGGTTGGGACGGGGCACGCCCCGCGGTGGTACTGCTCGTTGTTGTGCATGGGTTGAGTCACGAGACCATGCGTTCTGTGGAGTCGCCGGGGTGGATGTCCCATGATTTGAGGCCGTCGCCAAGGATGGGTTGGTATCCGCGTCCACACCTGTCGCATGTTACATCTTCCAGCACGCAGTTGTGCATGTCGTAGGTGCCGCACAGCTCATCTGTGTCGAGAGTGCAGTCCATGCAATGCAGGTAGCCGATTGTGGTGACTGTCGCGACTGTCCTGGCTTTCATCCGTTGCCTGCCATCGCTTGGCGTAGCCCCTGTAGGGACTTTGGGACTCGGGTAGCGAACACGCCCGCGTCTACGGCGCGTGCCACTGCGGGGTCTGTCTTGATGACCGTGCACGCTGGGGTCTCTAGAACTTTAGCGACATCTGCTGGTGTCAGTGCTCGACCCTGTTCGTCAAGGACGATGACTCCTGTTGGGACAGTCGCCGATTCTGCGCTTCTGCGTACTGCCAGGTAGCACGGTCGGATCACTAGCATCAGGTCACCGGGGAAGTTCTCAGGGATTGCAGTGGTCCCAAAGTCTACAACGATGGACTCGTGAGTGCGGTACTGTGGGTCTGTCAGGGCAGAGAGCCCTTCTGCGTAGATGAGGGACTCAGTAACCTCTGTCTGTTCCTGGGAGTCTGATAGCCCTAGGACGTGTAACACGTCCCCGTTGTCTGACGCGTCTACCAGAAGTGTGGGGGCGTCTAGGGATGCTGACAGCGCATAGGCACACGCGGTGACTGTGCACCCCTGTCCACCTTTCGATCCGTAGAATCCGATGACTTTGTTCATCGTCTGCTCCTTTAGTTGACTACCTGACGGGGGGGACTATAGCAGGTGGGGGTGACAGGAAGAAGCCGATGTGCTGTCACCCCCACCTGCTAGTATCCTCTCTGTTGAGAATCCCCTACCTAAGGAGACCCCATGAACGACAACCTGATCGAACGGCTACACCTCAAGGCCCACGGGATAATCACACAGGCCAGAACGGCCGTAGGCACTAGCGCTCTGGATCTGCGGGCAAACGCAGCGCTGCTCCGTGACGCAGCTACAAAGATCGAATGTCTACAGGCAGCACTCGCACCGTTCGCCGGATGCACGGACGGGTGGATGCCGTATGACCACGATTCAACCCCTATCGGGCCGAGTGACATAACCGTAGGCAACATACGCACAGCGGTAGCGGCATTCAGTCGAGAACGGCCCCTTGTGGACGGCGAGACAGCATGGTTCGCCACAGACGAGACAGCGGAAGCAATCCGTATGATCGTATCTCCAGATGTGGTGAGCGAACTTGTAGATGAGCTTGTAGCCGGAGGCGACGTAAAGAAGATGCGAAATGCATACGCGTCGATCGCGGAGATGGCCGGGGTTCTACAGGGATGTCTAGCACAGCTGCGGGCATCCACATATCGAAACGTTGTCATGCATGACTTCGGTGAAGGTCCGGTGGCGGCGCGCCGTCACGTCAACCCTGATGAGTCTGAGGGTGGGTGGGTCGCGGACAGCGCCACAGTGGCTGGCACTGCGGCAATCGGCCCTGACGCTCAGGTGTTTGGCAACGCTTGGGTGTTCAGTAGTGCTTGGGTGCACGGCGACGCCCGGGTGCTCGGTGATACTTGGGTGTTCGGCAACGCTCAGGTGTTCGGCAACGCTCGGGTGTACGGTGATGCCCGGGTGTTTGGCGACGCTGCGGTGCACGGAAACGCCAAGGTGTTCGGCAACGCTCAGGTGTCCGGCAACGCTCAGGTGTACGACAACGCGCTGGTGTACGGTGGCGCCCGGGTGTCCGGCAACGCTCGGGTGTTCAGTAGTGCTTGGGTGCACGGCGACGCCCGGGTGCTCGGTGACGCACATGTGACCGGGGACATCGCGGCAGGAGAAACGATATGAACGACAAGGAGATAGTCACGATTTGTGTCACAGCGGCGCATCATCTAATCAGAGTCGAAGCATCGCTTTCGCCTGTCGGGTCTGGTGAGAGTAACCGGATCGACTTGGGAGTCATGTCTGTCCCAGACGCGCACACCCTAGTCAGGAGCCTGTCGCAAGCGATCGAAAGCGCCAGCCGCACCATCGTGGGGAACGCGATGGTGGGGGAGTGCGACACCTGTGATAACTCGCATATGGTGCAGGGGAAGAATGGCGACGAGTATTGCCCTGATTGTACTTCGATGCGACATGCTGCCCCGCCGACTCGTGCCTCAGTGCGGGAGATCGAACGGTGGGTTCACAACACAGGAGGGCTACTGTAGAGCAACCCTCTCGTAAAGGGGAGACATGAAAGGCGCGGTGGGTCACCTACCCCCACCCCCTACAGGGTCAGGCCACCCTAGTCTGTCGAACCATGCACAGGCATCCTCACAGCATTTACCGCAGAGACCCTCGTCCCCCCAGGCCGACACGTAGTAGGGGACGATCAGGTGGGTACATGCCCTATGGCACCTTGGGCATGTCCTGTCGCCGTGTCGCGTACATGACAACCGTTTACCAATCACTCAGCTTTCTTCCTCACCTTGATGATGCGGTCAGGGAACACGGAGCGAAACTGTCCACGTCCACGCGCCCCCCCGTAACAATCTACCCATTCCGAGTCACTGGTGTGTACGGTGCGAATGTAGTTGTAACGTGAACCGCGTTCCCCCCTCAACCCGAAGCTGTCCCCCACCTCTAAAGTCGTGTCCTCATCTACGGGGTACAGGTATGTGATGTCCCTTTTGTCGCTCATCGTCATGCACTCTAACAGACAGTCGTGACATCTCTAGGAGCCAGGTGTCATCCCCCAACGATACAATAGTCACCCATGGAACAAGAATACACAATCAACCTGACGCAGATACTAGGACTGGATCAGACAGCGGAGCTGGTTCTGGACGCGATTATAAATATGTGCCACAAGTATCTTGTTGATGCTGTGGAGCTTGGGTTCAGTCCTGATGCGGCTGAGGAGATGGCTCTGACGCTGCACAGTGTGGCGGTCACACGCGTTTTTGTTGGCACGATGGCTACGGTGGGTTGAGATGCCGTACGGGTACACGACTGACCCTTCGAGGGGTAGGGGCGCACCGTTGGGGTATGGGGTCGAATGTGACTATCACCTTGCGATGGGTAACGCTCCTGATGGGCGGCAGGACAAGGTCCCGTATGGGGCTGCTGTGGATGCGCAGGTGCGTCTAGGGGTGATAGAGCGTGCTGGGTCTTGCACCTGTAGGCACCGTGTGGTGAAGGTGTGGGAGACGTATGCGAAGGTTCGGGTCCGTAATCAGAGTGGTGCTGCGAACATTGTGAAGTGAGATTCGAGCCATGCTGCCGCAGTGGCGGATGCGATGTCGTCTACCATCGCTTGTGCTGCGTCGCGACCTTCTGTGAGGCACTCATCGTAGCATCCGACGTATCCCCAGCATGACTCGTAGGTGTCGTCGGGGCCTTGTGCGACCCATCCGTATACGTCGCCGCGTAGCCATGAGTCGTATGCCTGAACTTCTGCGGTCATGTAGGCGATGGCACGCTCTGCGCTGTCCTGGGTGTCGCCGTACTCTGTCTTGGCGTCCTGGCGTGTGCAGTAGATGAATCCGACTTGGCCTGAATCCCATGGGTCATGGAAGGGGTTGGCATCTCCGGCCCTCATGGTCATGCCTGAGTGCTCGTAGAGCCATAGGGGCAGGATGATCGGGTCGTCGTCCCCTGTGACTTGGCGCAGCATGTCTTGTGCGTCCGCGTAGTCACCTGTGTTGATTGTCTCGTCGCCTAGGTCTGCGTGGCGGTGCCAACAGACCATTGTGCCGATGTTGTCCCACCCGCGTGGGTCCCAGGAGTCTTGGTCGTAGTGGACTTCGACCGTGACTCCTGCGTCGTGTTGCTCTGTAGCGAGTGGTTCCATGTTGTTCCCCTTTGGTTGTCGACCTGCTGATATGCTAGATGATAGCAGATAGGGGTGACGTGTCGAGTGGAGACTTCTAAGATTCCCTCTTGACACCCAGCCCCCGATGCGCGAGACTGCACTTGTCAGATAGTCACAACCGAAGGAGAACGACATGGCACAGACACTCCCGATGGAACCCCTAGAGGAATACGCCTTCCATCTATCATCCTGCGAGGAACGCTTCAGCGGCGGCAAAGCCGAAGGAACATTCAACGACCGGGTGTTCTCCAATATGATCGGAGTGGCCTACCGCACCGTCAAGCGGTGGCGAGCAGGCGGTGGACAGATCACATGGAACGCCGCAGACAAAGCCGCCATCCGACTCGGATCACACCCCCTGAGCGTATGGGGTGACGAATGGAAAGCCCTCGACCCCGACGAATGGGACCTCACCATGACCCCCGGGGCATCCGAAACCATCGAAGCGATGACACAGTAGCATCCCCCCATGGACAACGACCCGAGCACCATCCTGCACAACGCAGAGGCCGACGGTTACTCCATGCTCGGCCACCTACGCCCCCAAGACAGATACCTGGACAACCTGCTCCGACGACTGGATGGCTCCAAGGGGGGTTGGGTTACAGTAGTCAGGTTGCAGAGCGATGGGTCTGAATCTGTGACGGGTGTTGGTGGCTACAACCGGACGTGTTGGGTGTATGGGGTTGATGATGATGGAAGAGATGTGACGTTGCGTCGCCCCGCACACAATCTGTACGTTGCGGAGTTGTGTCACCCTGACTCTGTTCGTGACTTGCAGGATCGACACAACGTGTCTGGGTCGCTGTGGTGATATACGATGGGGGCTATGGGATGTGGATGCAAGAAACGTGCCGCCGTTCGTGCCGCATCGGAGAAAGGGCCTATCACCATGGGGACACCTACCCGTATCTACTTCTACGCGGTGCCTCCTGCGCAAGAGGCGGGCAGCGTAGAACAGAAGTTTAGGGTACTGAAAGATGCTCGTGCTGTCGCGAAAGCGAACAAAGGTTGGATCGTACAGCAGAGACGCGAGACTGTTCAGCCTTCTGCGTCGTGAGTAGATTGACCTTGGGCGACAGGCAAGATGAACAGTTGCAGCGTCAACACCCCTTGGGGCGCTGAGATGGATAGCCCCTCTACGATCCACACGTCGTAGATGTTTCCTGCTGCTGCATTCCCTGCGTCGAGCCAATCTGCTGCTTCCCGCAGCACCTTTGAGTCTGCCCCGGCCCCATCTTCTGTGCGGAACTCTATCGTCCGGGCATAAGTCGGGGATTCTGTCACATCAATGCTCATTCGGGGACAACCCGAAAGTTTCGGTCCTTCACCTTGTCTGCCTTGATGAAACTGAGCCCGGGGACAGATTCCCCGTTTACGATTACACGCTGATCGCTGAACCGTTCAGCTGCAACCTTGAGTGCCTTTTTGGCGGCGGCCTTGTTGACTGTCGGGTCTGGGAACGTGACCGCTTCTGACAGGTTCGTGACACACCACTTCGTGAACTCCTGGTCGTCGTCCACGATCCACTGATCCTGCTTCTTCGTGGACTTCAGCACCCCTGCTGGGGTGTGGATCGTGAAGGCCTCGGGGTCTTGTGCGAGGCGGGCGCGGTGGAACGTCTCTATGGCGTCCATGAGGTAACCGCGCTGCTGATCTATGGTTACCAGCCTGTCGGTCTTTCGGGCAGTCAGTCTTGACACGGCAGCCTTGTGGGCGGCCGCGTATTCCGCTTCGCGTTCATCGAGTCGGATCACCTGCGCGACCCATTCGGTTACGGTGTCGATTGTGGATGAGTCGGGGTCTGCGATGGGTCCTGTGACCTCGTCGCCCCCGAGTGCGTCCATGAGGTCTTGCGTTGCATCAGTCATGTTGACTCCTTGTCGTCTCCGCGGATGAGGTATGCCGCAACGTTGTAGACGCATGTCAGCAGTTCTGCATCGGTGTAGTGGACCATTGATGTGGTGTTCTGATCGACTGCCTCGCATGACACATCTTTTCCGTAGATGCGTCTGAACCAGCAGTAACCGTTTTCGAAGTCGTAGGAGACAGATACGTCCGATCCAAGCGCCCCGGGCCTGACTGCCTGTAGCCTCCCGGTGTTGCCGTATTCGGAGTTGTTGATGAGATCGTAGCGCTGGTCTTTCAGCAGCGCCTCGATCCTGTCTAGGACCATCTCCTGGGTGGTGGTGCTCATCTGCGTACAACGCGGGTGATCTGGTGGTCGTAACCCCAGACGGACATGCCAGCATCAGCTCCACCCGCTATGCAGGTGCCGCTGAACCCGGGGCGCCCGTTCTTCACGTCCTCTTCCTTCGACTCGACCTCCACTAGACGTGGCGGTCCGTTGCCGAAGGTGCGGTATGCGATCACATCGCCCTCTTGATAGGTCATGTTGTGCTCCTTTGGTTGGATCTACCTGACAGATATCACTATACACCCTGGGGATGACACGTCAAGGGGAAATATCTCTTGACACGCTAGCCCTTAGCATATAGGGTTGCCCTGTCAGCCAGTCCACCGAAAGGAGCGACCCCATGGCAAAGAAGCGCAAAACCCATAGACAGTCGAACCAAGCGGACCTCGCCAACGTACGTGGCCGCCAGCGCGAAGAACACTACGCCTCCGGTGGAACCCCACAGATGTACCGCGGGGCAGCCCGAACCCTCGACAACAAGACCAAAGCCCGCACATCTAAACGAGCCTGCCGGGGTCGCGTCGAGTGGTAACGGCCCGCCCCCGGGCGGGGGAGACTGGATGAGCTAGAGGGAGGCTTTCGCTCATCCCTGTGACTCGCAGTCGTGGCCGTAGTGCCATTCTTGTGTGTCGGTCTCATCGAGTAGGTCGAACTTGCGTCCGCATTCGGGGCACGTGATGTAGCGTTTTATCATGTCAGGCCCTCGAATGGGTCTGCCAGGTAGGTTGCTGCCATGTCTTCGCGTGCACGGGTGTAGGCGATGATGGCGGCGATGGTGGCGGGGGATGGGATGTTTTCGTCGTGCCCTGTCGCTTCACTCATCTTGGTTGTGATGTGGACCCATTGGGCTGTGGTGAGCTGTTCGAGGGTGGCGGCGCTCACGTGTGCTCCTGCGTGTTCGTCTAGGAATGCGACGAATCTGCGGGCCTTTGTGGTCCTGTTGGACGCTTCGAGTGGGTGGGGTGCGGCGATCATCGTGGGTTCCTTTCTCGGGGGTGAGGTGCGGGGGGTTGTGGCCCCCCGACGACTGTGACCTCACCTGTCTTTCCGGTTGCTCGTGGTCGGGTTGTTCCGACGTGCTGCACTATAGCAGATAGGGGTGACATGTCTAGCGAAACTTTTCACTTGACGTGTCACCCCCAGGGTGTATAGTGATATCTGTCAGGTAGTCAACAAAAGGGGAAGCATCTATGGGTACCAACGATTCTGTCCGAACCGCGGAGAACGCTGTATCCGCTCGCGTGCATCTGTGCAGCGGCGGAGAGTGGGAGGCCACTCGCACCGCAAGCGCCTACCACCCCAACGTGTGGGGAACCGTTCTCAGAGACGAACTCCGCGACTGCCCAGACGACACTGTGACCGCCGCCCGAGCCGTCACCCCCGAGGGTTACGTGATCGCCGAGGTGCAGCGCAGCGGCGCCCTCAACGTCTCCGATGACTCAGAGGACCTGCCGGAGTGGGCCGCCGATCTCGGCCACGCCACCCGCGAGCAGTGCGAAGCGTCAGCCGCCGCCCCCGGTGGTCTGATTTCCGTCACCGAGGATGGTGGCGTCGCCGACGAGGGCTCGTGGACCGAGCAGAACTGTGAGACCGTCACAGTGTGGGTCGAGTGGGACTGACCCGAGCGAAACGCCCTAGAGCCAGTCTGCTGGCCACCGCACCCGCGATGCGGCTAGGGCACTGTCTACAGAGAGAGATGAGAGCATGGAGATCACCGCGTATGTCGAGGAATGCACGGACCGTGACTGGTGGCAGCCGTCCACCGCCGACATCGCAGACGCTCTCCCCCGCGAGGCGTGGTTCGCTTCCCTCGCCGCGCTGTTGATCGGCTACCCAGATGACACGGTGATAGCGCTGCGTGCCGTCACCCCCGACGGCGACGTGATCGCCGAGGTGCCGCGCACCGGGGTTCTCCGTCTCGCCTATACCGACGAGGACCTCCCCGAGTGGGCAGCGACCTTAGGGACAGCGACACCCGAGCAGTGCGTTGCGTCCGGCCGTGCCCCCGGCGGCATCATCCCGATCACTGAGGGGGGCGCCGTCGCGACCGGCTCATGGTGGGCGGCGCAGGATGACGAGACCGTCAAAGTGTGGGTCGAGTGGGACTGACCTGACCCGATCGCCCTAGACCGGACCGCCGGTCACCGCACCCGCGATGCGGCTAGGGCACTCACTACAGGAAGAGAGACTGATGAGCATGACCGAAACACCCACTACAACCGTCGTGGACGCCGCGACGCTGCGGGACGCGGCGACGATCTGTTGCCGCGTCGCCAACAACGACGCGAGTATCACGACGCGCCACGTCTGCTTTGACGGGACCAAGCTCGCCGCGACGGACCTGGCAACAACAGTCGTCATCCTGTTGGGTGCCGAGCCGTGCCCGGCGATGGTTCTGCCAGCCAAGTTGCTTCGCGACGCGGCGAAAGGTGCGAAGCCGACCAAGCGTGCACCGCAGACAGTCGCGCTCAGCGCGTCTGGTCTGGAGGATGCGACGATCGTCGGCCGCAACGGGGTTGTGACGATGCGCACACTCCCAGCGTCCGACTGGCCGCTCCTGAGTGAAGCGGCCGAATATGAGCCGGTGCCACTCAGCGTATTGGATGCCATGGGCAACGTGGCGTGGGCCGTCTCGACTGACAAGTCGCGACCCATCCTCTGCACAGTAGCGTGGACCGGTTCGGTGGTTGCCGCCAACGACAGTTTCCGCTGCCACAGTGTCGACATTGACCACACGGCCGAGACTGAGATGATGGTGCCCGCCGCGGCACTCAAGCTGCTCGGCCAGTGTGCCGCCAAGTTCGGTGAGCCGTTGCACGCACACCGCGACGACACACATCTCACAGTGAACGCGAAGCGTTGGACTGTGACTGTTCGCCTCACCGAAGGCAGCTATCCGAACTTCCAAGGCATCTACGCCACCGCGTTGGGTCTGCTCGACACTGAGCCGGTAACGTCTGTCACGTTCCCGGAGGGTTCCGCTACGTGGTTGCGGGACTCTGCGAAGCAGGTCGGGAAGGCCGTACCGGTACGGATCGTCCAATATGGCGACGTGTGGCGCATGACGCTGAGCGAAGCCGATGGACCCACCCTCACCGGCCCCGCGGTGCAGGTTACGGGTGCCGACGATCCAGGTGCATTCAACCCCAGGTTCCTCGCCGACATGTTGGACCATGACGGCCCGACGATTGTGGGAACCGGTGCGCTCAAGCCTTGGTTCGGCACGGACCGCGAGGTTTTGCTCATGACGTGTCGTGTCGCCTAGCCCGACAGCACTAGACAGGTCAGCGCGGTTAGATAAACTTCCCACTTGACATGTCACCCCCAAGGGGTATAATGGCATTTGTCAGGTAGAACCAACCAAAGGAGAACCACATGAGACCACTTATCCCCGGCAACCTGCCCCGTGTGGGGCAGCGCATCATCCTTTCCGGCGCCCACATCAGCGGTGGTGTCGGCACAGGAGTGGATGACCCTGACGATCCTGACGAGCCTGTCGGGGTCGTGTGCACCTACCACGGGCTCACGAACGGTCACGCCACCTTCAGCGGCAACACTGCTGACCTCACCTTTCTCGGCTACAGCCCTGAGGACGGACGCTCCTGGGCGCCGCTGCCACGATGAGCGGGGGGACGGTAGATAGCCTCCGGGTGATCTACCGTCCCCATGACTGGATCAAGGTTCGTGTTGTCTAGCCGAGAGCCCATTCCCATGCTTGCCTGAGCCCCCACACCAGTGGGGCCAGCAACAGCAGTGCGACGGCCAGAGTTACGGTAAACGCAGTGATTTGTCCGAGTCGTCCTGCCCATCCGTTTGTGGGGACATGTTTCATGTCTGGGTTACTTTTCTGTGGGTGTACCGGAAACTCTTTCGTTGGTCTCCATATCGGACGTTTCTGGTGTTGGTTTTCGTGCATTGGCGAATGCCTTCCTGAGGGGGGCGAATGCAGTCTCTATCTGCTCTGGCGTCATCACGGGGGGCATGACACGTTCGGGTGGAGGGGGTTGTCCGTGACCTGTCCGGTGTTGCTTTTTCTTTCGTCGTGCACGTTTGCTGCGCCGGTTTTTCCTACTCGGGTTACCCACTTGTCCCTGACCTCACCATCCACGCTTCGCTGATTGACCCCTGTGTTGCGCCCTTAGCCCTTGCCTGGTGTTCTCTGTTAGCCCACACCCGAAGCTTCTCCCAATGGCGTCTGAGGGCCATAGGGGACTTGATTTGGTCTGCCCAACGGAACCGGTCCCCTTCGGTCCCGTAAGTGTAAACATACCCGATCATCATTTCCACCCGCTCGCGGTCAATAGGTTTAGGGTCAGCCCACTCTGTAGCCCCACGCCGCAACAGCAGGTCCATGGGCCGCACCCATTGGGTGTCGGTCACCTTAGGGGTGAACCCATGTTCACTTTCAATCGCGCGCGCCAGCATGTCACACATTTCGCGCGCGCGCCCAGATTTATCAAACCTGTCCACACAGTCATCGCGGTCAACGCTTGATCCAGTCTCAGCGCTTCCTGATTCTAAAACTTGTTCCAGTCCGTCATCATCAAAGACGCGCGGCTCCGAAGGAGTCGCAGGAGGCGGAGCCGACGTATTGGTTGGGTTACTGTTGGGTTCTCTTGGGTTATGTGTAGCGTGGTGCGACACCCCCTGTAGCGTGGTGCTACACCCCCTGTCGTGTGGTGCTACACCTAGGCACGGGGTACTATTGGGGGGGGTGTAGCGTGGTGCGACACCTACCCGTGGGGTAGTATCTGTGGATGGGGACCACGCCTTTGGGGTATCATCAGGCATCAAAAGCCGGTACCTGTTGGCATGCCCTGCACGACTGTTGTCTTCCATCAAAAGCAGGAGACCATCATCTATAGCCTGCTTGATGAACCTGTTGACCCCCGAGCGTGACACCCGCGCCTTGTCCGCGATCCACTGCTGTCTTGCCCATATCTCGTATTCGTGTAGATCATTGGCCGAGTCTGCTGTAGCGAGGTGTACTGCGAAGTTCACTCCGTCATACGGGGAGTGTTTGTAGACCCAGCCGACCGCTTCAGCGCTCATGGCGTGATATCTTTTGCACAGCTAGCGTACCTTGTGTTAGCATGTGTATGCATCGTTTGTCCTTCTACAGGCTTCGTTGAGTGGGTGCATTGGGTTGGTCCTTTATGCCCTACAGGTGTGATAGTTATTGATCCCCATGCTGTAACGAGAGTGGGGGTTGGAGACACGAGAACCCGCCTACCGGAGAGCCACTCCAGGGCGGGTTCTTGCTTTCCCAGTCAGACCCCATGGGCTCATAGGACCCTGATCTGTTTTCATCCTACACCTCTGGGGGTAGCCGTCAAGGACCTGTAGATAGATGTCACCCCCGTGTGCTAGGGTGCTGCCATAGCACACGAACCCCCCTTCGTGTTGCGACGAGGTCCCCGGTCTGTCGTGCCCGGGGGCCTTCGTCATTTTAGAGACGAATGCTGCGCCACCCGCATAGAGACTTCCCCCTACCCCAAACGCTCTATCCCCTATCAGACGCGTTATCCCCTATCAGACGCGTTGCTCTATATCAGACGCGTTGCCCTATATCAAAGACATCCAACAGATATACACAAAATCGGCAAAACCGGCGGATGTGTTCCAGTAGCGGCGGCAAAGGGATGTGAGCGGGGCCGGGGGTTCATGCCCCGACCCCGATGGTCACATCCAAGGGTACCGTTTGATGTTCTTGGATGCGGAAGCGGAGATGCCCCACCTGTCGATTGGGTCCATCCGGAGAGCCCGGAGGGAGGCCGTTACGTCTGCACCGCACCTTGCTGATGCCATCACGATTTCGTCGTAACGGATGTCTGTGCCGGTCGTTGTCCCGAGGTGCGCCATCTGGCAGTACGCGTCTACCAGGGACTCCTGCACTTGGGCAAGTCGAGCGATGCATAGGATTGTTGAGAGGGTCTGCATAGGTCATCTCCTTCTGTGGGGTTGTTGCTGACAGCAAAAGTAAACCACATGCTCGCGCGGCAGTCAAGGGGTTTCTCAAAATTCTCCACCCAACACAACCCCCACAGCCCAAACAACCATAAAGGTTATCCAGTCCCGGTGGGTTGGCATCCAGTCACGATGGTTCTGCCTGCACCATGGTTCCCCGAGCGTGTAGGTGGAGTGTCGACATATTCTGTTGTTGGAAGATTCTAAAGATCCCCCTTGACGGCCGCGCGATAGTGTGAGACGCTTCCCTTATCAGCAAGTCACTAGAGGAGGTGAACGCATGAGTAACCCTACATGTGAAGATCGGGTAGCAGGTCACTTGGCCAGCAGAATCCGGGACCTTGAGCAGATGCAAGAGGCCCTAGGGGAAGATGGCGGCGTCATCGAGGGGGAAGAGGTGACCTCCGATGAGGTGCTCGACATGATCGAGGACTACGCCTTAGCAGTTGATCTCCGATCCACCTTGATCGTCACCATCAGCACGGGTGGCCCCGGCGATCAGCTAGAGATCGAAGTCATCAACGACGGGCACGGGTGGGAGCTGGCCGACACCAGCGCCATCTACCGATTCCTGGATTGGGGGGACGGGGCAACACGTCGAACCAACGACGATGCAGTCATGGACTATCTACAGTCCATGGTGGGACGCCTCCCGTTCTAGCCTCCCCCACGGTCACATCAGACGGAGCCCTGGCCTGTATGGGTCAGGGCTCCTTTACGTCAAGACGTTTCACTGGATGCCATAGTGGGGGCTGTGGGGTTGGGGGGTTGGGGCTTGACATGTTCGCGCGGGCGTGGGATGATGTGAGTGTCAGATAGTCAACTACAGGAGGGGTAATCATGAGCATGTTTCCCGGTGCAGGTGCAGTGGTGTACCGCAACGAGGCGGGCGAGCCGCTCGGGTGGGACTACCCTAGCGAACCCGATCCATCGGACTCTTATGATCCCTATGGGGACTATGGGCGTTTGAACCGTGTCCCAGAGGAATGCGGTATGTGCGGGGAGTACGATGACGTTGTGCTCGACCCCCGTACGGGGCTGTGTCCGCGTTGCGCTACCGACGTGTGACCTGGCGGTGAGTCCGTATGGGTTATTCCCCATAGGGTAGCGGCATGGTTTAGATACAACGATCCCGATTAGATACAGGACTCTCTATTAGAAACAGATGTATCTATATGTATCAAAGAGCATTCAGCCCATATCTGGCCTGTCGGTGTCCAGTAGGGGCGAACGTGTGTTCGGTGCTGCCCATAGGGGTGGGGGGTACCCCTATAGGCATCCCCATTCTTGGATGATGCAGCCTGAACCATCGGCTGGTACGCTCCCGGTTGGACTGTTACAGTAGACGCTGCCATCCTCGTATAGGGTGCACGGCGGCGTATCCGTCACTTCTGCATGGTCTATGTGTATGGTCACGGTGTACGCCCATATGAGTACGGTCGCCACCACCGTTATGGCGACGACGTATAGCGCTTCCCAACGATTCATAGGTACCTCCGGCAATAGTTGTATCTGACACATCAAGTCTCGCGCGTCTCATCGCAGAAGTCAAGCCCAAATGTTTGACACTGGAACACCTGTTCGCTCGCGGTATCTATCTGTGTGCTTGGTAAACAAAACGCTTGACGGCCGCGCGATAGTGTGAGAGACTTTCTTTGACATCTATCAGGAGGTTCAATAGTGAGCACCCTACAGACCACCATCAGCAATCCACGAGGGGTACCCGAACCGGGCCACTCCCGGGGTTGCAGCATACCACGTATCTATGTCGCTAGTCTGAGCGACTACAACAACGGGGAGATGTACGGCGAGTGGCTTGACATTCCGGCAGACGTGGATGATCTGGCGGAGGACATAGAGTGCATGCTCAAGTTCTCCCCTCGCCCCGGTGCAGAAGAGTGGGCGATCCACGACTATGAGGGGTTCGCCTCTATCCGTATCGGAGAGCATGAGTCGCTAGCGACTATCGTGGCTCTCGCCGGGTGCCTCTCGGAGCATGACCCCGTGGCATTCTCAGCTTGGCACAGTATGTGCGAAGACGAGGCAAACGACCCCGTGGAGTGGTCTGAGCTGTTCTGTGACGCCTACCGCGGCGAGTGGGACTCGTTGGGCGACTACACCTATGACACCTACTGCGGGATGCATGGTACCCCCAGCGATACGGACATGCTCGCCCCTTACGTGGATTGGGAGCGCATGGGCCGCGAGTGGGAGATGGGCGGCGACATCTGGACTCACGTAGCCTCGGGCACCGTGTACGTGTTCTCGAACATGTAGCCCACATGGTGGGGATGGACCATCATCCCCACCGGCCCTACAGGACTGGATGCCCGTTCGGGTTGGGGGGGAATTTGAGAAACCTCTTGACATGCTCGCGCGGACGTGGGAGACTTCCCTTGTCAGCAACCGAGAGGAGCACGAGATGGTAGACGTGATAGACGCTATAGGCGCCCTAGGGGCAGGTAAAGAGGAGCACCCCGAGGGGTACTCTCTAGACTTCGGCAACATCATGCTAGGGTCGCCGTACGTGACGAGCACGGGGTACCTTCCCGACAGGGAAACGGCGGAAGGGGTAGCGGCGCTTGTCATCCCCCTGCTAGACAGGATGGCACAGACGGCCCTACGCCACAACCCGTCGCTGGGAGATTGCCGTACCCACCCGGAGGATGATACGGGCACGTGGTGCACCGTGGTATCTGCACAGAGCGACGAGGGCGGCGCCCCTGTCACGGTGTACGACTACATGGGGGATGCATTCTTTGTCGCCGGGGTAGCTATGCCCTGGACCTTCTGTGACGGCGAGCGCGTCAAGTACGAGAAGGTGCGGCAGGCGCTAGCCGCATAACCCCCCGGGTACAGATCGCTGACCCCGCGGGCCGGAGACCCATCCACTCTCCGGCCCGTGTCGGCGCCCCGGGACTGGAACACCTGTTCGCTCGCGGTATCTATCTGTGTGCTTGGTAAACAAAACGCTTGACGGCCGCGCGATAGTGTGAGAGACTTTCTTTGGTGTGAGAGACTTTCTTTGTCAGCAAACATCTATCAGGAGGTGCGAGACATGAGCGATACGATGCAAGAGATAGCGGACCGCGAGATTCTCCGCTACGCGGTGCAGCGCGAGATTTTCTGCCCCGCTACAGGGAAGGTCTTGGACATCACCGATTCGGTGCTTCTCATGGGCGACGGTATCCGGCCCCGCGTTATCAGCGCCGAGATATGGGATGACATAGGTTCGGTTGCCCTAGAGGGGTGCGCTGATGCCGGTCTCACCCCTGAGGTGTATGATGGCCGCGTACTGTTCGAGGGTGCGCGATGATCGACCCGAACAACGACGCCGACATGCTCACGCGTGAGTTCGAGGACGCCGCCCGGACCGTCGCGAACGGGGTATGTCTCATCTGTGAGGAAGCTCTCGACCCGACCGCTCCGAGGTGGGCTGGCGTGATAGACGCCGACGCCGCGGTGAGCATCGTCAAGTGCTACGGGCCGCCGTCAGTAGATGACCCGACGATCCACCAAGGATGCGCAGAATGGCGTGCACGTGAAGTGATTGAGTTCGAGGCTGAGCCGTGGGAATGGGAAGCCGAGGGGTGGTGGCGATGACCGCCCTAAACAACGTTTACGTTCGCTGGACTTGCTACGGCCCCGTTACCGGGCGCTGCTGCATTTTGCATCGCACCATCGGGGCGGCCGTCAAGTGTTGTGCGCGGCATCATCGCTTTGTGCGTAGCGGCCACGGCCCTAATGCGTATTCGGATAGGTCCCCTGGCCCTGTACGGCCCGATGGTGGGGCGCTTAGCGATGACGCTACGGCTCATGCGTTTGACGCTATATATCGGGGCGCCTTGTGAGCGCGCGAGCTATGTGGCCGTATGAGCTGAAGCTAGAGGACGGCCGTACCGTCACGGTGAACGGTACTGACGGGATACACGCGGCGCACCGTGCCGCGGACATCTACCACCAAGGGGTTGTGGCGTGGCGGACCCCAGCGGTGCAACTACGGGTAGGCATGGGGGACGAACCATGAGCGGCGGGGTAGCCACCACCCTGCTAGCCGTATGGTGGGTTACTTTGATTGCCGCCTACCTCTGCGGGGTAGCGGCCGGGCGCGGCGGCAGATAGCCCGGGCTCATGTGACTGGACGCCCGTGTCCCTCGGGTCTACAAAATCTGCTTGACAGCATCGCGCGCCGATGGTAGAGTTCTGTTGTCAGCAAAAGCCAACCGACAGGGGAAAGACATGGACATGGAACTAATCATGCGGAGGCTCAGCACGCTACAGGGCATAGCGGAGCGCCTAGGGGATATCAGGGACGCCGACCGTCGCACAGATCGACCTACAGCCCCCATGGACTGCGCTCTACAAGACATAGGGTGGCACCGACAGGCCCGCAAGACCGCCGCAGAAGAGATCGCTGCTATAGCAGACGATATCGAAACTGCCCTCACGGGACAGTAACGCGGTAACCGTAGCAGCCCCCGCGGCCGCTACGACATCGGGTATCCAGTCCCACACGTTTCGGATGCTGTGTGGTGATCCAGTCTGGGTGGTTCTATGGGTTTTGGGGTGTGGAAGATTCTTCGTTTCGGGGGTTGACATCTTCGCGCGCATGTGTGAGGGTATGAGTGTCAGCAGATCACCTACGAAAAGGAGATGAACGCATGAGCAACCCTACATGCGATGACCGCATCGAAGGGCACTTGCGTAGCCGTATAGAGGACCTTGCCCATATGCACGCCGTCATCAATCAGGATGGTGGCGTGATCGACGGGGAAGACGTAACCTCCGACGACGCGCTTGATAGGATCGCCGAATACGCTCTAGGGATAGAGACACATACCACTATGGTGGTGCTCCTGTCCACGGGTGGCCCCGGCGATCAGCTGGAGGTGGAGATCGAGCGCGGCACCTACGGGTGGGAACTCGCAGAGACATCCGCGGCGTACCGTTTCTCCGATTGGTTCGACGGGGCTACGATCCGGACCGCTGACCGTGATGTGATGGAGTACCTGGAGAACATGGTACAGTATCTCACGTAGACTCCCTGTGGTGTGTGCCCTGTAGGGTAGCGTGGCATGCTCCGCGCACCCTACGGGGCACACGTCTGTTTTGCCGTGACGCCGCCCCCACCTGTACCGTTGCCGCTACTGTCGCTGCTGTCCCCTGTAGCCCGCGGGTGCCCTCAGGTGGCCTCTGTAGGTGGCTCTAGGCGGCCACTGTCCCCAAGGGTAGGGTTGGGTTTGTTGCCTCTACGGGTGCCGTCGGTAGTTTCATGCGGGGACAGGGGCCGTCTGCCATATGTCTAGCGTGCACCGTATGACATATGAGACATAGCGGCCAGGGGCATCTAACACGCTTTGCCTAGTGGCAGGGCAGCACCCGGGCGGCATGTAACCGTGTAGCCACGCTACAGTTTGGACGCCCTTCGCGCTACCGTTGGGACACGCGGCTACGCCTCTGCCGCTCCGCTCTAGCGCTTCCATGTGACGCGTCCCCCCTTGTTAGATACGTTAGATCTCATTAGATACTGTATCTATAATCAGGTACAAACATATGATTAGATACAGAGTCTCTAATCAGCACAAATCACCTATACCATCAAATCCGATCATCCGATCCGACGGTCCGACCCGATGGTCCGATCCGACCGAACACGTGTTCCAGTACCCCCCGGGGTCCGATGGTTCGGGTGGATGGTCGGACCCGATGGTCTATAGGCACCCCCATTCGGGTATGATGCAAGCCGAACCATCGGCGCCGCTACTGTTACAGTAGGTGCTGCCATCCTCATATAGGGTACAGGATGGTTCGCTTGGAATGGTTCGCTCTACAGGTATGTCGGTAGGGTGGCTACCTTTCCCGGCATCGTACCCCGTTCTCCATGTGAGCACTAGGGCCACTAGGGCGAGTAGAGCTACCATGGCGTATGTCTGTCTCCATGTGCGCATAGGCGGACCTCTCGTTAGGTGATGTATCCCTACTAGTGTCGCGCGTCATGGGGGGTGAGTCAAGACCCAAAACCCGGTTCTGCCAGATGGCACTGGATGACGTGGCGGGGGCGAACGTTTGTACGTGGGTCGTTCGGCCGTGCCCGATAGGGTCTTTCGGCCTACCGTTTAGGCTTGACATGCTAGCCGCTATCTGGCAGACTTGTCTTGTCAGCACAACTCTAGGGAGGTGAGAGAATGCACGATACCACCGAGATTGCTCGGGCCGACGTGGAGTACGCGGAGGGCCTAGACTTCTCTGAGCTTGAGGGGATCATGTCGGAAGGCGTGGCCGAGACCGCCGACGGCTGCATCGTAGAGCCCGACGGTAGGTGCCCGCATGGGCACCGTTCGCCGCTTCTGCTTCTGGGATACATCTAGACGCTAGTGAGGTCGACCTAACGGTCGGCCTCACACGCGCGTCACCCACAAGGACTGGAAGGCCCCCACAGTTGCGGTGACTGGAACACACGTTCGCTCGCGGCGGTTAGCGCGTGTTTGGTAAACAAAACACTTGACGGCCGCGCGATAATGTGAGAGGCTTTCCTTGTAAACGAATCGGGACCCCCGAGGTGCCATCAAGCACGCCATATGAAACTACCCCTGACGGCTAACGATCACGTCCTACCTGGGAATGGTAGGCGATCCCTGAATGAAGGGTAGTGGATGGATGTGCCAAGTAGGTGAGCGAACGGGGAGAACGGGCTAGACGGTAGCCGAGAGTAACCGCGGAGGTGCACCGATGCGGGGATGGTAGGCGACCCGATGGCCCGGCCCGATTCGGTACACCTGTACTGGATCGCTCACCCCCGGGCCACCCCCGATAGGGTCTTTCGGCCCTTACCAAGCGCGCGATAGTGTGAGATACTTTCCTTGTCAGCAACCCTAGACCTCAGGAGGTCAAGATATGGACATAGAGAGGCAACGGGAGACGGTGCGAAGTGTTGTGGAGCGGTTGAGGGGGCAGATGTACCACCATCCAAAGGTACAGTATTTGCGTATCGACCGGCGAGAGGCCGAGGCACTTGTTGCAGTCAACCGGGAGGTCAAGACATGACGCGTAAGCACTACGAAAGGCTAGCCGCTATCGTGGCCAGCATACCTGGACAGGGTATCGGTCCCGAAAAGCTGGCTCACGTACTCGCGGACTTCTGTGAAGCAGACAGTAGCCGATTCAACCGCGAGCTGTTCATAGCCGCATGTGAGGTGCAACCGTGAGCGAAACCTACAGGAGCCTCACCACCGGGCGCCCTATCGTCTTTGACGACGATAACGCGTATGACGCGTGGAAGGATGAGGAGATAGACCTGTACGGCACCCCGTGGCGCGAGCACCGCAACCCATGGCTGGAGGATGAGGACCGCTACAACCTTTAGCGATGGCGGTAGGGTCAGACCATACAGTCTGACCCTACCGCCGCGCCCACCCCCGGGAGACTGGAAGGCCATTACCGTTGGCGCGACGATGCCCCGGTGCAGATCACCGGGGCATCTCGGGCACGTTACGCAGCTTCCCTGCGCCACTAACCGGTGGAAGGGTCCGATTCTGTCCGCCTCAGACTTAGGCGGTCCGTGTTCTGTCGGTCCACGGCGCCGGGTACGTTACGCAGCTTCCCTGCGCCCCTTACCTGGGGAGGGGGCCTGTTCACACTAGGCCAAGGTGTATCTCTGCTACAAGGAAAGTATCTCACACGGGGAGCTACAACACCATAGGCCATTCGGCCTAATGCCATGCGAACCGTCTACATGAACCATCTAAACCCCCCTGGACTGGATGCCCGTCGCCGCGGTGACGGGAACGTTTACATGTGGGCCGTTCGGCCGTGCCCTGTAGGGTCTTTCGGCCCATGACAGGCGCGCGATAGTGTGAGATACTTTCCTTGTCAGCAACCCTAGACCTCAGGAGGTCTTGATGCCCGCTTACCCCGCGACAGATGATTACCCCTTCGAGGTGGCATTTACCGCCGAGTGCTACCACTGCGAGAAGGAGACCTACGACGAGGCCGCCGCCGTCAACTACAAGGGCCACAAGGACACTCTCGCTACTACGTGCCAGCACTGCGGCGAGGCCCTCACCTACGACCCGAGCGACATATTCGGGCCTTGACAGAGCAGTAGGGGCGGGCCTCACGGCCCACCCTACAGCCGCGCCCACACCGCCCCGGGGCGACTGGAACACGTGTTCGCTCGCGGCTGTTAGCGCGTGTTTGGTAAACAAAACCCTTGACGGACGCGCGATAGTGCTGTATACTTTTTCTGTCAGCAACCAACGGCCCGGAGGGGATCATGGCAGACATCAAAATGTTTGAGGTAGGGGGGTGCGTACGCGATGACCTCATGGGTATCCCTACAAAGGATATCGACTTTGCCGTTATCGCTCCCTCGTTCCAAGCCATGCGCTCACACCTTGTCGCCGAGGGTTTCGTGTTGCACGTGGAACATCCTGAGTTTGTCACTATCCGCGCAGGGGTGCCGAAAGGGCACGTGTTGCGGGAACGTACTCGGGATGCAGATTTTGTGCTGGCGCGTAAAGATTCCGCCGGTAGCGACGGTCGCCGCCCTGATTTTGTGGAGCCCGGCACGCTAGCCGATGATCTGGCACGCCGAGATTTCACCGTGAACGCTATGGCTCGCGACCCTCTCACGGGGGACCTTATCGACCCTCACGGCGGTCAAGACGACCTCCGTAACGGGGTGCTCAGGTTCGTTGGTAATCCTTCGGAGCGCATAGCAGAGGACGGGCTACGCGTGCTACGCGGGTTGCGCTTCTGCATAACCAAGGGCCTAGAGCCTACGGTCGATACTTGGGATGCGCTATGCAGCCGTGATGCGGCCCGCATGCTGGGGCTAGTGAGTGCAGAACGTGTACGCGATGAGGTCGAGCGTATGATGGTTCACAACACGTTAGGTACACTTGACCTAATGGCCGACATTCCGGCTCTGACGCGTTTGCATATCTTTCGTGATGGGCTCAGGTTGAGCGCTACGCTAGCCCAATGAGACCCCCTGCCGTTATTTTCGATCGTGATGGCACTCTTGCTAGTGTCGCGTACATTGCGCCGCTTGACCGCTCGGGTAGCGCGTGGCGGCAATACAACGCAGCTCTACCCTTTGATGCCCCTGTACCTGTAGTGGCGGCTCTGTTGCGTTCTATCCGGCCCGGGGTGGTGCGCATAATGACAAGCGGCCGTGCGGCGGGAGACCATGTAGGGGACACTCACCGCCGCTTATTGATGACCGCGTGGCTACGTAAGCACGCCCTACCTATTGACGTGCTCATCATGCGTAAAGGTGGTGACCAACGTAGAGACTCGGTGGTGAAAGAAGAGATATACCGTGAGCAGATAGCCCCGTTCTATGATGTCCGCTACGTTGTTGACGACCGGCAACAAGTGGTAGATATGTGGCGGGAGATAGGGCTACCTGTCTTGCAGGTGGTCGACCCTAGGATACTTCCACCTATCGCACGGTAGGCGCCGCCGGTAGGACTGGAAGGCGTGGGGTGCTGTGCCGCTGTGGTGCTGTGCGCGGCGTGCTTGTACGCTTGCGAGTTGTTGCGCAGTGGCTAGGACCACCCTATGTCAAAGTTGTTGAACTTGGCCTCTGTCGCTAGTGCCACTAGGCGCCCCATAACGTTCTCGTAGTAGCCCTCAGGTACACCGCACTCGACTATGGTCGCATGCCCGTAGGTGTCCTCCGTGGGGGCTGCGCCGGTGTCGTCGCGCCCTACGTTTGCCACTAGTGCGCGGCCTAGCATGTCGTCTGCTGCGACGGTGCCGCAGTAGTCGAAAGGGATACCGAGGCGCTCTAGCACCATCTCTGCGTTACTGTTGGACAGGTTGACGCGTAGAGCGCACTTGTGGCATGCCTCTGTGGCCTCATGCATGTGGTCACAGTAGAAGTAGAGCTGTTGCTCATCGCACCCCCCGGGGATGGGACAGGTGTGATTGCAGAAGGTTTCGGAGGCGCGGGGGCCTTCCGTGTGGAATCCGAACGTTATGGACATGGGGTCTCCTGTGGGTAGGTTGCTGACATGAATCACTATAGGGGCTAGCGGCTAGCAGTGCAAGCCGTAACTATAGGCCGTTCGACTCATTACGATCCAATGGTGCACCGTGCAGCATCGGGCGGGACTGGATGCGTAGCATTTATGTAACGTTCGTTCCATTTATGCTGTAACGCAACCGTAATACCCTCGCGCGCCTTTCGACATGCCAGTAGGGTACTATCATCATGTCAGCAAGTCCCAAGGGGGTGAACGAATGACTAAGCGTCAGCTCACAGAGCGACAGAAGGCCCGCAAGGTTCGCAAGACCTCAGCGGCAGAGGACAGAGCCGCAGAATGGGTGGAGGCCCGCGGCGGCGCCGTGCTCGTAGAGTACTCCAACTGACTAAGACTCGGCCCCGCCTAGGGGGTGGCAACAGAAACCTAGGCCCCTCCCGGGGGTGCCTCTAGAGGGGTGTATCAACTCAAGCGCAGCCGACCAACTAGGCCGGTGTAGTGCACGTGTGGCAGCACGTAGGCCCCTGCCAGGGCATGGAGAGGTGATACACCCCACTAGAGGCGCCGCCGCGCAACCCCCGGGACTGGAACACGTGTTCGCTCGCGGTTGTTAGCGCGTGTTTGGTAAACAAAACCCTTGCCGGGCGCGCGATAGTGTGAGATACTTCCCTTGTCAGCAACCACCGATCAGGAGCAACGATCATGCAGAGTCCCACGAGCACCTCAGTTCGCAAGGCCACCCCCGGAATGACCGAGTGGGGTAGCAAGGCCCGCAAGGCTGAGGCGAAGGCCCGCAAGGCCAGCACTCGCCGTGCAGCCATCACAGAGGCCCGCGAGGGCTGAGGCTCAACAGAGAGGGAGGGGCGCAGGGGAGCGCCCTTTCTTCGCGTACGGGCACGTGTACACCCCTGAGGGGCCGCGTGGTGGGGCTCGACCTAGCGGCAGCGGGCGGCGCTCGACCATCTAAACGGACGGTCCCGGTCATCTGGACTGGAACGCCTGGGCGCTCCCCGTTCGGTGGGGGCTTAGGTGTCAGCAGGTGGGCGCTTCCGTGTGCCGTAGTGCCGTGGCCGTTCGTGCTCGACTTACCCACATGACATGGTGCGCTCGGTGCGGGGTGGATACAAGCTGCGGTTTCCCGCCCACCTGCTGACAAGTGCTAAGGTATCAGCCCCGCGCGAGCATGTCAAGTTGAGTGCATAGGCACAATGGCCCTTCCGCGCGCGGCGGCCCATATGGACAGGTTGAGGCCCGCCGCGAGTCCTGAAGCGCCCGCAACCCATCCCACGACAAAAGGCCAGAGCTATTACCGCAGCTCTGGCCTTTTGTCGTTGTCGCTCCTGAGCAATGTTGAGCGCAGCACCTAGGTGAATGTTGTAGGTCTCCGGCTCAGTTGAATGAGGGTATCCACATTGCGGCTACTCGGGCTATGTGAGCTAGGTTCGCCTGTCTGTCCCCTGTGGTCATGTCCCCTACGGCGCTATGGAGTATGGCCCTATCTTCCAGCGTATCGGCTAGATCATGTAGCCACGCTTGCGTACAGGGTATGTCTCCGCCGCGGGCCGCTAGTATGGCGGCCGCCATAGCGAGGGTGCCGCGGGTAGGTGGGAACGGGAGCATAGGGGTAGTGTCCTCTCGGGTCGTAAGCGGTCACTACATGGTATCGGGTAGGTGTGACAGTCCCCCGGGGTGCATCCCTACGGTGACGCGTCCAGTCGTGTCCCATGGGGGATGGGGTGGGTGATCCAGTGAAGCTCTTGAGGGTGTGGTGATCCAGTGTGGACTGTTTGGTTTCGTTTGTTGCATATCTCGTGTGGGGTGCCGCCCCCCGGGATGCGCCCCGGGGGGTTACGCGGGTTAGGCGGGCTCGGGCCGGTACCTGTATCCGAGGTGCTCCCCGGCCTTGTCTGTCACCACCTTTACCCTAATGATGTAATCAGGGTACATGTCGGTACTGTCTGTGAGGGTGTTGTCTGGGTCTTGGTAGACCCATGCGGCGTGGGCGTTGTGCCCGTACTGTACGCACGGGGTGTGGCCGTCTCGGTTGTTCTCCCGGTGCTCGCATAGGGCTACCGCTTGAGGCAGTGACCTCACGGGGTCTAGTGACGCGGGGTCTATGGAGTAGCTGTAGCCCCCGTTCCATAACATCTTCATGGGTAGTGTCCTTTCTGTAGTCACCACCATTATCGCGCGGCATGGTGGGGTAGTCAACCCCTAAAGTGTATTTATGGAGCGGCCCCTACAGGAGCCTGCAACCCCTACAGGTGTTACAGTGTCAACCGTTACAGCACAGTGAGCAGCACGAGTTTCGTATCCAGTAGAGTTCCCTGTACCGCTCTAACCCACCTGACACTATGGAACTGTAACGTCTAGAGTGTTGCACGGCACCCGCGGAGGCAGTGACCTCTCCACGTGAGGCAGCCCCCCTAGAGACAGGTGATGGTACACGGCCCCTCTATAGTGGCAGGCCTCGGCGGCAAGCATTCTTACGGCCGCGAACCCACGGCACCCCGCGTGAGGCAGTGACCCCTCCCAACGGTCACCACCGGTGTAGTCCACAAGAGTCTTGTGGCACCGTATACGTTACTGTCAAGTGTCCAGGGGAAACCCTCTAGACATACCTACTCACGGGCACGGTGCACCCCCGTGAGGCAGTGACCTCTACGGCAGTGACGGTGCCGCCACCTGTAGCATGCCTCTGCCGCGCACCATACCGTCCATGTGAGGCAGTGACCTCTATAGAGACACACGGTCATATATATATGGTTTAGACACAACTTTTCCTATAAGGAACTGGATAATGCAATGTTGCTATATCTATGAGGCAGTAACCCATATAGACCATCCATCTAGATCATCCACCCGGACCGTCCAGCCGGACCATTGGGCTCGACCATCCACCTCGACCATCGGGCTCGACCATCCAGGTCGACCATCGGACCCAACCATCCACCTAGACCGAACGTATGTTCCAGTACTCCCGGGGTCGACGGTTCGCGTTGCATGGTCGAGGTGAACGATGGCCGTATGTGGCACGCGTCAGCTAGTGCCCCGCGTCTCATCTTGCCACCATTGTGCGCCGTATGGCCGCCTAACGCGTCGCTACGTACGTTGCGCTGTAGTGCATCATACTACGTATCGCGAACGCTTAGACGGCCACATACGACGCGTGGACGCGTGGCCGAGCGCGACAGTGGCGCCACCATCTCTGGCGGCGCCACAATCGTACGTTGTCAGATGGTCAGAGCATCGCCGCAACATCCACAACACGGCGCGTCTACGCATGGCCACGTGACTGTTTGCGCATCGCACGCGCACGGCTCCCCTCCCAACACGTAGAAGTTGTGGCACTCGGGGCAGAAGTGAACGTCGTCGCGTCCCGCGCTGATCGCACTCTCTAGATCGGTCATTATCACACGCTCCTGTTGTTGTTGTCGCGTCCGAGTACAGCTCGGAGCTGGGTGGATGGGCTCCCGTCGGCGCGCCACAACGGGAGCCAACGACCGATGATCTCACCGGTGTCTAGGTGCCGCACGGCCAGGACGTTCGTCTCGCGAATCTTCCATTGGCCGTCTAGCCTGATGGCAGGTCCGCGGTGCTTGCCCACGGCGTCTATCAGGTCTCGCACGATCGCCGAGACGAATGTCCCGCGCCCCGGCTCCCGCTCCACGCTCCCCTCGTTCTCGTGGTGCGCGCCGCGGCCGCGGACGCCGCCCGGCGCGGAGTAGCGGACGCTCACAAGAGCGCCCACTACTACTACCTGTAGCTCTTGGTGACCATCATCGTCTGTCGTGATGACGATGGTGGATGATAGAGTCTGCATCGCTACACCCCTTAGTTGTAGAACCGGGTAGAAGCAACCGCGCAACCCGCGGGATGGCACTGCGCATGATCCCCGTCGTAATGATCCCACATGATGGTGATAGCCCACTTGTCCATGGGATCGTTGCATAGGCCGAAGTCCTCGCCGCACACTACGCACAGCTCAGCCCCCGTCGCGTCGCACAAGTGATTCCGCATATCGTCATCTCCTGAATCGGGCGCCCCGAGCGGGGCGCGTCTCGACCATCCCCCATGGCGGCCGATCTGTCTAGCGAATATCCGATATCGTCATACGATCGTAACAATATCGGGATCATCCACATAGACCAACAACAACCGAACAAACGTTCGCATCGAACAAACGTTCGATCATCGAACAAACGTTCGCACCAAAAACGACCATCCACCCAGACCGAACACACGTACGCATTGTTCAGCTCCCGAGCACCGAAACCCACACACAGCAGCTGTTGACACCCCCCTACCTGCGTTGACATGTTTTTGCATGTTTTTGCATGTTTTGTGGGTTTTGTGGGTTTTGTGTTGATGTGTTGGTGTGGGTTTGTGTTGGTGTCGGGGGTGTGGGGGTCGGGTGGGGGTTGGGTGGGGTCCCGGGTTTTGTGGTGATAGTATGGGTTGGGTGTGGCGGCCGTTTGTGGTGATAGTATGGGCCGGGTGTGGTTTGGTTGTGTTGGGGTTTGTGGTTGGGGTAGGTTGGGTTTATGGCTTATAAGATTACGAATGAGATGCGTAGGACTTGTTTGGCTTTGGCGGTTGAGTCTGCTGATCGGGAGTCTGCGCAGGTGATTGTTGGGCGTGCCCTGCTTTTTGAGCAGTATTTGTCTGGGGAGGTTGCTGATCGGATGGTTGAGGTGGTGCCGCCTGTTGAGGCGGGGGCACCTGGGGATGGTGGGGTTGAGGGTGGTTGAGTTGTGGTGGTGAGTGACGGGCAGTACAGGCGTTTCGTTGCGGCGTTGCATGTGGCTGCACACCTGTACCCTGATTTGGGGTTGGGGGAAATCATTGTGAACGCCTGCGGGGGTGATCCGTCTGTGATTGGTGACGAAAATTTTGTTGACGCCCTCTGGGGGTATGTCGCACAGGTGGCCCCGGATCTTCCTGACGTCAACCCCCTGTACCGGTAGCCCCATGGGTATCCAATACCGTATCCGAATTGTGCACGATCCTTCCAAAAAGTTTTTTCGATACACATGGGTCATACAGGATCGCCCCCCCGGGGGGGTGACCCCGTGGGGGACGGTCACGGGTGGCGTGGCCTTCACAGCTGCACGTGCGGAACGCAGGGCACGTAAAACGTGGGGCAAACTCGACAACCCGCACGGTAACGGTTAGACTGCCCCTATGGATGAGGTACGGCAGCCGTGGGTCACGAAATTCATGTCAAAAATCTGTACAGGCCCCAACTGTTGGGAATGGGGTGGATACACAAACCAATCAGGGTACGGACGCGCCACAGGACCTGACGGTAAAAAACAGTACGCCCACAGACTCTCCTACCAACTGTTCATAGGACCCATACCTGACAAACTCACCATCGACCACCTGTGCCGCAACCCCAGATGCGTCAACCCCCGACATTTGGAAGCCGTCACCACCCGCGAAAACATACAACGAGGCAGCAAAGCACAGCAAACACACTGCAAACACGGACACAGCCTCCATGACGCCTACACAGATAAACGCTCCAACGGCACCACATCCCGCAAATGCAGACAATGCCATAAACAACGTGTACAAAAAAACCGTCTCAAAAATGCTGCCAAACACAAGAAACAACAAACATGACAGCCGCCACGTCACTTTTGAAAGCCGACGCAGTCCAAATCCCTTTGGCCGACGCCACCGTGGACTTAATTGTGACATCGCCTCCGTATTTCGCTTTACGTTCCTACACAGACGGCGGAGAGCACTACGACGGGCAGATCGGCTCAGAAGCAACACCGGACGCGTTCCTACAAGCCCTATGGACCGTCACCACAGAATGCTGGCGGGTACTCAAACCAACCGGCAACCTTTGGATAAATTTGGGCGACAAATACGCAGGCAGCAACGCAACAAACAACAACGGCACCGGCTCCTCAACTCTAGTGGGAACCCCATCGGTCCGTGACAGAAACCAAACCCGCACACAACACATCACCGCCCCCATGCGCCCCAAATCCCTCATGGGACTCCCGTGGCGATACGCCATCGGATGCATCGACGGCGCGGCCGCACCCGACGGGCAGCAATGGATTCTACGAGCCGAAATAGTGTGGGGAAAACGCAACGGTCTACCCGAACCTGTCACCGACCGGGTGCGACGCAGCCACGAACAATGGTTCCACCTCACAAAAGAGGGGCGATACTACAGTGCCATAGACGAAATCCGTGAACCCTACACGTCACCCCCGGCACAAGCACAAAAATCGTCTGCAACACAAGCACACCAAACCTCCAATCCCTGCATCGCCATCGAACACGACCTGACACACAACCCTCTCGGCAAACTTCCCGGCTCCGTATGGTCAATCGCCAGCCAACCACTACACGTCCCCCAACATTTAGGCGTCGACCACTACGCAGCGTTCCCCCAAGAACTCCCCCACCGCATCATCAAAGGCTGGTCCCCAAGCGGGATCTGCACCGCCTGCGGGGAAGGGCGACGCCCCCTGGTACAAAAGGACCGCAGCAACGTCAACTACGACATCAGTGAGCAACGTGCAAACGAACGCGTCGCCGCCACAGGCGGAACTGTTACAGGCGGCACAAAACGGTCCACACTCGGACACCAAACAGAAACCACCAACGTCGGCACCCAATGCGACTGCTGGCACACAGGGCAACCCAACCAGCCCCCAACCCGCCCAGCAGTCATCCTCGACCCATTCGCAGGAACAGGCACAACCATCATGGTAGCCAACGCACTAGGGCGACACGGAATAGGACTAGACCTCTCCACAGACTACATCAAACTAGCCAAATGGCGTACAGAAGAATCCGGGCACTACCAAAAACATGCACAAAACGCTCAACAGCGACAGTGGAAAGAGCATCGGGTAACCATAATCAAACAACGAGTCGAAGCTTTAGAAGAATACATTCGACAAAACGGTCTCACAGTCCCACAACTCCCCCACGACCCCGGACCCCGAACCAAGAAACGATCCCGCCCCCAACTCCCTTTACAGCATAAACTAGAAATATGAACATCCAAACAGAGGGACCCGACGCAAACGGTGACTACACATTCGCCATCGACAACGAAACACCCGTAACCATCCCACAAGAAACAATCCCATACCTGCTCGCCCAAGGGATACGCGCATTCATGACACAAAAACTGGTTCCCAACATCAAAACTTTCGACGCTTCAAACGCACAGACACATAATCGTCAAAGTCACTAGGGCGCACAACCCGCGCCTCTAAACCACATTCTGAAAGCCGCAACAGCCACTCATCCTGCTCCGGTGTAGTCTTCCCCAACTCTTTCTTCACCTCCCAAAACAGGACCTCCGGTGCCCTAACGAGAACAAGATCAGGCCACCCCTTCGCCCCCACATCCCCAACCAGAAACGTTGTATCCCCTCTACGCACCATCTTACGCGAATCCTGTAAATGGCACCACGCCCAACCATACATTACAGCAAGGTCAATGATCTGCCCCTGAAAGTCCTTCTCAGACACAGAACGGTAGGCCCGCTCCTGCGCAGACAACCGTTTAGGCATTGAGACGAGAATTCAGAAACGCTTGACCACCCGCCACAGCAAACACAGAGATGCCGTGCACCACAGGATCAGCAGCCCCCCAGGAACCTGTAGCCAGAATAAACGCCATATACACTGCGGCACTCACCCAAAACCCTAGACAGAAAACGCATGTCAGCAAATCGCCAATCTTCTCACGGACCCAAGTGCGACCCTCCCCGTCTAGACGATCCCCAGACAACACCTCACTGTCGGTAGCATCGAAATATGCGAAACGATCCACCCGCACACTCATACGCGACTCAGACGAAGGACCGAACCCGAACAGTGAATCCTCAACCAAGAAACGCGTAACCCTGTAGCTGGCAGCAATCAACACCACCAACTCTAAAGCCCCTACAGCCAAACGTGTATCCACAACACTCCCTTCCACTACCCAACGAAACTATTTGACCCTACAGGACACGGAAACATGTTAGGTCACAACTCTTTGCGCAAACAGTCAGGTAAACGGTCAGTTTCCGCTGCCCAAGCAATGATCGTAGCGCGATCCCATGCACGATATCCATTAATGCTGCTATGGTCAGGTGGAGGGAGGACCCCGCGATGCGCCCAAGTATGAGGGGTACGTGCCGCCACCCCAAGCAACTCAGCAATCTCCTTAAGTCCAACTACACTGCAAACACAGTCCATACCCCAATGGTAATGGCTGCAAAGTGAAGTTGCATTACAACCCAAACCCAAAAGAGGTTCGACCATGAAATCGACAGGGGGCCTATCGCCACAGCTGCTGATGGGAGACACCGCCGCAGTAACCATCGCGTGCCAGCAAAGAGGATGTTCCTGGGAAATCGAAAACTTCCTATCATCCAACCAGACGGTCATCGTCCACCCTCTCATAGCGGCATACACGACACACCACCTCCTGGAAGCCCACCACGAAACAATCACAAGACTCATAGGTGGCACAGTCAACGCACCGGAAGCGTCTGCCATAGAAACGAATGTTCGAATGACATTCACGGCACACGGGGTTAACCCCGACGACCCCTACGAACACATGGAACTGGTGTGGGAATAACCGAACCCCGGCCCCACCTGGCGCAGCCCCCCACATGTGTGTAGGATCTTCCCTGCTGCACTGTTAGATGCCTTTAGGCATCTCCGTCCCCGCAACACACAACCCAAAAGATGAGTGTCACCCCCATATGGTAGGTTCTAGCAACATGATGGATACTACAAAGACCAAGCAAGTCAACTTTCGCATCGACACCGAAACGTATCGGTTCCTTGAACTCCTGTCCCGGATCGAAGGCAACACCGTCACAGGTTTGTGCCGCAACCTAGTAGAGGAAAGCGTCACGCAAAGCCAGGATGACCCAAAAGCCATAGACAGGATACGGGAACTCGTGGAACAAGACCTCGCGTTCGTCGGAGGACTCAAGCAGTGACCGACTCAATATGCGGTGCCGAAATAGCACTAGAGTTCCGTGAAGGACACGTATGGCGCACCGTGGTGTGTGAACGCAGAGACGGAAACTGCCCGTGGAAAACATGTCAACAGGACTCAACCCCACGTGTCGTGTCCCCCCCGTACCTGTGCGCGGCAGAACCGCAAGAACCTACATCACCCCGAGACACCTGACGACTCCTGGGTAGACAGCCACTCCCTTGCCGACTGCTCCCACTCCCCCCAACGATGTGGCGGAGTTCGCCCAGCAGCCCTAATGATCGAATACGCTTCCGCGCAGCGCCGCTCTGCACGCCAACGAGCAGCCTTCTCATACGCCACCCCCTCGTCACGGTGCCGTAAATCCCCCATGTGCCGCATCAGGGTCTCATTGAAGTGTTGCATCACAACAGCACTCATCTCTGTGGCAGCTTGACGGCACACGAACTCCACCTCAACTTGCTGTGCGTCACAGATCTCCTGCCACCGCGACAGCAGAACCTTGAACAAATCGCCATGTAACGTGTCGAACGACATAAGCCAATACCTCCTAAAGTGTTAGAACGGTTCATCCCGCGGACCGTACCCCCGCACCACCCCGTTATCCTCCACTGTGCTCTGAAGCAACCTTATCTGCTCATCAGTTGATGCAGAATCATGCTCAGATGCAGCAGGGTCAGAGAAATCCTGGGGGGTAGCTCGTGATGGGGTAGACATATGGGTTCCCGTCTCATAAATCCCCTCCCACGGCCAAATGTCACTATGGTGAAGTTCAATAGGCCAATCGTTCCTCAGACGGTCACCCCTCCAGCGCCCAACCTTCATATGGGTCATATCCCCCCCGGGGCCGTCAACAGGTTCCATAGATATCCCCAACTCTGGCCACCGCAACCACAGCGACGTGCCGTAAGGCATCATGTCACGCTTCCCCCCGGTCCCCTTCGGGGCATGATGCTCAAGCATCAGCCCAAAGCCGTAACGTGTCCTCAAATCGTCGAGAGTGGACATCACTTCCCTCGCGGCAAGCTCGTCGTTCTCGTGGGCGGCAACCTGGTACACCTTGTACACAGGACCGATAGCAACCAAATCAGGGTTCACATTTTGGATCACAGTCTCCAAACGTATCCGATCTGACCTGTTCCGCAAGTTGATCCCCTGCGGCTGCCACCACAGCCACGCCCTATCGGCGTCATAGTCATCCCCCACTCGGCGCATAGCCTCTTGCCTAATGGGATGGCAAACATCCACAATTGAATCCTGCGGATTCTCACAGTCAACAATCAACGTGCGTCTAGGGGGCATAGGGGTATGCAGAAACGGGTGTATCCCCTGCGCAGTACATATCGCAATTTGGCGAAACAGAACAGTTTTCCCTGATCCCTCCGACGCCACCAACATGACCCGCCACCCCTTCCGGATCACATCCTTGATGATCCACCCAGGGGTATCCTCAGGAGGCTGATCTATGAAGTCATCTATACGCCATACAGAAGAAGGCATGTCCCCCAAACTCACCTGAGCAGCCTTCAACTGCCTGACAGCCTCGTCGATCAAAGCAGAAGGGTCCATAGACTGGCTCACAGCAGTTTGACGAATGTCCCCCGCTACACGAATCGCCTGCCGGTACATTGACTTATTCGCAATGATCTCAGCGTAACGACCAGCAGATGAGATAGCAGGGGTAGACGCCATCAGTGACACCAATGCGGCTGAGCCACCTATACGGTCCAAAGTCCCATCTGATCTGAGCACATCTGCGACCGTTACCGCATCCACCTTTTTGCCATCATTCCACAGCAGCAGAATCGCATCGTAGATACAGATATTACTTGGGACGTAGAAATCTGCCGGGGTTAAAATCCGTTGGACGCGTTCTATAGCGTCGCTGCTCAGCAACATAGCCCCGAGCACCGAGTTCTCAGCGTCGATATCACTCGGTGGAACGAAATCCGTCATTGCCCTGCCTCTACAAGAATCAGATTGAATGCGATACTAACAGGTCGAGGTGACACTAGCTTCCTGTGACGGACTCCACGTGTCCCGTGATCACAGGCATCACTACCTCAAGGACGAGACGGGTGATGCAAACCCCACACGCACATGCAGAACCGCTAGACGACGCTTCCCACAGGGCATCCAGGGCATCCTGGGCATGAGTCTCCGCAACGCTGAGATCCTCCCAGAACTCTTGAGTCCACACATCGGAATCATGTACAGATGCGGACCCGGCAGACACATCACGCAGCACACGCGCAGCATCACATAGTTCATCTGGATCGTTCAGTGCCGCCCCGTCAGGGGAACTCCCCACGATGGGTTCTGTCTGATTCTGCATGGACACTCCTGTTGTGTTGCATATGGATTATCGGTCGGCGCACCGCGGCCGCTACCTTTACTGGCGCCAGCCTACAAGATTGTTGCATCCTAAGGGCACTCTAGATATAGGTTAGGTGCATGACTCTACAAATAGGTTTAGACCTCGACGGTGTGCTGTACCCATTCGTTGCTACGTTACGCAAATGGATGGTTGACGAGCAGGGCTGTTTGGGAACAGAACAATGCCCACCGGCGGTAAAATGGGAATTCTACGAAGACTGGGGTTTGACCTCCACCGAATTTGCTAAAGAACTCAGGGACTCAATCAATGCAGGATTCATGTTCATCGAAGGTGAACCTGTCCCCGGGTCCCTTGATGTAATCAATAGGCTCTCTGACCAAGGACACCATCTCATTGCAGTCACATCACGCTCAGTGAAAGGGGCAGAAAAACAAGTATGCTGTGCGACATTGAAGTGGCTGGCCCATTACAGCATCCCACTAGAGGGGGCAGTCATTTCCCCCGACAAAGGGATACTCCCTACAGATCTATTCCTCGATGACTCCCCAGACAATTATAACCTTTTAGATATGGGGGCAGAAACCATGCCTGTACTGTTCACACAACCATGGAACGCAAGCCACCCCGGGCGGCGTGTCGAAGATTGGGCAGAGTTCTACAAAGTCGTCACATCCATAGATGCATACCTGCATGCATACACCGACGGCGGAGGAGATTTCGAGAACTTATTCGACCGTCAGATAGCTGTCCGTGAAGCCTACGACGCCACCCGCAACACAGCCTAAAGGTTTGCTACAACCTCATATGCGGGAGCAGTCTTCTTAAGTCGCCCTTTCTTGTAGGTCATTCTTGTGTTCGCTAACCCCTCAGGACATTGGCCTATCCCATCACACCAACCGCAAAGAGGTTGAGGCTTAGGCTCCCACTCATCAAGATCAAAGTCGGCATGCATCCCGTTCCACGTATCCGTTAGGACCGTACGTGCCTCTTCCATTGACTCGTCTGTGAACTTGGTCGTCAAGATTTGGCCGTGAGCAGTGAAAATGAGGCGGCCCTCTAACGGGCGCTGATGTTCAGTAACCTCAATGAGATTCGCGTAGTAATTCAGTTGCCTCCATTTAGAGCCACGATACTTAGGGACAGGAACCTTCCCGTTCTTGTAATCTGCGACGATCAGATCATCGCCTTCAAGGTCAAGACGGTCAACGATCCCTGACATAGGGATGCCCGCAACTTCGGCTTTAACACGCCGCTCTGTCGCAACTACTTCAACCTTACCAAGGTCTTCCATCGTGAAATATGTTTCTATTGAACGCCATGCATCCCATTTGAACACCCTGATGGATTCAGCATCGAGTGTGAGCCGTTTGAAATCCCCATGGTTCTCAGTCTTAGGCCAAACCCTTCGGGCACATTCCCTAGCGACATCAAGTGTCCGCTTCTCAGGGGGGTTGCCCATCAGCTCTTCTAATATGGCGTGCACGAAAGTCCCCAGGAGCGCCTCAGGGCCTGACGGAGAATACTCTCCGACAACTTTCTCAAAGTAGAATCGCCGAGGACATTGTTGATACAGGTCGATAGACGATGGAGACAACGACTTAGGAAGTTTCCCATTCATAGGGGCACCCCATCAGTCCATGAAGTCCAAGCCACTCTCTGCTGCTTTCCTGATACGACCAACGGGACAGTCACAACAAGTAGTTCCTATCTCTGTGTCAACAAGCCCCGTTCCTTTGCAGTCGGGGCAACGCTGCTTCGACTTAGTTTCATCACTGTCAGCCATGCCTGACACCATACCTGGTAGCCGCTATTGCGACGAGTTCCTGATGCGGTTCAGGCGGTCTACCTCCGCAGAGATAAACGCGGCGGCACGCACCAGCTCAACTATCCGTGCATCCGTGTCAGGGCGGGTAGCGGAGACTAGTGGGTCCCATACGTCTTTGCGGAATGGCCAATCCACAGGTGGCTTATATCGGATAGACGGGCGGTTGCGTGGTTCCCGCAGGTAGCAAGACGCAGCATGCAGCAACTGCTGCACCCTCTGTTGGTCTTCCCATTCATCATCCCATTCCGAAACCTGGGACATGCGTTTACGTTCAATCGCTATTTCCTGTATGGCGAATGTGCTACTCATATCAGTTCCCTCCTTGCAGCCCGAAGGGGCTCACAGGGAATCATCGTTCCGTTTCCCTAGGTTGTCCCACTCGTCATCCCCCTCTGAGACGATAAACATTGACCCTGTCAGTCTACGTATCATGTTTGGTTCAGACTCTATCAACCCATTGCACCAGTTGCAGGATGGGACCAAGTTCGCTTCGTTGATTAGCGACCCCCCCGCAGATCGTTTCCTGCGTTCGTGCAAACCCTCGATCACCCCCCGGCAATGCAAGGCTTCATACATCCCTGCGTTGGCCAGTACCGGACCAATCTCACATCCACATCCCGCTTCTACAAGTTTACGTATCGCGGGGACACGGACCTCCGCCATGAACTTCTTGCGTTTCCCGGATCGTGAACGAAGCGGGGTGCGCTTACGTGCCCATTCACGGGACTTCTCCGTATCCCTACGGATAGGGGAACTTCTTTTCAACGTACCATCTCCTCAGACGATCAGAACGGGTCTCCGTCAGATGCTTGGCCTTGGCCGAATCCGCTTCCACCCTTTTGTGTCCAGCCCTGAGAGCCTGAACCCTGAGTTTTGGAGTCCCCAAACCCCCCCTGCCCCTTGCCTTCCCCCGCACGCGGATTCTTCACTATCTGCACAGTGGCCCACCGTAGCGATACCGCAACCTCATCTGCCACGAGCACGATCTTGGATCGGTTAGCTCCTGTGTCCTTGTCCTCCCACGTCTCTTGATCTATACGCCCGACAAGTGTGACCCTGTCCCCCTTTTGGAGACAGTTCGCTACGTTCTCGGCGACATCCTTCCAGACCTTCACATCAAAGAACGATGTCGCCTCCTCCCATTCGTTAGTCTTTTTGTTGCGCCAACTACGGTTGACTGCCAAACCGAAGGTACACACAGCCGCGCCACTATTGGTGAAGAGTATCTCTGGGTCGCGGGTGATGTTCCCTGTCAGCGTTGTCGTATTCTCATGTGAGGACATAGATGTTGATTCTCCTTATAGGCTGCTTACGCAACACAAGTTGTGGCTAACATGCTTACCACATAGGCATGACGCATGTCGTTCCTTATACACGGATGGTCGTAGCAGACGGTCAGAACCCTTTGACTTGGTTGACCAGATCTTCCGAAGGGGGCTCCGGTCCCGTGTACCTAAACAGGAATGTAGCGAGTCTATGGGCGTCTGCTTCTGATGTTTTCTCTTCCAGCACGTAGGTTGACCATTCAGGGAACGCAAGACGGAAATAGGGGGGAGGTGGATAAACAACCCTACATTTATCTGCGTCACGTGGTCCACCCTTCAAGACTGCGATGCATACCCTATTCGTGTTTTTCTTCGCCATCGCAGTGCTCCCTGCACGTTATTCGTGCATCTCTACGCCATCGCAGCGCTATTCGTGTCTTCCTTCGCCTTCAGAGCAGAGTGTCCCCTCGTTGCACCAGAATCGAAATACCTGGGCGTTCGGGGTGGTCAGGGTTCACATACACGTTCTTGATCGTTGCGTCCCATGCCAGACCATTATCCATCATCGGCGCTATCTTCGATGACAAGTCGCGTGGCAAGTGCCCTATCATACTGTCATCCCCTAGTGCGGAGACGTGAACCTCAATCGCATTTTCGTCGAATTCGTTATTGGGGTTTCGAATCAAGGTAGCAGTCACCCCTTCCCCCCCTTCGATGAAAGCGCGCCCTGCCACTTTTTCTAGTGTGTGAATGTTGTCGGGGTACCCCGGGGCAAACGAGACCCCAACGACTTTCGATTCGAACTTGTCAACCATGAGATCTCCTACCTGCCGTCATCAGAGTTTGCCACAGGGGACAGCAGCCAACCTTCAAGGTTGTCTAGTTCCTCTGCCCCCCACGTAGACAAGTCTTCCACTAGATCGTTGTCGGACACGAACCCTTTCAAGCGGGCTATCGTGTCTGGATCAAGTCCTGCGATCACCTCCATGAGTTCTACGCGCTTCTCGTCTAGTCCATCTCCGATATCGAACTCGGGACTGTCGCCCTCTGTGCTGTCGCTGTTGACTTGCACAGATTCCTGCTGGCTGTGCTTCTCACGGTCATCCACTATTTCTTGGATCTGCGATACAGTTGCGTCCACTACGTCCCCCCGCTCATCGTGACCGACAGCATCAGGGGTTGACTCAGCCGCAGCATCAAGTGCCGCCACAACCTCGTTGGTTGAGTCGATTTCTAGGGGGTGCCCAAGAGTCATAGCATCGATCTCAGCAGAACGCTTCCGCCAAAATGTTAAAGCCTTGAGATCCGGCAACTTGTCAGGGTACCCTGCGTCCTTGAGGGCGCGCCCAAGCGCTTTGGTCCTCAGGGCAGCGTACGATTCGTCATCCCTGTTGCGTGCCTCTGACAGTGGTTTCCACCCATAGGCAGGAGCCTTGCGGCATGGGAGAGGGAAAGCGATGGTGCATAGAACGAACTCATCGTCCGGACCTGCGAACGGGTGTCCTCCCGGGATGCCCTCCGCTGTGATCAGAGTGTACTCATTGGTTGCCTCAGGATAATCGTCCTGTAGCAGCCCCCATCTCAACCCGGGGGAGGCGTATTGTTCATCGATAGCCATGGAAACCCTTTCTTAGTGAACTTCGGTATGCTAACACCTGGGTGTGACACTTGCGTCGCCGAGTAGGCTACGCTCTAGATGTAACGAATGTGGAGAGGTTTACACGCGTGCCGAGACAAGGACCACTTCGCCGCAGCGGTTCCATGCGGGGCCGAGGGGCAGAGTTTGCAATCATCAAGCCGGGGCAGTCTGCCATTTTTGCTCCGGGACGCCTAACCAAGCTTGGGGATCTTGCGATTCCCCTTACCCCAAATGAGGCGTGGCAGCGGGACGCGTATGGGTTTGCAGAGGTGATAGGCGAGCTGGGCTATCTGATTGAGTTGACATCAGACGCAATATCGTCGTGTGTCATACGGACACAAGAACGTGACCTTGCCAATGATTTCGGCTGGGTTGATACGGCAGATGAAAAGGTTAACAGCATATGGGACGCCTTCGTAGGTCCGCAGGGGGGGAAGAAAGAACTTATCAAACGTGCATCAGAACACTTGTACACGGCAGGGGAATCCTACCTTGTGGGCACCCCAATAAAGAATGAGCTTACAGGTGTAGACGAAGGAATTGTGTGGGAGTTCTTGTCTACAGAGGAACTCAAGCCTAGCGGAAACAAGATACAGCGTATCGGGGAGACAGGCTCAGGTGGGCGGGTAGACCTTCCGAAAGAAACTTACGTAGCACGCTTATGGCAGCCTGACCCCCGCTTCTATCACAGAGCATATTCTGCGGTTAAACGTTTGCTCCCCATCTGTGTAGCAGAAGGAGAACTGGTTTCCACAGATTTAGGGTTAGTTGCGATTCAGGATGTCAGTGTTGGCGACGAAGTATGGGCGTGGGATGGTGGGCGCGCCGTCCTCTCCCCTGTGTCTGCCGTGACAGCGAATGGTGACAAACCCGTGTTGAAGGTTCAGGCAGGCGTCTACACTGTACGGGCTACAGCAGACCACCGCATCCTGGCAACCCAGCATGTTGTGGGTGACGGGGGAATAGTTCCATCAGATGACGTTCAATGGGTGCAGGTCCAGGAACTCACTGGTGATCATTGCATCGTCACCGCTGACGAAGGCGCTGTCGGGGACGGGTTCGCAGTCACCCGGGTGCAGTCCGTAGAACCGGACGGAGTTGCCCCTGTATGGGACCTGACGGTGCCGGGACCAGCCAACTTCATTGTACAGGGGGTCGTGGTTCACAACTGTCGTGAAATCGTTTTACTTACCCAGGTTGTGGATGCAATTGCTAAGGGTCGTCTCAACGCAGGAATCTACTATCTTCCCGACGAGTTCTCATTCGGGTCATTCGACGAAACGGAGAATGATGGGGCAGATACTGACGAAATTGACGAGTTCTCAGAAGAGTGGATCGACCAGATCAAAGCACCGGTCGAAGACCGTACATCTGCCGCATCGCTGATCCCGCTCCTTATGCGTGGCCCTGCCATGATCGACGGCAAGCCTGCTAAGGACCTGATGGGTTTGGTAGACCTTGCACGTGGATTAGACACCCTGTACCAGTCGCTGCGTCAAGAGGCGCTACAGCGTCTTGCAACAGGTATGGACGCCCCTCCAGAAGTGATTGGTGGAAAGGGTGGGCTTAACCATTGGTGTTGCGACGACAAGACGGAGGTTCTTACCACTGATGGTTGGAAGGGGATAGACGAATTTGAGGTGGGGGACATTCTGCTGTCATTGAACCATGAGACAGGGGCAACCGAGTGGCGCCCATCGACTGACGTTTACCGAGCCGACGTGGTTGATTTACCGATGCTCTCTATAGAGGGTGACCGACATTCGTCGTTGACCACGATGGACCACCGTTGGCCGACACTTCACAAGATCCGAGAAAATGTGACTGACGTGGATGGCCGCACAACATCCCGTGTGGTCGGTCAGGACCGTATCTGGACCACCAGTGAAGAACTCAACTCAAATGATTCGCTCCTTGTGGCAGCCCCTTCATCGGACCGCCCGAAGGAGATGAAGTGGTCCGACGAATTAGTCGAGGTCCTTGCGTGGCTCTGGACTGAAGGGAACATTCGATTCAAAAATCGTGACCAGTCCCCACAGGTATCGATATGTCAGTCGAATAAGGTGAACCCCTTCCATGTCGAGCGGATTCGTAACTCCTTGACACTTTTGTTAGGGAATGCCAAAGAGCATTTGACGGATGGTCACGTGGGTCGTCCGACCGGAGGGAGGCGTGACCCTGCGTGGGCTGAGCAAATTCGGCCAGAACGTCCCGACATGACCGATTTCCGTTTGAACGCTTCCGCAGCGGACTTGCTGGTTCCGTTCTTTTCCGACCCAGAACGCAAGGTTCTTGATTTGGGATTCATTCATGACCTGACGGCATCTCAGATTGAGTTGTTCATTGATGTGTCTGTTCGTGCTGATGGAACAGTTCTCTCCGCAGGGACCATGCACATCACTCAGTCCGAACGCGATCGTCTCGCTCCGTTGGAGTTGGCAGCCATCCTTTCTGGGCGGTCCACGCATATTTATGAGACGAAGCAAAATGGCACGATGCTGTCGATTTCACGGAAAACGACATTCGGCCTGGGGCGGAAGGAGATGTCTGTCGAATCGTATACGGGCACGATCTGGTGCCCGACGGTTCCCCCGCATCACAGCGTGATGATCCGGCGTAGCGGCAAGGTTGTCTATACGGGGCAGACCTCCTACAACATTGACGCAGATTTCATTGATAAGCATATTGTTCCTAAGGGTCAGAAGATAGCTGAGTTTCTTACGGTTGCGTATTTGCGTCCGATGCTAATTACATGTGAGAGCATGACTGAGGAGAAGGCGGCTCGTTACAGGCTCAATTTTGATGCAACCTTGTTGACGTCTCGTACAGATACGGGACCGGCAGCCCGTGGGGCATATGACCGTATAGCTATCAAAGAGGCGTCGTATCTGCGTGCAAACGGGTTCGATGTTTCAGATGCCCCTGATGAGGAGGAGCGTAAGAGGCGCACCCTTGAGAAGCTTATGTTCTCAGAACCCATCTTGTGGGGTACACGGGTTATTGGAGAACTTTACCCAGATCTAGGGGACATTTTCACTCCTGAAGATTTGACATCTCCGGGTAATGAGGCGCGTCAGCGTGGCCAGGGGCCAAGGGCGGGTGACGGGGGGACAGATGTAGATATCCCAGATTCTGATACAGGGCAGCAGGTTCCTGAGGCGCGGGGACCAAGTATCCCAGGGGGTGGAGGCGAGGCTGCTCTCCTGGAACGTTTGCAGACTGCCGCTGATGCTGCGCTGAAACGAGCTATTGAACGCGCATCGAATCGAATCATATCTAGACTGAACGGGACGGATCTGCCTGTGAAGGATGAGATCCGCAAGCACGATAAGTATGAGATGCTTTCTGTTCTCTCTGAGAATGACTACAGCGTTATGAATCTTCACAAGGAAGATCTCATGCGTGACGCATGGGTCAACCTTGAGGTAGATGTCACAGCTTGGGTCAGGGAATACTTTATAGTAAAGGGTGAGAATCCTTTCATGGCGGACGAGCGTGCAAAAGCGGCTTCGCAGTACCTGTCTGTTGTGCTTACAGCCCATATGGCGACAGCATTCATAAAGCCTATACGTACAGGGGTAAACGGATTGAGTGTTCCTACAGGGTTCGTTGTGGGATCATTAGAGAAGGCGTATGAGGTGGATGTAGACCCCTATCAGAACAATGACTGATATCACTACCATAAGCGGTGGCTCTGCCGATGTGTCTACCCCTGGGCTGGTTAGTGTAGGGGAGTTCCCTGAGAACCTGTTTGTGCTTCTATCGTCAAAGATGGAACGCGCACAGGCGTTTGCTGACCATTCCAACAGTGCCATCGTTACTGTTGAGCCTACAGACGACCAGAAACAAGAGTTGGCCCGGTCAGGCGGGGAACAGCCTGAATCTCTACATGTCACTCTTGCTTCCCTGGGGGCTATCAGTGACGGGTTGGATCGCGAAACAGTAGAGGCAGTTATCGCTGGGGTTGCAGAGCGTTATTCCCCTTTCGATGGGGAAGTAGCAGGTATCGGATCTTTCGGGAAGAGCGGGACTGATGGGATTACTTTGGCGTTGGTAGATGCCCCTGGGTTAGGTGAGTTCAGAAGCGATTTGGTGCATCTGCTAAACGAGAATGGCGTCTCAGTGCGTCAAGACCACGACTTCCAGCCACATATTACGTTGAACTATGGGCCAGTTCCCGACAGCGCGGACCTAGTTGGTCTACCATTGAATTTAGATAACATCACATTACGTTGGGGTACAGAAATCGTTGACGTGGGTCTTTCCGGGCCGACTGAGGAGGAATTGACCGTGGCCGCAAAGACCGTAGTAGGTAGTACACAGGAGACCTTTGTAGGTGACCCCGCGGGGTTGGACATTGTTGAGGACTCTGCTGACTGTGTCGAGAGCACCGATGGGGAATCAACAGTGGCACTCGTAGATCCAGAATCCGGGGCTGTCATCAGCTGCCACGATTCTGTAGAGTCCGCCCAGGAAGCTATGGATAAGTTGGTTGAAAGCGAGGATACTCCTGACGGTGAAGAATCGTCATCGGTTACGGAAGATCAGTGGGCAGCCATCTTGGAATTCATGAGTGGCATTGCTGCCGATTTGGGCACAGACACGACAGATGATGAAGACGAGATGGACGACGGAAGTGAACCGTTTGCTGCTATCAGCCCTCATGACACCCCTACATCTGTCGACACTTGGGATGGGCCGGAGAACGAGAAGAAGGTTACGTCCCCTAGCGACGAGGACTATTTCGCTCGTATCTACGCGTGGCGTGATGATGAGGCAGACACTACTGTGAAAGCCGCCTACAGGTTCATACATCACTTCGTTGGTGATGACGGAACCCCAGGGGATGCATCAACAGTCGCGGCGTCTACAGGCATCGGTGTCCTAAATGGGGCACGTGGGGGAACAACCATCCCGAGTGGAGACAGGGAAGGGGTTTACAAACACCTGGCATCCCATTTGAGCGATGCGGACCTTGAACCACCTGAGCTGATGTCGCTGCAAGATGCTGGACTGCTCGCACAGGCCGTAGAAGAAGGGGTAGTTGTTAACCCTACTGACCATAGGTACATGTCAGACTTAGTAGATCTCTACTACATCAACAACCCTGTAGACCCCAACGAAGACTTTGACACAACAGCCACTGAAATAGTGGCAGAGTTTGGGCCACTAGCATCCCATAGCACCCCCACGATCAACCCTGCCACCTTCGAAGGGTGGAACGGTGACGAGGCGAAGAAACGTACCCGCCAGGGAGAAGACCAAAGCTACTACGCACGTATCTTCGCTTGGCGAGACGAGGACAGAGCCGCCGGGTCAAAGACCGCATACAAGTTCATTCACCACGTGGTGGACCAAGATGGCAACCCTGGGGCAGCAGTCATGTGGGCAGCCCATTCTGCCATTACCGTAATCGATGATTCCACCATCCCAACAAGCGATTACCAAGGGGTCTTTAACCACCTTGCCCGCCACCTCCGCGACGGAGGGGTCAACGTCCCAGATCTAGGTGAGGCCGAGCCCATCACAGATGTAGAAAGCGCTATAGGCGACATGAGGGCTCAGTGGTTTGAACAGGTAGCGAACCTTGCAGGCAAGCGCGATATTACTGAACTCAATGACGGGGAACTTATTGGTGAAATTGTTCACCGATGGGTTGAGCAGAGCCAGTCAACATTGACCCCTCAGGAACAACAGGAACTAGAAACCGAACTGGGGTTGAGCGACGACTCCGTACAGGAGCTTGCAGGAGACGATGAAATCGTTGACGGCCCGAACTCTCAGCCAGATGGAACAGATGGGGATAGCGCAACGTCTAGCGACGATACGATCATCGATGGGGACGTTGTCAGCGGCGACTTCGAATGGGAGGGGGTACTCATTGTGGAAGGGGTTGTTTCTGGTGATGGGCGCCTCATAAGCGAAGGTACCCTAACGTGGCGCAAGCTGCCACTGCCCCTCATGTTGCAGACAGTAAACGCTGAGGGCCACGATGGTGCAGCTATCGCCGGGTCTATACAGGAGATTGAGCGTGTAGGCCAAGAGATCATAGGACGTGGTTCCTTTGATTCTGGGGAGCAAGGGAAGGAAGCGCGCCGCCTCATAGCGGAAGGTACCATGCGTGGAGTTTCCGCAGACATAGACATGGTAACTATCGAGTTCCAAGACGCAAGTGGCGGTCAGGTAGACCCTCTTGACGCGATGCTTTCTGATGACGATATACTACAGGTCCTCATAGAAGGCAGGCTCATGGGAGCCACGCTTACACCTTTTCCAGCGTTCCAAGAGGCACAGGTACACGTGATTGACGCAGACATAGCATCTGATGACGAAGCATTGGTTGCCTCTGGGTATGAGCGTGGGGATGTGTGGCGCTTTACATCACCAGTCCCTATCGCTTTGCAGGGAGAGCGCATGCAGCGTGTGAGTCCTGATTCGCTTGTCGCCAGTGCAGGGAACAAGAATTTGACGCCTCCTTTGAATCCCCCTACTTCTTGGTTCGAACTTGACGACATGGGTGAGCCTGAGGAGTTTCAGGTATATGCAGATGGACGCTGCTATGGGTTGATTGCCCGGTGGGGATCTTGCCATATCGGGTTCTCCGATAAGTGTGTGGGTGTCCCACATACAGAGAACAGGTTCAGTGCATTCCATAAGCCCGGGGTTGTTACTGATGAGGGCGAGCAGGTGCTATGTGGCCCTGTCTACATGGATACGGTTCACCCCAACCTGCGGTTGTTGGCTTCGGATGCTGAGGCGCACTATGCAGATACGGGGTGTGCTGTAGCAGACGTTCACCTGTATGAGAATGCGTGGGGAATTGTTGCCGCTGGGGCGGTTCGACCTAGCGCTTCTCCGGAGCAGGTGCAAGCGCTCCGTGGCTCAGATATCTCTCCTGACTGGCGTAGGATCAGGAAGAACCTTGAGGTGGTTGGGCTGTTGGCTGTGAACCTCTCAGGGTTCATTGTCCAAGACAGTTTGGTTGCATCTGCTGGTCGTAACCCTCAGGGTATCTACGATTCAGGTTCTGGTGAAATGAGGTCACTTGTCGCGGCAGGTATGGTGCAGCGCACATTTCCCCAGGTGGGATCACTTGGGGCTGACGTGGCTGAGCTTCGTGCAGAGATTGTTGAGCTTCGTGGGGCTCTGCGACCTATCCGTGCAGAACGTGCAGCGTCACGTCTTTTTGCAATCTTGGGACGCGTCGGCAACGATAATGGGGTAGAGACAATCAACCCCGAGGTTGCAGATGTGCAAGATGAGGCAGAGCCCCCATGCTGTGGTACATGATTTAGGTTTCACCCTCAATGCTTTGAAGCTACGCCGAGGGGGGCTATCTTGAATCTGGCAGACGAGATCCAAAACTTTCGCAAAGGGTGGCGGCCTAGTTCAGGCCCATCATGCGGAGTTGCCACACTCATGGAGCAGATGTCTGATAAAGACTGTTCCGCCTTTAAGGAATTATTAGACTCCCATATTTATGGAACCCACATAGCCGAAATGGTTGCTGTATGGGCATCCGATGAGTCATTTCCGTCCCTGTTTAGGGACGCAGCCAGCAGGGTGGTTAGCAGCTCGATACAGAGGCATCGTCGTAGCGTTTGCCGTTGCCAATGGACGCAGGTGGAGTGATGGGTTTATCCGACGACATCGAGAATCTTGAGGTAGTGCAGGGGACGAAGCGGCGGCAAGCAGAGGCGCAACGCGTTGAGCGCACCCACCCTAAAGGATGGGAGTCGGGGGTCGAATTCACAGGACAAACAGGGGTTCTGTCTACAGGCCCCCGTACAGTCCCAGGGGCTCCTAGCAATGCTGAATGGACAGATCTACTGAATGTATGGGATCTGGACCCAGAAGTATATGAGATAGACCCAAACTACAACCCAGAGTTTCGTGCATGGGACGCCAACATGGGGGCCGGGAGCATTGAACGGTTCTATTACTACAAGGCACGTATAAGGCTGCGAGCAGCATACTATGGCCTTGACATTAAAGAACTTTTAGTTGGTATCGGGAGGCACAAGAAACCTAAACGTTCACTCCTGATTCCTGACGAACCCGTTGACCTGCTCATGTGCCTGTCTGATTGGCAGATAGGTAAAGCTTTATCGGATGACACTCCGGTTCTTACCCCAGGAGGGTGGGTGCTGCATGGGCATCTCCGGGCAGGGGACAGTGTGTATGGAGTAAATGGCAACCCTGTCAGGGTTCTGTCTGTAACAGGTTCTGCTGAACAGCCTTGCTCCCGTATTGGGTTTGACAATGGGGTTTCGTTGGTTGCCTCTGGTCAGCATGGCTGGCTTGGGTGGGACTCACGAAAAGCATCAGATGGTCAACCTCCGCAACAACAGTTGGTATACACAACACAGGAGATTATTCAACGAAGATTCATTGACCAAGACGCCCCTGATCAGGCAGGTGAGGGTTTCCGTATTGGTCTGCCACAGCCCGTGCTCCTTGACTCTGTCCAAATGGGGGTTGACCCATACCTATGGGGGGCGTGGATCAGTGGAGGGGACGCAGATACAGGCAAGATAGTAGTTCCATTAGGTGATGCTGCCCACTGGGCTAACTTGTTTGAGACACAGGCAACATTCCATGCTGTCCCTCAGATTGGATATGTAGGTATTGCTATAGAAGGGTTGTTAGATGATCTGTATATTGCCGGGCTATTGTCCCCTGGGCAGATCCCACCCAATCTGTTGCTTGGTTCTGTATCCCAGCGTTTAAGGCTCCTACAAGGGCTGCTTGACGTGGGGGCTAGTGTTACATCATCCGGGATAGTTAAAGTCACTGCCGATATCCAGATTGTAGATGCTGTGGATTGGCTAGTGGCAAGCCTTGGGATGAAAACATTACGCTCACAGGTACAAGGGCTACTGCCCAATACGTCAGGGAAGCCTATCTATAGTGTGGAGTTCATGCCGGACGGGGATCGTGAAGATCACCAAGTGTTTAGGATGAAGCCGAAACTCGCACAGCTGACTACATCGGATAGTGGACAGTCCCGTTCGCTGTTGGTTAGGTCTGTGGAGCCCGCAGGGATGGTGAGCGCACAGTGCATCACTGTTGAAGGTGGCCTATACCTTGCAGGACACGACCTTGTTGTGACACATAATAGTGACGGGGATGGAGTTAAGGGAACAATTGACCGGGTTATGACATCATTTGACCGCGTGGCAGACTATGTTGCAGATCTCCGAAGAATCAACATTGATATCGGCTGCCTATACCTTATTGGTATGGGGGACCTTGTAGAGCAGTGTGTTGCCCCAGAAACTCAAGTGGTGACTAACAGCGGGACACAGAGGATTGATAAACTTGCCATTGAAGGGCATGCAGTGCTGCAAACCACCCGCGGGGAGTGGGTAAACGCGGACGTCAAGTCGTTTGGGAAGCAGAGACTCCTAAAGATCACGATGTCACGTATGGGGGTAGAGCGGACAGAGTGGGCGACCCCTGGGCACCGCTGGTTCCGTCTAGATAGTTCGCTAGATGCGACAGATGGAGAAGAGGTTGTTACCGCAGAACTTGGTCAAGGAGACTTCCTGGCAAGCACATTTGCGGACAACCCATACCAGATAGACGCGCTTGGGGTGCAACACGGATACGGTTGCCCCGATGGACACAGTAGTTCCCTTAATAGCCCTATACCTACATCGCCGGATGTCAGACCCTTCCCAAGAGGAGACGAGACTCCTGAGTACCTGATGGGTTGGGCCGCAGGATATTTCGCTACTGCGGGAGATGTGGACGAAACTGTCCATGTTTCTTCAACGGATGTGTCTGCCCTAGAACGCTATGCTTGGGTCTGTTCACATGTAGGTATAGGGACACAGCCCATTACATGCAAACGATACACAACTGCTGACGGGGGGTTTGCTTCCTCATATAGACTTGCACTCATTGAGTCAACCATCCCAGAATGGTTCTTTGTAGAAGAACCCCACAGGCTTGCGTTCAAGCAGATGGTCGGTGCCTTATCTAACTACTTGTCATGTTGTGATCGTGACAGGTATTGGTGTATCGAATCAGTTGAAGATGTGGGACGAGAAGACGAAGTGTATTGTGCTGTGGTGTCTGAGACGCACGCCTTCGCATTGGTGAACGATCTCCTGACAGGCAATTGTTGGGGGAACTATCCGTCGCAACCCTTTACAGTTGAACTGAATCGGCGTGAGCAGCTTAGGCTTACGCGTCGTTGCCTCAGGGATGGAACGATAGGACTCTCGAAGATTGTTCCACGCCTGATATTAGGTGGGGTGGGGGGAAACCATGGGGAGAACCGTGGCGGGTCATCTTCATCGGGTGGGAAGGCTAAGGCATTTACAACCCCGGGGGATAACGACGATGTCGCTATCTTCGAGATGGTTGCCGAAATCCTGTCGATGAACGACGATGCCTTTGGTCATGTAAAATATGTGATCCCGGATGAAGAGTTGGCGATAGTGTTAGACATCGGTGGGGTTGTGGTAGGTTTCACCCACGGTCATCTATGTACCAAGGGGGGAGCTGTGGAACAGAAGGTCTATAACTGGTGGACGGGGCAAATGGCAGGGGAGCGTCCTGTAGGGGATGCCCGACTTCTTTTCACAGGGCATTACCACCACCTATGCGTTAAGAACTTTGGGCCGCGTACATGGATACAGTGCCCTGCACAGGACGGGGGTTCTATCTGGTGGCAGAACGCAACAGGGTCACAATCGTCCCCAGGGGCACTTGTGTGTACCGTTGGGGCTAACCAGGGTAATGAACTTGGGTACGATTTCTTGAGAATCCTGTAGTTGAATCATCATGACTGAATAGTCTAAGATGCACTATTGTTTCTGTATCCAATGGTAAAGAGAGAGTCAGTGCACCCTAAATGGGAAGATAGCTTAGATTACCTGTGGGAAGCAGAAGCTAAGTGCCGAGGGGCTAATCCTGGCATGTTCTTCCCCGAGCGGGGGGCGTCAACTAGGGCGGCAAAACAGGTTTGTAGCGATTGTAAGGTGAGGGCACAGTGTTTGGAGTCTGCTCTTGAATACAACGAAAAGTTTGGGATATGGGGTGGGTTAAGTGAACGTGAGCGGCGTAGAGTAAGACGCGAACGCGTACGCACCCGGAGAGAACAGGACAGTGGGGACGATACAGATGAGTGAAAATGCGTGTACCTCCTTGGGAGTCACCAGCAGTTCCGTTATCAGCGCGTGTGGGCAGACCCCATGATCATTGGTTTATCAGGCTGGGCAGGTAGTGGCAAAGACGCCATAGCAGACATACTTGTCGACGACTTTTCGTTTACGAAAATGGGTTTTGCTGATCCCCTCCGTGAGATGGCACTTGCAATAAACCCAATTATCGACAGCGATGAAGGGCTTCGTTTCATCAGGTACAGTGATCTGCTGGATGACGTGGGATACGAAAGGGCAAAACGTGATCACCTAGAGGTACGACGTTTCTTGCAAGTCCTAGGCACAGAAGCAGTGCGGGAAATCATAGGCAAGGACACGTGGGTTACCATCGGGATGATGCGAGCTAAGAAATTCGAACGAGTCGTTTTCACAGATATGCGTTTCGCTAATGAAGCAGGCGCAATTGTTGCTGCTGGCGGAACTGCTGTACGCATTATAAGGCCAGGGGTGCAAGCAGTGAACGGACACACGTCCGAAAAGGATTTGGACCAATGGGATTTCGGTCACACCATCTACAACAATGGGGTTTTGGATGATTTGCCTCGGCGGGTGCTCGGAATGTTAGATAGGATAGCCCCGAAACCTTAGGGAGGAACATTGTCGAAAAAGAATCGTGAGATCCGTAGGGTTCCGCCTGGATGGCAGCACCCAAAGTCTACAGACACCGATGCGTTTCCTTCTGCCGCGTGGGCACACCCATCTGTGATTACGCGTAACGAGATGGCACATGACTCTTACATTAGGGCATCGTTAGAGGACAGGTATCTTGGCCGAATGTCTCCCGGTGACCCAGAGGGCAATGAGGCCCGTATGGACGCTGTCACTAAGTACCGTCTCGACCTCGGGTTATCTGACGGGGAGACGTTTATCCCTATGCACGACCAGACATTTGATGAGGCTTGTGTGGAATGGGAGTCATATCTGTTGCAGTGGATTTCTGGGGAGTATCCCAATCAGCCCGACGACATGCCGCAAACAGGCCCGGCTTTCGACGAATGGCATGGGCCTAAACCATCTCAACGGCAGAACAGTACCACGTTCCGCCCGACATTCGATGAGGCCCCGACTAGCTGGCAAGTGTACGAAACCATTACAGATGGGACCCCTGTGTCCCCTGTATTCGAACAGGTAAACGATCTATACCGATGGTTGATTTCTGACGGTGGGCGTGATGGGGCATGGAACGAAATTGATGCTCTTGAAGTGGTGGAGTGTGCATTAGCTCGACCCTAGGTCTATCGATGTCCCCCCCGTGTGTTATGATGAGATAGTCATGAATCGTCTTCTGTATTCGTCCGCATCGTATTCGAGTCGCTCATCTAGCGACTGAGGGCACGCGCGTGTCCTCTCTCGGGAGGGACGCTCCAAGGTGGACAACCTGGCTGTAACCCAGGTGCTTAGGCATGGTGAGTTCGATTCTCACCCCTCTCACGACTTAGATCCATACCGGAATCTGTGTGTTCTCGGCAGCGAATCCGGTTTAGATGTAAGCGATGGAATGCCAACCGGACAAGCGTGCCGGGGCGCCCTGCTAAGGCGTTCGATCCCACATGGGGTTGGGGTGCAAGTCCTCGACGTTCCGCTTATGTAACCGAACCTTTACAGGGAACGAATGTAGACGTTCGGTTACATATTGGAGGGCGAACCGGCAAAGCGCTGGGGTCGTTTCGAAAGCGATACGTGTCGCGAGGCATGGGGTGCAACTCCTCCACTCTCCGCTCAGGATAGATTAGACAAGGAAGGACCGGCATTGGGGTGCCAAGCAGTTTTGAAAACTGTGGCTTCGTCAGGAGTTGGGGGTTCGAATCCCTCTCCTTCCGCAAATGAGATACATGTCCCTGCGTTAAGGGTCATGAGTCTTATATTCCTTGAGAGGATTTAGATACATGATTCTCTCAACATGGAGAGTGAATCGACAAGGTGTTGACGCCACCTGGAAAGTGGCCGGAGTCGTAAGGCTTGGGGATCGTGTCCTCCGCTCTCCGCAAAGTAGAAAGATGCAGCATCCCGGGTGACCATAGAATGGGGTATGATGCCGTATGGAAGATTCTCAGATAATCCGCCGCAACCTCACCAATATCTGCAAGTTCTTAGGCCCCGTAGAACGAGGCGACATGGGTGCAGCACATAGTGTGCTTATAGCGATGGATCTCGACGAGTTACGTGGGGCCTTCCTAGCGGTAGCAGCAGCCTATGGGGTATTGGCCCGCATGTCTGGGGTAAACCTACACAATGTAGACAACCCAGATGCGATTGAAACGATTATCGCTAATTCGGATGTTGCAATGAATGCGATGAAGGGTCGCATGGGGTACAACTGATGTCACCCCCATGTGGTAGGGTGTGTAGCAACAACTAGGGGCTGAAACAGGATTCGACAATGAGCCTGTGAGCGCCGAACGCAACCCGAGTTGCTCAGACTCGTGAAACGGGGCACCAAAATACACGCCGAGGACAACACCGAGGCTCCTGAATCTGACGCCCTTTGGGCAGAGTTTGATGCTTGCGAAAGCGTCCTCGTTTGATAGACGAGCAGGACGGGGTCTGACTGAACCTTGCTATCCAATCAGTCTGACAACACGGACAGACGAGTTGACATTCAGGAAAGACTGAATGCCGGGACAGGCATACTGTTCACGACTGCGGGGAAAGACCCGCTAGTTGCGACAGGGGAAACCCCATTGCACTGACGCTTCGGAAAGACGAAGGATGGTTGTACATCGGACAGCGTAATCTCTCATTGGACGGGGGTTCGATACCCCCCGGCTCCACCAAAAGGGTCACCCTACGGGGTGGCTCTTGCGCGTATGGTGGGAGTAGCGCCACGGGGGTACGTTATGAAGGTATGGATCATACAAGAAGATTGCACAGGCGATGGGCTCTGCGAAGAGATTTGCCCTAACGTGTTCATTATGCGCGGCCGTAACCCCTTGGCCTACGCAGTTCAGAATGGGGTTGTCCTGGATACCCCCGGGGGGAGCGAACAGGCGGCTGTCGTCCCTCAAGAATGCGAGGATGATGTATCAGAGGCGGCTGAGTCTTGCCCAGGCGAATGCATATTTGTCGAGGACTAGTCGTTAACGCAGCGCATCGTAAAGCTCTGCCAGAGTGAACATGTGTTCTGGCGAAGATACGTCGTCTGTAGAAACCCCATATTTGCTTTGCGTAAGCGCCTCAATGGCATCGGGGACAAGATCACTTTCTGCAATCTTCCCTTCCATCCACTGTGCAGCCTCATCAGATGAGAACCCTGGGAAGTGGATGTTCGCCATGCAGCGCCCAGGGCGTGCCATTGCCGGGTTCAGTTTGTCTACGGATACATTCGTAGATATGAGGGTCAACATGTTGAGCCCCTGCCCCATAATGCCGTCGGCGATGTTGAGGATACGGCTAAGTGCCTGGCCTTTAGATGAGCGTTCGTCAACATTGACGAATTCGTCACCGTCTTCTATGATCAGTAGGAGATAATCCCCTCGGCCTTCCATGCTGAATAGCAGATCGTTGAGATAGGTTGGGTCACCTAGCAGCCTGTCAGCGTCCGTAACGACAGACGAGAAACACCAGTCACGCCATTCACTGATCAGCGACAGGATCGACCTTGTCTTCCCTGTCCCCGGCGGACCCTGGAAGAGTATCAGTTTGCCTTCCCCATCCGGTTGGACGGAGCCCATGACCTCGGATATTTGGTGTCGTGTGTCGCAGGGATAGTTGGCTTCGATCTCTTCCCATTTAGTGACTTCAATGTTCCTGCGTCGATAGTCCGCTCCCCCTGTGTAGGGGTTTTGCATCCAGAACATCACTGGGACAATGTTGTTTGGAAGATCTGGGACAGGGATGGGGGGGTGCGGGGGAAGTAGAGATTTAACTGCCCCGATCCAGCGGTCTGCTTCACCTGAGTCGTTGACGGCGACTAGCAGCTCCCACTCCCCCCAATGGTCTTGTGTAAGCACTGCCGTAGAGTTCTTACGTTCAAAGGCTGCAACGTTTAGGGTCGATTTGACTTCCCCAACCTGTTTGATCTGTATACCGGGGGTTGCTGCTAATACTTCGATGACGCTAGACCACGTTGACGGGCTGTCAAACACTTTTGTCGCGATGTAGTTGAAGTCGCCGTTTACCACTCGTTGCATCAAAAGGGTTTGGAAAACCGATTGGGGAGTGAGTCCGTTAGCGTTTAAATATGCTTCTGTTTCTCCGAAAGTCATACGACCAGTCTGCCATAGTTGGGGGGCAAAGTGTAGGGTTTCCACATACAGATGGGACCGGGACAGCGGGTTGTGCCACTTTCTCTAAGCGTTGTCCCCCCTACCTGCTACTGTGCGAGCATGGATTTGATCGCAACCATTGGGCTCCCTGCATCTGGTAAGACAACCTGGGCCAAAGGTATCGTGTCTCGCTCGGGGGGTGCCGTGAAGAGGATCAACAGGGATGATTTACGTTGCATGGTCGATGTGGGGGTTTGGTCTGAGGAAAACGAGGTCACGATCATAGCTGCCCGCGACGTCATCCTGGGTTGTTTCCTGGGGAGAGGATTTTCTGTTGTCTGCGATGACACGAATTTTCACCCATCGTGCATTGCAGCCCTGGAGGGTTTCGCTGTCATCTATGGGGCCAGGTTCCTTATACGAGATTTTCGCAGCGTCCCCCTAGATGAGTGCATTCGCCGCGACGCATCCCGCGAGGTGGGACACGTTGGTGAGGCGGTCATCCGCAAGATGCATGAAACATACTTGGCGTGACCCAGGGTCATGCCCACCTAGTAAGGTGATCCCCATGTTCGCTGCCTACCCTAAGATCAACGGCCTGTACAAGCGGGGGGAGAAAGGCAAGATCATCGACGGTCAGTTTAGCCTCCCCGTATTCGAGTACCTTCGCTACAACCAATGGGTTTGGACCGAGAAGATCGACGGAACCAACATTAGGCTTGGGAAGGACCTCACAGACCCAGATGATTCCCTATACGATATCGGGGGTCGCACTGACCGTGCCCAGATCCCTTCTGCTCTTTTGGCACGCCTGATAGGTTTGCAAGAGACTATCCCATGGCGCGAATCCTTCCCAGACACCAACTATTACGTGACGTTGTATGGTGAAGGATATGGGGCTGGCATCCAGAAAGGAGGCGGGGATTACATTGCGGACAGCGTAGACTTCGTGCTGTTCGATGTGCGGGTAGGGCGTTATTGGCTTTCACGTGCAAACGTTGTTGATATTGCCAACAAATTGGGCATTGACGTAGTCCCTACGGTCCAATTCGATGGGGCTGCTACCGCCGACATTTGCACAGCAGAAGGTTTCGTCGTAAATGGCCATATAGGGTCGCAGTGGCAAGGGGTTGCACACCCCGAAGGGATCGTAGGGCGTCCAGCAGTTGACATCTACGACGGTAGAGGGAAACGTATCACTGTGAAGATAAAACGGAAGGACTATAGGTGAGACCGGATGATCTTCCTGCAATGGCAGGAAAAACGAAAATGTATGTCGTTGTCCGCGGGGATCTCCCCCCGGGGCTTCGTGCCGCCCAGGTTGGCCACGCAGTCGCAGAGATGTGCCTACGGGCTCCTGACGCATCAAAGAGTTGGCATGACGACCCTAACGGGAATTACCTTATCGTTCTAGAAGTAGATGACCAGCAAGCGCTACTTGACTTCTACTACAGGATCAAGCATTGGGTTGATGTACGTGAAGTATTCCGTGAACCCGATTTGTCCTTTGAGGCGACAGCATTTGCTGCGATCCCTTCCCCAAGCGTGGCGCACCTATTCTCACACCTCATATTGGCCTACTCCCATCGCAGATGGTGGCCGAGGTTTAGACGATGACTGATCTTCCATTGCTCACCCCGAACCTTGACGATTTCCATGAAGCATGGGATTGGCTCTATGGACATCCATACTTTCGCTATAGGGACGGCCCGATGAAGGGAAGCGAGGGTTTCACCATCGCATACGATCTCATTGTGGTAAAAGTGAATCCTGTTAATGATCGTGTCGAAGATGATGATTCCCTGAACACCAAGACCAACATTTGGGTAGAGTGTGGGCCGTTGGAGGACGATGGGGGCCAGACGCATGATTGGGAATTGGACTGTGGCGGGGATACGTTTGAGGACGCTATCATTGCTTTGGCAAAGATTGTCATGCGGGTTCATGGGGACTATCCCAAGTGGACCATATGCTCACACTGCCTAGTCGATTACCCATCTGGCCCTAGCGGAAACAACGACGTCTGGTTTCATTCCCCTGAATGCGAGGAGCACGGGGCCGTTCGTTTGGTCACACGTCCCGTTGCAGGGCGCGATGACATAGTTGCAATGGTACCGCTGTCGGAAGTATTTGGTTGCGAACATTTCCCATCCGGTTAGTGTCACCCCCATGTGGTAGGGTGTCGGTTGCTCAAGGGATAGCTTCCTGAGAGTAAGGAGTGGCTCAATAGCGGTACGCATCGGCTGGCCGCACAGCACACTTAAGTCAGAAGGTCCCGAGGCACGTCTGTGCGGAGGGCTGCCATCGGTGGATGGTGGAATCTGATGTCGGCAGACAATTGAGTGGTACAGGGGCAAATGCATTGGCAACCCGATGCCCCCTGTTCGAGGCAGCCAAGTCCTCGCTTCTCCTACGCCCCCTGTTTCGGCAGGGGGCGTAGGTTGTTTTATTGCTGCCTTGACATGTCATGGCTACCTGTTATAGTGGCTTTGCTATGGAAACGCGAGAGGTACCCGTAGAACAGGTTGAGCCACGATGGCCCCGTTCGCCGCGCGTTGATTCTGAGCCCAGGCGCAGACGAGATATCTGAGTGACGGGGGCGGGATGCCCTTGCTGTCACTACCTGCCCCGTTCGTTTAGTGGCTAGGACACTGCTTTCTCATGGCAGAAACAGGAGTTCGATTCTCCTACGGGGTACTGAGGTCCTGTCGTATAACGGCTCATTATAACGCCCTGTCGAGGCGAAGATCGGGGTTCGACTCCCCGCAGGACCGCGGAACACACAGAACAAGCCCCCATCGTCTAGCGGCCCAGGACGCCTGCCTTTCACGTAGGTAACACGGGTTCAAATCCCGTTGGGGGTACTGAGATTTACAACCTGGGGTCGAGGCGACGGTTGCCGGGCAGCTTCCAAACCTGCTGATACACGATGGGGTTCGACTCCTCACGACCCTGCCACATAAACAAGAATGTTAAAGAATGGAATAGGTTACACTGTTCGGGTATACCAGAACACGGAACACAGAAGACAGGGTAGGTAACAATACCCCCGCCCATGGATAGGGACCTAGGACTACGAATCCTGGCGAGCGCGTTCGATTCGCGCCGGGGGTGCAACTTCGCCACACAAGGATAAACTAGTCTCTACCGTGGTGGGGGAAGCCAACACATATGGGTGCAGGTAGACTGTAGGGGTTTGCTGCAAACACTTGGTTGAAAGGGGATACGGTGACGATTTACCCAGGCCAAAGGAATGGGACGCGGCATCCGAAGCCACGTTTAGTGAGTTCGAGTCTCACCCTGGGTGCGCGGGCACGAGTGTCGGTTTGGTTGCACCCCGGCCTGGGGGGCCGGTAGTCCGAGTTCGAATCTCGGGTGCCCGACAATGCCCTTGCTGGTGGACCCAGACACGCGTCTCCTACACGCGGCGAGCGGGTTCGACTCCCGCCAAGGGCGCCACGCCTCGCGAGCCGGAAGCTCAGGTGGGGTTTCTACCTCTACCGTTCGCGGGTTCGACTCCCCGGCGGGGCACTTAGATAGGATCAGATTGGCAGTGGTGTCATCCCCATCAGGTAACCTGTCCCACATGGACTTCGGTGAAGAGCCACTAGATTTTCTGATCCCTGACGTCATTGAGCCGATTGTCGGCTATAGGGGTTGGAACGTAAAAGGTTTACAGGACAGCCATGTTTCCCCTTCTGTACGTGTGTCGTCGAAACTTGATATAGAAATATGGGAGCCGGGTAAAGATGTTGTCGCTGTATGCGCAAATAGCCTCATCCCGTCAATCGACAGTCGCACGCAGGGTAAAGACTGTGGGGAATGCCCATCACCTGATTCGCGTGCACACTATGGGTTTGGTTGTGGCATTTATGCCTACAGAGATCCGCCTATGGCCGCAATGAACAACGACCCCATGCACTTGAGGGGTAGGATTTGGGGTGAGGTCTTAATGTGGGGGAACGTCTATGAACACGAGTACGGTTTCCGTGCACAGTATGCGTACCCTTCTGCTTTTGCTTGGACACTGGGGTCGCGCGTAGAAGAGGTAGCGCGGGCACTCTCTAAAGCTTATGGCGTTGGGCTAATCCATGATGCACGTAAGGTTTGGGAACGAGGACAGTGGAACGCGACCACACGTGTGCTCGAACCAGGGGGAAACAAGATAGATTCTTCTCACACAGCCGACCCGATCAGAGATCTCTGAAACATCGGTCATGCCCACCTGTTAGCATCTCCCCTATGGCAATCGGGATTATCCTTGACGACGCCCTCACCCCTGACGTGGCAGAGCCTATTGTTGCGTGGCGGGTGTGGGGTGTGTTTGATGACGCGGATGTTCCTGTATTGTTGTCGATGAATAACACAGTGTGGCCGAATACCACGTATCTGACTGCAAAATGTGTGGCAATCTCTGGGACCGACCCATATTCAGATCATGCATCTCCATCTAGAGAGTGCAAACAGGGCATTTACGGGTGTGGGATCTATGGGTATAAGGACATTGCAGACATCTTCGCAGATTTCGACCCGGCGACATTTGAGAATGGGCTCGTGTTCGGGCAGATATTGTTGTTCGGGAATGTGTTTGAACACGATAAGGGGTATCGTGCACAGCACGCGCAGATTAGGAGTCTTGCATTCTTTAGGGATCGTCCTATCAAACTGACACGACACGAACGTTTGGGGAAAACCTATGGGGTTCCTGTCCAGGAAGCGCCTATAACAGAACGCGAGGCTCTGTTGCAGCACACCCGGATGGTACGTGACTCTTATATCCCTTTGGTGAACCTATCTGGTGACGATTTAAGCGACGCTATCAAGGTAGTCCGTGGGGATACCCGTCTTGATTTGATGTGGGGAATTCTATTCATCGGTTTATCTTGGGAATCTTGGTCAAGGTTATCGTCTCTACTCGGAAAAGCAGATTGGCTGCCAGCAGTATGGAACTTGGTCATCCTAGTCCTATTACTGGTAACTGCACGGATGCATTTGCTGCGGCGGAAACAGATGTTACAGTATCTAAATGAATTAGAGGAGATTGATAATGGGTAAGATCGGTCAGCCAACACGGGAAGAACCCCTGGTGGTTCCCGCCCCTATTCGTGAGCCTGCGCGTGTGGAACCATCACCGCAGCCCACAACCCCACCTGTAAGGGAACCTGTCCCTCAGCCTGCTTAGATGCGTCATGTCTGTATGGTAGGTTTGGCGGATGAGTGGGCACAATGTTGTTTTAGAGGGGATGGTAGGGTCTCGTGCATATGGGCTCGCGACCCCATATAGTGACCAAGATTTCCTTGGGATCTATGTAGAACCCCTAGATGCTGTCTTGGGTTTGAATGGTGCATCCAAAACGGATCAGTCTTATGTTCAGAGATCCCCGGATCGTACGATACACGAGTTGGGGAAGTTCTGCCGTCTTGCCTTGGCTGCTAACCCAACGATAAGCGAGTTGTTGTGGCTCCCAGAATATGTGCTTAGAACACAGATTGGAGACGTTCTTATCGATGCACGTAGCCTGTTCTTGTCACAGCGGGTCCGTAACACCTACGGTGGGTATGCCTTTCAGCAACTGAATCGGCTTAAACAGCGTGGGGACTTCTCATCGGATCTCAGGAAACGAACGGAGAAGCACGGCCGTCACTGTTACCGGTTGGCCATCCAGGGGGCGCATATTCTCCGTGAGGGGCAGTTAAAGGTGCGTTTGGAGCCTGAAGAGGCAGATGCATGTTTCGAGGCTGGGGAACTTGCTGTATCAAATGTGGGGCACTACGAACAAATGATTATGGAGTTGTTGGACCGCCTAGGCAACATTGACTCCCTTTTGCCAGAAGTCCCCAACGTGGGGGCGGTCAACGACTTATTGGTTGATATTCGTTTAGGTAACAACATCTAGTATGGGGTTGACCTGGCATGCATCTATGCTATGATGCTTTCACAGGTCTGGACCTGAGAGGAGGCCCAACGCAATGAGAACAGTACAGCGAGCGGCACGAATCATCACCGCTGCCACGTTTACGCGTGGTGGCGCCTTAGGGACAGGCACAGTCTGCATAGACTGACCTCAGGTTCCAGGATCGTGCGGGAAGGCTGCTGGTAGCCCACTTGGCCTCATAAGCCAGGTTCCGGGAGTTCGATTCTCCCTCCCGCCCCCAACCTTGCCAGAGGCGATGGGCTGGGTGGGTGGGGACGGTTAGTAGGCGTTCTGCTGAATGCAACCGTCCCCACCCCATGGGGCATTAGCTCATTTGGAAGAGCACCTGTTTTGCAAACAGGAGGTGCGGGGATCAAAGCCCCGATGCTCCACGGAAACAGCACAGAATGTGCCCTGGTTCTCACAGGGGCCTTTCACTTGACAACAAAAGAGATCTAGCGAGTGAAGCATTGGTGGTGATGCGCCGTCCTTCCAAGTCGGAAAACGGAGTTCGACTCTCCGCACTCGCTCCATACGGGAGTAGATCGCAGATGCCTAAAGGCTGATGCCCATGGCCCTCTAGCTGAGGTGGATTAGCGTTTGTTTGAAGAGCAAGAGAGGTGGGTTCGAATCCCACGGGGGCCACCAATAACGAGCCCGAATAGCTGAGTCTGGCCTAGCTCCTCGTTTACACCGAGGTGACGGGGGTTCGAATCCCTCTTCGGGTACGTAACGAAGTAAGCACCGGTGCCTGAGCGGCCCAAAGGAACGGACTGCAAATCCGTATAGTCGTGAGTTCAAATCTCACCCGGTGCTCAACCAGTGCCAGTGGACCATCGGGTGATGGTGCCGTGCTGATATCGCGGCCGTGCAGAGTTCGAGTCTCTGGCTGGCAACTGATATGATCGACCTGTACCTCAGCAGGTACGGTATCTGCGCTGCGCCGTAGCTCAATGGTAGAGTGCTCGACTCATATTCGGGCGATGAGGGTCCGATTCCCTCCGGCGCTACAGGCAATGATATGCGTGGAGTGTGGTTGGTTGCCACAGCGGTGCTTATTCCACCGCCTTTGGGGTTCGATTCCTCCTCTGCGCACGAAGGAGATATGCACCTAAAGCATTGATGGTGATGCAGTCGCCTCGTAAGCGACGGAACTCCGTTCAAGTCGGAGTGGGTGCTCCAAGCCGTGCCCTGGTGGCAGGACTGTCGGTTTGTACCTGACAAGGCGGGGTCCGACTCCCCGGTACGGCTCCAAGCCTCTGAAGTGTTGTGGTGGCACGCCATCTTGGTACGATGGAAGCGGTGAGTTCGATTCTCCCCGGAGGCTCCGACCCCTCAAGGTATGTGCGGTAAAGGTGCCACGGATTTTAGTCGATGCCCACTTTGATATAGTCGTGTAAGGGAAGGAGCGTGTATGGAGGAAGAACACATTCCTGCTGAGCTTATAGACGTTGAGAAATCTAGGCGTAAAGCCGCAGCAGGTTGTCTCGACGCGGAGGCAGCAAAGTTTAACGCTGAACGGGTTAGGGTAGATCTTGAGTCGGAGGAAGCCAGGATAGACATTCAGACAGCTCAGATTGTGCTTGATCGGGAGCGCCATAAGCGACGTAGAGAACTTGCCGACGATGAACACCACTTGTTCTATGCCTTTACTGGTGCAGTGGAATCTGGATCAGTGAATAAGTGTATTGAGCAGCTTACAAAGTGGCGTCGCACTATTGAGAGCCCTGAGGGAAACCCTATTGAAGTCCAATTCAATTCGCCGGGCGGTACTATCGTCCCGGGGATGGCCCTCTTTGACTGCATACAGGCAATGCGTTCTGCCGGATTCAATGTGACTACATCATCCATTGGGTATGCCGCGTCGATGGCAGGCATTTTACTACAGGCAGGAGACCACCGTGTCATGGGGGCAGAATCTTGGCTCATGATACATGAGGCGAGTTTTGGTACATCAGGGAAAATCGGGGAGGTGGAGGATATTGTTGAGTGGGTTAAGATGGTTCAGGAAAGAATCTTGGACATCTTTGCTGAGCGGTCTAACCTTTCTAAGGCGAAGCTAAAGAATAGGTGGCGTCGCAAGGATTGGTGGCTGTCATCTGATGACGCACTCCGATTCGGTTTGATCGATGAGATCCGGTGAGCGTAGTTTCCCTGGGGCAGCATCACATTTAACTGCTATTGCTAGGCGAACGCCGTCGCGTCCTGCGCGCGATCTGCTGGGGTTGTGTGGCGGGCAGCATTGGGGATCTGTTCTGGATTACGGATGCGGGCGCGGCACAGATGTAGAGTTCTATAGGGATAATGGGTTTGAGTCAGAGGGCTTCGATCCATACGGGTCTTATGGGTACGGACAGTGTTCTATACAGCGGTTCGATCTTGTTGCCTGTGTCTATGTTCTCAATGTGATCGCGTCACCCATAGAGAGGGTGGGGGTTTTGAGAGAGTCTGCGTATCTTGGGGGTGACGTATTTGTGGCTGTGCGCACCAGGGGGGACGTTGCATCTGCTGCGTTACGTGGACGGTGGGAATGCTATGGCGACGGGTGGATTTCGTCAGCGAAGCGCAACACTTTCCAAGTGGGTTTGGATGTGGATGATGTGGCTGCAATCGCAGAGCAGGCACTGCTGCCTGGACAGCCACTAGTGGTAAGCACTGGCGCCTATACAGGTCTGCTGTTCCAACACATTTAGTCTTGTCCACCCTGTATGATAATGTGTCTGCCATGAGATTGTTGCTACTTGGGGACACACACGGCGACTTCGCGTGGATGCAATCAAAGGTAATTCGTTACGCGAAGAGGGTCCGTGCTGACGCAGTGGTGCAACTGGGGGACTTCGGGTTTATATGGTCGTGTAACCAGGAAGATGTCAACAGGACTTTGGGGAACCTTAACAGGTGGTTTTCTGAGGCAGATATGCCTCTTTACTGGTTGGATGGGAACCATGAGAATTTTGAGGTAATGGAATTCTTGGGGGCGAAGGTGGATGCTCCTTCTATGGTGCAGTTGCATAGCCACATTACTTATCTCCCACGCGGCTTAGTGTGGGAGTGGGGTGGGGTGCGCTTCATGTCTCTAGGGGGGGCGTTCTCTGTTGACGTCAGCCACCGTATCCCATTCATCTCGTGGTGGCCTCAGGAGACAATCACTTATGGGGACGTAGAGCGTGCTTTACGCAACGGGGGCGGCGGTGTCGATGTCCTGCTGACGCACGATTCCCCTAATTACAGTGATCTGTCTGCAATATTGCGACAGTTCAATCTGTCGTACAATCTAGAGCATCAGTCGATGGCTAATCGTCACGCCTTGGATGGGGTAGTAGATGAACTTAACCCTAGGCTTGCAGTCCATGCCCACTATCACCATCGGCTAGTTGGCAAGCGAGGGGACACATCTATCCTTGGTTTGAATCACTCGAAAACGGGGTCTTTGGCTTGGAAGATTTTGGATACTGATGCGCTAGATGAAGAGATTGCACGACTAAGGTCCTGATGGACTGTAGCGTCATGTCTACGTGGTAGGTTGCTGCCATGTCAAAACCAACGAAGGCAGCAGAAGGTGTCCTCGCCTGGGGGGTTGAGGGCATCGACCATAACACATGTGCCCAAGCTGCACAGACAGCCCTGATGCCGTTCGTACAGGGGCACATAGCTTTGATGCCTGACGCACACTTTGGGCTTGGGTCCACTATCGGGTCAGTTATCCCTACCCGTGGGGCAATCATCCCAGCGGCTATCGGGGTGGACATCGGATGTGGAATGTGTGCAGCAAAGCTAAACATTAGCGGCGATGAACTTCCCGATGACCTTGGGGGGCTTCACTCAAGGATTGAGCAGAGTATCCCCGCGGGGGTTGGGAAGGGTCATGACGGGAAAGCGCCGTCGACACGGTTCCACAAGTTTTGGACTGAGACGAATTCGTTCACAGAGTTCGACGACAGGCAGACATGTAAGGTATTCGATCAGTTCGGGTCACTCGGCTCAGGCAACCATTTCGTAGAGGTTTGCATAGACGAGGGTGGCGGAGTTTGGGTAGTTTTGCATTCGGGTAGCCGCGGAATTGGGAATCAGTTGGCTCGTTTCCATATTGATCGTGCTAAGCATCTGATGCAGGAGTGGTTCATCAGCATCCCTAACCCTGATCTTGCATACCTTGTGGAGGGCTCTTTAGAGTTCGATGCTTACATATCTGACATGCTGTGGGCACAGGATTATGCCCTGTTGAGTCGTGAAGAGATGATGGACGCAGTGCTGGGGTGCATTGCAGAAGAACTTGGGGTCAGCGTGGGTTTGCAGGAGAGCCGAATCAATTGCCACCACAACTATACGGTCCGGGAACAGCATCACGGAAAGTCTGTCTGGTTAACGCGTAAAGGGGCTATCCGTGCACGGTCGGGGGATCTTGGGGTCATCCCAGGGTCGATGGGCACATCTACATATGTTGTCCGTGGTTTAGGCAATGATGCTGCCTATCACTCATGTAGCCATGGGGCGGGCCGGAAAATGTCGCGCAGGCAAGCGAAAAAGATGTTTGATGCAGATAGTTTGACTGCCGCCATGGGGGGTCGTTCGTGGGACCGCGGGCGGGCTGCCAAACTGGTAGATGAGCACCCTGGGGCGTACAAGGACATTGCGACTGTTATGGACGCCCAATCTGACCTGGTTGATGTTGTCCATACCCTAGAGGCCGTCCTCAACTACAAGGGGACTTGAGTGCGAAGGTTTGGGTGCAGCGTTGATGTCTAATGAGTTTATGCCTTCCATGGTGTGCGGAGACTGTATCGACGCTTTGAGCCATGTTGGGGATGGTCAGGTGCAGTTTGTTTACGTCGACCCGCCCTTTAGGTCTGGTAAACGGCTCGTTGATTTCGACGATCGGCGGGGAACTTTGCAAGATTATTGCATATGGATTAACAGTGTTTTGTCTGCTTGCCAAAGAGTTATGGATGATAGGGCCTGTATCGTCGTGCACTGTGATTGGCATGCGTCCCACAGGATACGCATAGAGTTGGATGACGTGTTCGGAGAGAACAGGTTTGTCAACAGCATTGTTTGGTGTTACGCCTCCGGGGGTGCGTCTAAACGGCATTTCAGTCGAAAGCATGATGACCTGCTGGTGTATTCGAAATCGGATCTGTACAGGTTCAATACCCTTAGAGAACCGTATCCTCACGATTACGGTGACCGTAAAGGGTTTCACCCGGATGGTCGGATAATGAATGATTGGTGGCAGATCCCGTTTCTGTCTACCTCTGCTTCTGAGAGGACAGGCTATTCCACTCAGAAGCCTGTAGCGTTGCTGAACCGTCTCATAACAGCATTCACCGACCCTGGTGATCTGGTCCTCGATCCGATGGCTGGAAGCGGAACGACAGGGGATGCCGCTATGCGTCTTGGACGGCACTCCCTCCTAGTGGATTCGAACCCCCGGGCTGTAGATGTCATGGGTAGCAGGTTCCATATCCCAGGTGGGGGCAGATAACCACTTGACGTGTCATGCCCACCTGATATGATAGGGTCACCATGATGAAGCGGCTGCGACTCACAGGGGCACATGCCCATAAGAATCGGCAACGCTTGGGGCGTGACAAGCCTCGACCGTTCGATGCCGAGCAGTTACCGCTGCACATCTAGTCTGCTTGTAGCCATGTGGGTTTAGGCCCAACCCTAGGCACTTCTCTTTTGCAGTGGCGTGCAGCATGTCTGCTCCCCTGGCCTAATTGGTAAAGGCACTCGGTTTAAGCCTGAGGTATTCCGGGTTCGAGTCCCGGGGGGAGCACGTAAATAGATAGTAGGAAAGGATGTTCAAAGCCCCTTTACTCCAATTTGGTCGAGAGGCGCGGTTTAGACCCGCGTGGGAGAATTCCCGGTGTGGGTTCGAATCCCACAGGGGGCACAGCATGCATGAAAACTTTTGTGAAAATCTAGGGCTCTGTACATGTCACATAGGCAGACCAGCAGGAAGGATGTTTGTAACCGTATGCTCACATGCCCGTGTGGTGGAACTGGTATACACACTCGCTTCAAGGACGAGCGCTTCGGCATGGGGGTTCGACTCCCCCCACGGGCACAGGCAATAGAATAGGTGTGGTTGATCTGTGGTAGATGTGCCTATAATGGTAGATGATGGATAGGTGGTAATGGTTTGCACATAGCGGGTGTCGGTCTCAAGGAGGGACGCCGCGTTTGGGGCGCGGACATCAGGTGAGTTCGATTCTCACACACCCGACTGATAATAGAATAGATTGTTTCGTGGGCATCTATCCCCAGCAGTTTAGTAACCGGGGTGTGGGGTGTCTACGGGAAAGTGTATTGACGATTCGTTCTTTTATCTGTCGTGATGGGGAGTGGGGGACGTTGGCAAACCCGCCTGATTCTGGATCAGGAGATGCGTAGGTTCGATTCCTACCTTCCCAGCCAAGCGAAGAGATTCGCTATAGGATGTGGCTGTAGTGTAGTGGCAGCACAGCAGGTTGTGTCCCTGCTAGCGAGGGTTCGAGTCCCTTCAGCCACCCGGAGGATAGGGAAGATGGGAAGCTCAGGTTTCTGTAGTTGGACGAAAGTATAGGGAGGTGTGGAATGTCTACTTTGTTGCTGAATGCTACATGGGAGCCGTTAAGGGTTATTACGTGGAGGCGCGCGGTTGTCCTTGTGTTGCAAGACATGGCAGAGATAGTTGAGCGCGGGAACGGGGAGGTGCGTTCCCCTTCTGTGTCTGTCCCTATGCCAGATGTAATCAGGTTGAACCGTTTCGTTAAGGTTCCCTACCGTTCACGTATTCCTCTTAACACACGCAACGTTTTGGGTAGGGATAGTCACAAGTGTGGGTACTGTGGCGGGAGGGCACATACTGTGGACCATATTGTTCCACGGTCTCGTGGGGGTTTGCATCGTTGGGAGAATGTTGTAGCGGCATGCCGTCGTTGCAACACAGATAAGGACGATATGACGCTTTCAGAGCTTCAAACGCGTTTCGGGGCGGAGAGATGGACTCTTCGTGTCAAACCGTTTGTCCCCAAGGGGGATCTGATGGTTGTATTCGGGTTCAGTCCTAAAGAATCTTGGGCTCCTTATTTACAGTATCAAGTCACATAGGTTCCTTATTCTGGAAGATATCTTCCGGAATAAGGAAGAGTGCATTGAGGGGAGGGTTGCTGGCATCCCGTCCTGACTTTGAATCAGGGGCACGTGAGTTCGATTCTCGCCCCCTCAGCCATAGGAAATTGGACCGCAGTCGACGGGTCAATCGTGGTACAATTGCACAATGGCATCAAGGTTGAATGATCGAGAAGTTTTACTTGCTGCTCTTGATGGTCCGCTGTGACGGTGTAGAGGGTCCCTATTGGCAGGGGAGCGGTCCTGTTAAGGCCGATGTTGAGAGTTCGAGTCTCTCCTCTACAGCACAATAGAAAGTAAAGTTCCCATTAGGGCACTTAAAGCAAACTATATTTTCGCAACCGACACGCCAAGGAGGTGCGTCATGAGAAACAGCGAAGCGAATGCCAAACGAAAGCTCATGGCGTGCCGGAAGGCGTCGGACGATGCTGGCGGAGCGAAACCTGGCGTGGGGCGCTCTGGCTTCAAGAAACATCGCTGATTACCCCAGGCGCGCCCCCTGAGGGTGTAGCAAACGTTGGTCTTGCATCCGGCTTTTACCCGGTTCAAACGCAGGTTCGATTCCTGTCGCCCTCACCATGCCTCGCTATGTCAACTGGTTAGACGGCCAAACTCTTAATTTGGAGATAGTGGTTCGAGTCCACTGCGAGGTACTGAGAAAGTGTTAAGACTCGTCTATGGTGACGAAGACGTGTCTCTGCTGCGGCCAAGACAAATTGCTGGAGGAGTTTTACAAGCGGAGTGTTGCCCTGGATGGACGGCAGTCGCGATGTAAGATTTCTGAAAGGACATCTACTCGGGCGGCGACAAATCCCTTCCCCCACAGTCGCAGCAAACGATGTCTTGATTGATTGAGTCGAGTGAAGTGCCGATCCGCATAGCAAACGTGAAATTCACTCCCGATGGGAGAAGGCAGTCGTTGCACCACCAGCCCACCTCCGCCCCAAGGGGTTCAATGATGATCGTCGCGGAGGCGTAGGGCATGGCGCTGATGCTATCATCTGTCGTGTCGGGGGGCCATGAGTCTATACAATCGCAAGTATCGGGAGAAGCGAAATCAACGATTTGACGGTCTGGGGTTCAACCCTTGTGGCGGGGCACAAAAGCATGTAGCCTTGTCCTATGGCTGATGACGACGAGATGACTCTGGTTGCGACCGTAACCGGTAGGGAGGAACACCTCTCCCAGTTCGTAGAGCTGTGTAAGACGATGCACCTTCTCGGTTCGGCTGGCGCTTCTCGCACGATTGAGGTTCACTACGACGGTGATGGTGCGGCTCGGCTGCGGTTCGACTTCGGTGAAACGGATGTCGACGATATCGTGGTGCCCGAGTCCGTCATGGATGAGGACCTAATCTACATTGGGTTCGGCTGAGTCGAGCCTGTCCCCCCCACCGGCTAGTCTGCTTTCATGGCCCGCAAGTCCCAGACCCAACTTGTCGTCGAGTCGTGCCCGCTCTACAATTGGGACGGCCCCGGGTTCTGTTGTGGGTGTAACAAGGATCTTGGGAAACCTACCCGCCGCTGGTGTTCTTATGAGTGCACCAGACTCTTCCTTTGTCAACACTCTTGGCAGGACGCTCGTTCTGCTGCGATTAAACGTGATGGTGGCTGTGTGAAGTGTGGCCGTGACGGAACAGTCCCTGACGATGTTACATATTTTGTTGGTTGGATGCGTCGAATCGTAAATCGTCACCCTCAACGGTTCGCGTTTCGGGAATGGGTTAGTGGGGAACTGCGAAAGGACCCCGGTCGGTTCCGTTACATGGCTGGGGGGACACGGGGGAAGAGGCAACGTCGCGAGTTCCATAAGGAAACAGGCATTGGGTATGAGGACATGATGGCAGAGTTCGAGAGGCTCGCTAAACGCGTCATAACGAACTATTCTCTTGAGGTTAACCACATACAGCCTGTCAAGGGCCGCCACGCAGATTACGGGTGCATACACCATCTCGACGGCTTGGAAACCCTGTGTGGAGAATGCCATTTGGCGGTTACCCGCCAACAGCGCCAGGACGGCCTCCTTGGGTGACGTCACCCCCATCTGTTAGGTTGCTTCCATGATCACGTACCTGAGTGGGGACGCTACACAACCGCAGACTAAAGGCCCTGCTGTCATCGCACATGTGTGCAACAGCTTGGGCGGATGGGGGAGAGGGTTTGTGCTATCCCTCTCCGACAGGTGGGCTGCCCCTGAGGCAGCATACCGTAGGTGGCATCGCGACAGGGTTTGCAGCAAAGACGGGGTAGGGTATGTCCCATTCGCACTCGGTCAAATACAGGTGGTCCCGGTAGGCGGAGGCTTGGTTGTTTGTAACATGGTGGCGCAGGCAGGGTATACACGTAGAGAGTCAGAGCCCAGCATACGCTACGACTGTTTGGAGCAGTGTCTCAATAGCGTTGAGCGTATGGTTGCGGCATCAGGTATCCCATATTCCGTCCACATGCCACGTATAGGGTGCGGGCTTGGTGGGTCTAATTGGGGGATGATTGAACCGATAGTTGAGAGGTCTTTGACTGACAAGGGAGTCCCTACTTATGTCTACGACTTTGAGATTCGGTAGTGCCCGCATATGGATTTAAGACACGTCCCAAATTTTCTACAAGACCAACATGTCGATAAACTCCCGCCGATCGAGGGGGCTGTTGTTGTTGTCGGACCTGCGTGTTCAGGGACTCGTATCCTCGCCCGTGTTATAGACGCATCCCCTGACCTTCATGCTTTCCATGATCAGTCGCATGGCGCCCGCAATTTCGATGGGCACCTTGGGGTCGTGGTGATAACGCGTGATCCTGTAGCTACCGACAAGTCTCGGGTGGCGCGATTCGGGGATCGTGTCCGTGGACGTGAAGTTTCTATGCAGGAGATTAACTCTAAGTACAACAGTGCCCTATGGGTAACCTACGAAGGGCTGGTGGCTGACCTGCAAGGCGTTATTGACACTATCGCAATTCGGTTCTCTGTGACCCCATGGGGATGGCATGGGGAACAGATAGACGACGAGAACACGAAATGGGTTGACCAGTAGGTGATTCGGTGACACGAAACGGGCATGTCATGCCCACCTAGTAGTTTGTGTCCCTATGCGTAGTGCACAAGAGCGATACAGGCAACGGGAAATCTCGAAGTATCTGGCAGCCCACGGGGAACCCCCAGAGTGCGAGTGTGGGTGCAGCGAACCTGTCCGTTTCAACGGAAATGGTAAACCTAGACGGTACGTGTTGCACCATCAACCAAAACATGGGCTCCTAGACGGCAGGCGACGTAAGAACAAAGACCTGATCCCTCTTAACGTTTTCAGGAATGCTATGTGGGATCTCAAACATAGAACAGGTAAAACGTGGGTTCAGATTGCAGAAGACGGGGGGCTGTCTCTAACACACCTGCACTCACTGTTGTACAGCAAAACTAAGAAGAACGTTGGGAAGCGGTGGACAACCGACTTTATGCGACGTTTAGCAGGTCTGCCTGCCCCAGCATCAACCCATCAGAAAAGGATGCTGCGTGAAGGAAACGTTGCGATGCGCGAAACGGAAAGTTGGTACATGACAGAAACATTTGAGGGCAACAGGGGACAGGAGGTGGGGGCGAAGTGAGCATCGAGGTTTTGCAAGGAAACTCGGTTGATGAGATTCCATTAGACGATAAGTCTGTGGATTGCATTGTGACTTCGCCCCCATAACCGTTTTGGGGACTTAGACGCTATGGAAACTCTCCCGACGAATTGGGGGTTGAGTCTCTACCGGAGTATGTAGAGAAGTGGAAGCGTGTAGCAGATGAATGCTGGCGTGTCCTGAAAACAGATGGTCTTATGTGGCTAAATGTGGGAGATTCAGCATGTGTCGATGAAGAAACCGAAATTTTAACCAAGCGCGGGTGGCTTGGAGTTGATGAAGTTGTCGTTGGCGATGAAGCTGTAACCCTTAACCCAGAAACCCGCGAGTCTGAGTGGGGTCCTATCGAGGATTTACACGTATATGAAGCCATGGAGCGCCCAATGCTTCGCTTACAAGGTGTAAGAGGGCACTCGTCAATGACGACATTGAATCATCGTTGGCTTGTTGAGCGTCGGACGACCAGGAGCGGTATCGGAACATCACGACCAGGAGAGCAGAACGGGTCGGCGAAGTTGTCAGAGATGGATGTGGCGACCTTTAAGGGTGAATATGACAAAGGTTCCCGGCAGGTCGATCTGGCAGACAAGTACGGGGTAACGCAGACGACAATTTCCAAGATTGTCACATCCCGCACATGGGCACAGCAGCGTCAGGCCGAGAAAGCCCCGCTTCGGGATGCACATGGTTTGCTGGTTCGGGAATGGGTTGCGGATACGGTTACTTCTGATGCGCTGCTCTCCGTCGAGTGCCGGGTCCCGGTCTGTGCCGCCATGTCGGACACTGCTGTAGTGAAGAAGCACAATGATGAGTTAGTAGAGTTGGTGGCATGGTATTGGACGGAGGGGAATGATCGGAGTAACTATGGTGGCGCTCGTGGCATCTGGATAACTCAGTCGCCCCGAGTGTACGACGAATATTGCAGCCGCATTCGTTCATGCATGGCTCGCTTCTTTGGTCCCCCCGTTGAAAGACTGAAGGGTCGCAGCAGAGGCGGGGCAGAAGTGTGTCCGCAGTGGCGAGAGGAACGACGCGAAGATGGAGCGACTGTTTGGAAGTTGAACGGTGCAGCGGCAGATAAAATCCGACAGCACGCCCCAAGCAAAGTGGTTTGCATGGACTTTTTGTTGAGCCTCACTCAACAGCAGCTTGACTTGTTCGTCGATGTCAGCATGATGGCTGATGGAACCCTCACTAGCCAGGGCGGTGCACTTGTTCAGTCAAACCAGTCAGACAACTCGAAGCAGGCTAGGTGCCGTGCTGAGGCGTTTCAAATCGCTGCTCTTCTTTCTGGACGCTACGCCACCCTCAATAAGATCCGTCGTTCCGCTGATCCTCGCCCGGACCGCAATGGAATTGCCCACGACGGATGGTCAGTAACACTTGGATCGAAGAAGTTCTTCAAACCTTCACGATGTGATGCTGAAGTCGTTTCGCATCACGGGGTTGTTTGGTGTCCGTCTACTCCAAATGGGTCCTGGCTCGCTCGACGAAACGGGACACCTTTTTTCACAGGTAACTCCGGTTCAGGTGGTTCAGGAGGCGATTACAACAAAGGGGGCAGTAAGGACGGTAAGTCTAGGTGGCGTCAGGGGAAATCTGGTTATCAGAAGATGACGTGGTGCAATGTCCCACCTAAACTTGTTGAGGCAATGATAGGGCCTCCTGTAGGCGATCAGCCGTGGTGGGTGACCGCCATGTTTGGTGACGATGCGAGATTCTGTGACGACATTTGGCCTCACCGCCGATGGTTGTTGCGGCAGACTATAGTTTGGGACAAGGGGGTTGAACGCCCAGAGTCTGTTTATCACGCCCGCCGCCCTCGTCCGCAGCACGAGTTCATTTACATGCTGGCTAGGGACCGTAGCCACCGTTTCTACGCCGACAATTTGGAGCAGACGGGGACAGTTTGGCGTTTTCCTCCTAACAGGTCGGGGGATAAGGGGTTGGCCCCGTTCCCTGACGAACTTGCCGTTCGTTGCATCATGCCCTCTACTGTTGCGGGGGACGTGGTCTTAGATCCGTTTGCAGGGAGTATGACTGTCCCTAAATGTGCGGATGAGCTGGGGAGGGTGGGAATTGGAGTTGACTTGTATTCAGATTGAGGTGTCACCCCTACATGCTAGGTTTGCTTCACTGAGTCCGACCAGGAGGACCTGTGAACAATCAATGGATGTTGGCTGCTCATCTCCGTCACGAGCACGGATGGTCATGGGCGCGTCTCGTAGAAGCGTTTGGAGACAAGCGGGTGATCCCTTTGCGGGAAGTTAGGCACGGGATCGAGTACGCCGCAGACAGGATGGGGTATACAACAGAGGAGAACTTGTGAGTATCGAGGATGATGATGTGTGGAGTGTTGTCAACTGGGAGACAGGCAGCGCGTGGGTGACCCAAACGAGTGCAGCACAAGCGCGACAGTGGATCGTCGGTCGTGGAGGACGCGACGACTTGCGTGTCGCCCGTTGGGTGGACGGCCAGTGGATTGAACCCGAACCTGAGCCTGAGCCTGAACTGGTTAGGTCCCCGTGGGTCATCATCGACCGGCACGACCGCCAACGCTACTTCGGTGACACCGGGGCCGAGGCGGCCGTGCGAGCCCACAGTTTGGATGCGCAATTTCCTAACGATGCCCCTCATCGGGTGTACAGCCTGGTCGAATACGCGCCGCACACGGTGCAGGTCGTGTTGCCACGGGGTGTGGCGAAGGAGATGGCTTTGAAAGTTGGGCTTGCCGGGTTCCCCGACTCTCAGGCCGTGTGGGCGGCGTGTCGTGACGCACTCAACAAGGGGATAATAACGTGAGCGACAATGAGAATCTAGATGTGGCCTACGGGCCGCAGCATGACGCTGTGCTCGTGGTGGTCGCACGAGCGGAGGCATTGACTCCCGATGAGGCGGACGCATTGGCCGCAGCCAGGGACGCAGTCGGGGACGCAGCCTGGGCCGCAGCCGGGGACGCAGCCTGGGCCGCAGCCAGGGCCGCGCTCAGGGACGCAGCCTGGGACGCGCTCAGGGACGCAGCCTGGGCCGCAGCC